CGACTTGACGTCACAAATCATGAGCTCCACGTTGTCGCCCACGCTGTTGTCCACTTTACGGATGCCGCCCGTTTTCCAGTCGCGCGTGTACTCCTTGGCCGCAAAGTAGTGCAACCGAATGTCGTCAATGTTGTTGCACCCGAATGCAAACGCCACTTTTTTCTTCATGGTGATGGCCGCTTTGGCCAGCGCGATTCCCACATGCCGTGCCGCGCAAATGAACACGACACGGTATTTTTCAGTGATTCCCAGCGGAGACAGCGTTTTCCCGGTTCCCGTGGGTGCGATGTACAGCACCAACTTGGGTTCGGGGCGCTTGATAATGGTGAACAGCTGCTTCTGGTGTTCGTACAGCTGCATGCTGGCGTACTTATGGATGTACTCGTTGCGCTCAACGTAGTCGTACGCGTGCTCCACAAAATGTAGTACGCTGGCGTGCTCAATGGATTCATTTTCGTACCACTGTATCACATGCGATACAAATGAAACCACGTTTGTGTTCAAATTTGAAATGGCGTTGCCGTACAAAATGCACAGCGTGTAGTAATAGTACGTCCACTTGAGTCGGCGGTCAGCGACCCATGCGCCGGCGCCAAGTGTACCATAATACTTTTCCTCCATCATTTTATCTACCACTGAAAGCAGGATGTTTTCGTACGTCCCGTCGAACGACGTTTTGTCCATTTTTATGTTTTGAATGCGCATGGCATCGATTTTTTTGATAGATTTTGCATCTCCCATAACGCGCTTCCATGACTGGAACACGTCAACAATTGCGGCCCCGGTGTTTCCCGATAGCCGAGCCAAATGCGCCAAATGGTCGCGTTCCGCTTTACGGTGTTTTTTTACCAGGGTTTCGAGTGCGCTTTGGTAAAACGTGGCGTACAAGTGCTGGTGCATTTCGTGTGACGGGGTGATTTTCAAAAACGAAATAAGTGACTGCTGGCTAGTGCGCACAATGTTGACGTCGTTGAAGCCGTGAATAATCATTTGCATAATGTCTTTTTCGCTCTGGCTTTCCGGGATTTCGGTGTAGTCCCACTCACTTTTGGACAGCTTCACTTGGTGAACAACGTCTATTCCTAACTCCTCGGCCGAGACGACGACTGCAGCGGATGGTAGCTGTAGTCCGTGAATGACGTTAGCGTTGATGTCGCGCGCCTCTCCTCCCACGGAGACACCAAGTTTTGAGTCGCCTGATTCGTGTACTTGTTGTAAAACGGGGGCGTGTACTGATAGAGGGAGTGAGATGAAGCGTTCTGGTTCTGACTCTGGTTCTGGTTCTGGTTCTGGTTCTGATACAGCATGTATTCGGGAGAGTTGGGAAACTCCATCTCGGGAAGGGTGGGGGACCCGAATCCCAAAGTTCTTGTCCGAAAGAAGAACGGCGAAAGAATCGCAAATATCATCAGTACCATTATCACCACTGCTATTATTATCGCTATCCATATTATGTGCATGTTCGTCCAAATGACTCATATTGCGTACACTCTAGTGTACCGGGTTGCATTTAAGTGACTTTTTATTTGTGTTAATTGGTTAGTTGTTAAAACAGAATAAAGAATAGTCAAATACTTATTATTATTTATAATTCACGTACTGTTTCTGTTTCTATAATCTCTACAGTCTAATCTCTCGTTTTCATGTCGTCATTGGCGTCGTCGTCATTGGCGTCGTCGTCGTCGTCTTCCATTCTCTGGTTTAAAGACTGCTCTTATAAAAACAAGCGCCTGGTCGGGGGCAAATGCTGCTCCCTCGGTGAACTTTACCACTTGTCGAAACGCATCATGTTTTCGGTCGCGGACGGCTTTGCAATCACCACTGACGCGTACGACGAGTTCATTCGGCACAACCAACTGGAATGCCGCATAAAGTCCGCCCTAACAGCAGCATCGGAAAGTGCAAAAAACAACCACTTGAAGGATTTGGAGGTTCAGTCTCTCAAAATTCGAGAGATTATAACGAACGGTACGTTCCCCGAGTGTCAAGAAAAGGAGATTACGGAAGGATATGCCAAGTTGTGCGAAATTTATGCGCGGTCGACCGGAGATATGGAGGTTGCGGTGCGGTCCAGCGCGGTTGCGGAAGACATGCCCAATGCGTCATTTGCCGGGCAACAGGACACGTACCTGAACGTTCGAGGCGCCGGCGCCGTATTGACTTGCGTGAAACAGTGCTTCGCGTCACTGTTCAATGCGCGGGCCATATCCTATCGCAGCAGTCACGCGCACCTCTTGAAAGAAGACGACATTAAAATTGCGGTGGCAGTTCAAAAAATGGTGCGGTCAGACACGGGTTCCGCTGGAGTGGCGTTTTCGATTGACCCAGAGACAGGGTACAACAAAGCTATCATTATCAATTCCGCATTTGGACTTGGCGAACTGGTTGTTTCCGGTGGCGTTAAACCCGATGAGTTCATTTTAGACAAACGCGTTTTGAAAAACATCGACTATGACCCAATTGTCATGAAGAAAAAGGGGGACAAGTTGTCTAAAATCGTTTATTCGCAATCGGCGGAAGCGGGCACCGTTGAAGTTCCAACCACCGATTTCGAGAGAAAAAACTACAGTCTAACAAACGACCAGGCCATTGTGCTCGGACGCTACGTGCTTCGCCTAGAAACAGCGTATTCTAAACTCATGAATCCGAATACGAACACGAACACGAACAACGCTGCGGGGATTGACGTGGAATGGGCGGTGGACGGCGTAGACAACCACATTTACATTATTCAAGCGCGACCGGAAACTGTGCATAGCAGCAGCAGCAGCAGCAGCAGCAGCAACAGCCGCACATATAAAATTTCAAAATACATTTTGGACACATCCGCATCATCTGGTATAAAACCACTTGTAACTGGTGTGTCTGTTGGCGAAAAAATCAGTTCAGGTACTGTACGTGCGATAAAAAATATAAGAGACGTGATTGATGCCATTGACGGCGACAACGACCACGATAACAACAGCCGCAACGCAAATGTATTTTGCGACGGTGACATACTCGTTACCGACATGACAACCCCGGACTGGGAACCCATTATGAAAAAATCGGCTGGAATTATCACGAACCGTGGAGGCCGCACGTGCCATGCCGCAATTGTGGCGCGCGAGCTGGGTCTCAATGCCATTGTTGGCACCGGCAACGCAACCCAGGTGCTTGCAACCGGTATGGATGTCACCATGAACTGCGCCGAAGGGGAACAGGGCGTAGTATATGCCGGCCGCATTCCGTTTCACGTGGACACAGTTGACCTGAATTTGAACAACCGGGACCCCAATGCCGCGGCCGCGAAAGTAAAACTGATGTTGAATATTGGAAACCCGGAAAACAGTTTCAACGCGTCGGTTCTTCCGAATGCCGGTGTCGGGCTCACGCGCATGGAGTTCATTATCAGCAACTACATTAAAATCCATCCGCTGGCGCTGTGCCACTACCCCAATCTGGAATGCGTGGAAACGCGGAACAAAATTGCGGAAATGATTGGGGACAGGGATAGCGGAAAGTGGTTTTTTATCAAACGGCTTGCGCGCGGACTGGCCAAAATTGCGTCGGCATTTTACCCCAATGACGTGATTGTTCGTTTCAGCGACTTCAAGTCCAACGAGTACAAGAGCCTGATTGGCGGCGAAGTGTATGAGCCAGTAGAAGAGAACCCCATGATTGGATGGCGCGGGGCGTCGCGATATTACTCGGCCGATTATGAGAAGGGCTTTGAACTGGAGTGCGAGGCTATCAAGTACGCCAGGAACGAGATGGGCATGACAAACATTGTGGTCATGATTCCCTTTTGCCGAACGCCGGAAGAGTGCGCCAAGGTTACGCAGGTGATGCAGTCGTACGGCTTGTGCCGCGGAGAAAACGGCTTGCGCGTGTTTTTAATGTGCGAAATTCCGTCCAACGTGATTGAAGCCAACGAGTTCAGTCCCATGGTGGACGGCGTGTCCATTGGAGGGAATGACCTGCTGCAGCTCACGCTCGGCGTGGACAGAGACAGCGACCGCGTGACATACCTGTCGAATTCGGACAACTTGAGCTATCGCCGAATGATAGAAATGGCGATTAAAACCTACAAGTCCAACGGCGTCAAGGTGGGCTTTTGCGGACAGCAGCCGTCCGATAGCATTGAGTTTTGCAAATTCCTTATTGATGCCGGAATCGACAGCATTTCCGTAACACCGGATGCAGTACTGAAAACTATGAATAACTTATAAAAAAAGTGTTAGTACACACACAATACAATACAATACCTTTTAATGATTTCCGTTTGAACTCCAGTGGTCGAATGTTCCGCTGTCGTGGTGAGAAACCCAGGCTTCACGTGCAGTCTGGTATGGAGAGCCGGTGGGAATTTCAGGAACTGGGTGTGCTGCTCGGTATGCAGCCATGAACGCGGCGTTCGATGCCGCATACTTTGCACTTTGTGCTGCGCGCTTTCTTTCACGTTCCGCCTTTTGTTCCGGCGTTTCCTTTGGCGCCTGTTTGGCAGCTTTCAGAAACTTGTCAAGAGCGCGTTGTCCTTCACTTTTTCTTGGCATTGTTGATTGGAGTCACTGCTTCCGGTAAAATAGTAATTGAAAAAGTATCTCAATTTTTTTTCAGGATTTCATGATGTGATGCTTTATAATATACGCACTTAACAATCCACTAACACACGAAAAAAACAACACGGTTTTACTTATAGCAAAAAATTCATTTTTATCCGGAATGTGAATTTTTATTTCGTCTGAAACCTCTATGTATTTGTGTGGTTTGTTTTCACCATTTTTTCCGATATTGTAATGGATAATTGCTTCCATAAAAAAGATAATAAATGTAATGAAAGTAACTGCAATAAATATGGTTTTCATTTTTTATACATATACATATACATAACATCCGAAAAATAAAATAAAATAAAATAAAAATAAAATTGATGGTTTATATTTATTTTCTATTTTTCCAGTGTATACGTCAGTGAACCAGTGAATCCAAACGAACGCAAATGAACAACGAACCCGTGTATATTACCCGTGATGGAACTCGCATTCCGTACTTACCAGAAACGGTTGTAACCGCTCGAGACGCATACTCTGCCACGTTGCACGTGGTGTTTCGTCACCTTGCTGATTTTCACTTGTGCGTTGTAAGTACCATTTCCAAAAAGTACGGCATTCCCGAAGATGAAATCATGAACACAATTCACGAATCGGAAGAATTCAAAAAACTCACACCTGATGCTGCGATAACTCAGATTTATGGTAACGATACGGCAGATACAACAGATACGACCGATACAACAGGTACAACAGCGACTGCTTCAACCGGTTCTGTTCGCGAGAAAAAAACACCAAAAAAACTTGTACTCAAAAAGAAACCTGGCCACGATGACACATCGGTATCTGCACTTGAACCCGAACTCGAACCCGAACCTGCCAAAGAGCTGAAAAAAAAGCCAAGACAGTCGAAGAAACCTGTTGAAACCCCACCAGTGGGTGAACCAGTCAAACAAGAGCCAGTCAAAGAAGAGCCAGTCAAAGAAGAGCCAGCCAAACAAGAACCTGTTCCAGAAAAAAAAGAAGAGCCTGTTGTTAAAAAAGGACAACAAAAACTTACATTCAAAAAAATGAATTCATCGGGTGTCGGTGTTAGTGTCAGCATTCTCTCCAGCTAAAAAGTTGTGCAACGCAATATCGTTTCCTTCATTTTCAATATCTCCGGCCATTACTGCGCTTTCATACATTTCCCGTAATATATCTGGAGGTGCAGTAGAACCGACTTTCAGTAATCTTTTTTTATGAAGGCGTGATATGATTGTGTCCAATGGAATGTGCCGCATTTCGTTTCGTTTTTTTTCAACGTTGCGTTGGGTTTGAACGTTTTTAATCAAGACGCCGATAACAGGTCCATTTTTATTCATATATTTTCCCAACTTGTATTTTTTAGTTATAATTTTTTGTTTTGTTTGTTTTATTTTTACAGAGGGTTCAACGGTTTGTTTTTCCATTTTAAGTTGTTCTTTTCGGTACTCATCCAGTCGTTGTTTACGTCCGCCATATAACAGCTCTGATGATGATATTACATCTGAAACGTTATCGGAACCGTCGGAACCATCCGAACCATCCGAACGCGGACCATCCGGATTATCCAAACTATTCGAAGCATCTACAGTATTTGAAACATTCAAAACATCCGAATCCAGACCATTCGAAATAGCAAGGTGATTTGTTTTGCATGTTTTATTATGAAATGTTCGAAATGTTGGTTTAGCGCCGCCTTTTAAACATCCCCATTGAGGCTCTGTGTTCAACTGTACTGGCACCTCGTCTATGTACGGCGAATCGATAGAAGGAACGATAGAAGGAACGATAGAAGGAACGATAGAAGGAACGATAGAAGGTGGAACGATAGAAGGTGAGACGATAGAAGGTGAGGCGATAGAAGGTGGAACGATAGAAGGCGAGGCGATAGAAGGAACGATAGAAGGAACGATAGAAGGTGGAACGATAGAAGGTGAGACGATAGAAGGTGAGGCGATAGAAGGTGGAACGATAGAAGGCGAGGCGATAGAAGGAACGATAGAAGGTGGAACGATAGAAGGCGAGGCGATAGAAGGAACGATAGAAGGTGGAACGATAGAAGGTTGCAATGACTCGGTAGGGAATGTATTTAAAAACACTTGTGGTGACCCGGCTTGTTGTTGAGGTTGAATCGGCGGTGTAAACTTTTTGTGCGTTTTATTTTTTTGTTTTAAAGCATGTTTATTTTGAGCAAGGGATTTCAAATATTCTAGAGATTGAGTGAATGATTCGTTGTTGGTGGTAGTTGGGGTAGTTGTAGTGGATTGTGGTTCTTGTGTTGTTGTGGGTTCTGTTGGTTTGCTGTTGCCGTTGTTGCTGTTGTTGCGGCTGTTGCTATTATTTTTATTCTGCTGTTGATGATTTTTTATGCGTGCTAGTAATTTTCGTTTTAGTGTATTGGGTTGAATAAGCTGGTTTGGTTTTATGACCGGTTTTATTTTAACAGTAGATGCGCCCGCACTAGATTTACTCTTGGCATTTTTATTTTTAAGTCCTTGTAAATTTGCTTTATCAATTGTAATTGTTCGTTTTGTTGATGACATTTTTATTACTATTACTATGAAACATGTAAAAAACTCATAAAAAACGCAAAAATGTATTGATTTTGTTTTTTATGAGTTTTTATTTGTTTTTTATTTGTTTTTTATTTCTTGTATTTCAGGTTTCATGTTTCATGTTTTATGTTTCATGTTTTATGTTTTTCTAGTAGACTATGGATAAATGTGACCACCTGAAGTATTTTGTTATCGCGATTGGCTTCATCTATCACGCTGTCATGGTCCGCATTAATCACCAGCTTGGGGAGCTTATCATTCATAATCCAATCTTCATGGTATCGTACGCATTCCGCAATATAGTCCCGAGAAATCGTTTCACCTTCTCTGCCCCGTTGTTGGATTCGTTTCATGCATGTGTCAACAGAGGCTTGAATATATATAATCGCATGGCACCGCACTTCCTTGTAAAACTCGTTGAACCACATGTTGTAAACGGTATGTTCTAAATCGGTGATGGTTCCCTGCGCGTGTAACATTTTTTCAAACACGTTTCTATCGGTTTCAAGCGACCGTTCCGTGATAATCACGTCATAATCCAAGTTGTGAACCGCGTCTTTTAAAATGGACAGTCGTGAAATGTAGGCCATCATTTGAAACGTGAATGCGTGCTCGGACGGATTCTTATAAAAGTTGGAAAGCAGCGTTTCTCCATGTTTATCCACCACCAAGTTCCATACCGTGTCAACCGGTTCTTGAATGAAATGCACGTTGGGCATGTCCTTGAACGTGTGTTTCAACTGTGAAACCAGCGTGCTTTTTCCTGAACCAATGTTACCGTCAATCGATATAATGACCGGCGGTGTTGTAGGCAAGCGTTTTTTCAGTATTATGGACTCGGGGTCAATTGTAATTCGAACATCCAAGTCCGATTTCGATTCTGCGTCCGAATACGAGTTTCCGCGAAGTTTGTTAAAAATGGATGAAAGCATCGCAAGGCTGTTGTGTAGAGGTGTTGTTGTCATACGAAGTAACTTTCAATTTGTTTGTTTAACTGTTTTTTTTATGTTGTATGTTTTATGTTTTATGTTTTATATTTTATGTTTCTCGCTATAATTTATTTTAAAAATACAACTTAAACTTTTTCGTACATGAAACAAGAATACGAATACGAATACGAATACAAATATGGGAACGACAAAGGATAGCATTATAAAATTATTTGACGCGCAACTGGATTCAGCCGTCAAGCGGTACAAGTACGATGAAACCTTCATATGCGTTTTGAAAGTGCACGACAATGAAATCATTATCAACTTCCCGGTGAAGCTGGACGACGGGACAACGAAGCTGTTCAAGGGATATCGTATACAGCACAACAACTGGTTGGGGCCGTATAAAGGCGGCCTGCGGTTCGACGAGACGGTTTATCTGGATGAATTCAAGGCGCTGTCGTTTTGGATGACAATCAAATGCGCCATTCACAACTTGCCGTTTGGCGGCGCAAAAGGGGGCATCAAGTTCACCCCCTCGCATTATTCGGAAGAAGAACAAAAACAAATTGTTCAAACGTACTGCAGCCGAATTTTTAAGTACATTGGTCCAAACACCGACATTCCCGCACCCGACATGGGCAGCACCAGCCGGCACATGGACTGGATGACATCCAAGTACCAAAAAAAAAGTAACGACAATTTGATTTACAGCGTGTTTACCGGAAAGTCGGTATCGTTTCGTGGAAGTGCCGGGCGTGATAGGGCCACCGGACTAGGTGTGTCTTACATGATTGAGCTGTGGTTTGAACACATTATCAAACAACCGCTCAAGGGGAAAACGTTCATCATTCAAGGCTTCGGAAACGTGGGGTCGTGGACGGCCCGTTGTTTGGCGCATGCGGGTGCAGTGTGCGTGGGACTGGGTGACTACACGGGATACTACCAATTGACAGACGCGGAAAACGGCGTAACCTTTCACGAAATACTGAATCGGAATCGCAACGCAAAAACATTGGAAGGGTTGGACAGTATTCCCGGAATTCAGGCGGTTTCAATTTCCGATTTCTGGAAATTAAAAGCGGACATTGTGATTCCTGCCGCCATGGAGTTGCAAGTCAATCGAAGTGTTGCAGAGTCGTTTCATCCGGAGTGCAAGCTGGTAGCAGAAGGCGCAAACGGTCCATTGGATATGGACGCGGACCGCGTGCTCACGGAAAGGAACATTGCAGTTATTCCAGACGTGTTGTGCAACAGCGGGGGTGTCATTGTAAGCTACTTTGAGTGGCTCCAAAATCGAACAAACGAGTACTGGCCTTTGAACCAAGTGGAACTTAAATTAAAAGAACTGCTTCGTGCAACGTTCTTCAAATTTATGCAAGTTCAGGGGGGCGATTCCGATTCCCAGTCACAACCCCAAAAGTGTAACAACCGAGACGTTGTTTACAAAATGGCTCTTGATAATTTATGGAATTCGTACGAAATTAAAAAATAATATAATAGTAACAACTATTTATTTTATTCCACATCTTAAGATTTAGTTAGATGGCATCTTTTGCAAAATCCAAACCGCCGGCTTCGGCATCCAGTTCTATATTTAACGTGTTTACGCCTTCCACGTCATCCACATCTTCCTCTTCCTCTTCTTCTTCAGCTTCCACTGCTTCCGCTTCAGCGCCGGCTTCAAGTGTTGCATCCTGGTTTTCGGAATCCAAAGCGGAACTCAACAATGCTTCCGATGCTTCCGATGCTTCCGATGATTCCTCTTCCGACACGTCAACATCGTTTGCAGGATACATTGTGCGTTTCATACTGATAGTATTTCTTTTAGGGTTCGCTGGGTTCAACGTGTTCAAAGAAATGGGACTGATTACGGATGACATTCTTGAGTTTATTCGGCCGGTAACTGATTTCGGGTCCAGCATTTTAGCAAGTGTGAGCAAACAATTTGTGTCAACCACATCGGAGGGTACGCGCACCGGCATTGACATTGTGTCCGGTGCTGCAAAGTCGGGGGTAAACGTCATTGAAGACCAAGTAACGGGAAATGGTATCCAGCCCCCTGCAACGGCGGCAGATGACCCAAGTATAGTGCCTTCGTCTGGAGGCGGAACCGCAAAACAAGAAGCGGCGCGAGCCCGGGCGCTTACCATGAAAACAGGGTCACAGCCAATTGATTTACCGCAGCCTGACGACTCGCTAAGCGTAACACAAAAAGGAAAAACCAGCGGAAAGTCGGGGTACTGCTTGGTAGGAGAAGACCGTGGACATCGCAGCTGCATTTACGTGAACGAAAGCGACACGTGCATGTCGGGAAACATTTTTCCGTCAAAAGACAAGTGCATTAACCCTTCATTGCGCGTGTAACCGTAAACCACTTAAATTATTTAAATAATACGGTTCGTAAATATATTCCTGAATAAACACCCAGTGTGTTTACAATTATATCAAATACAGAACCTAGTAACCCGCCGCTACACCATACTTGTGTATATTTATGTTCCTTTATACCCAAGTAATGATTCCAAAATTCAGTGTCTGACATTTGTTTTGTACAATCTATAATGTTGTTTTTACACAGTATACTGGAATGGTTTCGTTTTGATGTGTATTCAAGATGTAGTTCAAATACTTCCCAAACAATTCCAGCTACTATAATGTAGTATACACTTTTCGGAGATATTAACCCGGCTACTAAAAATGCAATAAAATGCGTTATTGACCAGTTGGTTATATATCCGTTGAAATGTACTTTTGTGCATATATAGCACTTGGTAAATCCTCCAATCATCACGTGTATTTTATCCATGAATGTAATAACAACTGCGACAAGTACTGCAAAATAAGTTATCAATATAACAACATCGTTCGATACCATTTTATATATTAATAGTTTTTTAATAGATTTAATAGTACTGATAATTTAATTTTATTTTTTATTTATTTGAGCCTTTTTTAGTTTTTCTGCGTCGGACTCGCCCACCCTTTTTGGTTGCCTTTCTTTTCATAGTCCAACATCCGCCTTTTACTTTTAAGCGGCGACGTGTAATAGCGGTAGCGGTTGCGGTTGGCACAATTTCTGATTCAAGAGACTTTTCAAACCATTTTAAAAAGTGTTCAGCATTACGTTTTTCACCTTTGAACTCGCTCATCTTTCCGTCGGATATGTAGAGCATGGTCGGGGTTCCTTCTATTGTATGAAACACATTTTTCAAGTAGTTGATACCATTATTGTCCACACTGGCAATCACGGTACGTTCGCTAGCATCTTTATCCTTGCACTTGTACTTTTGTTTGAACATTTCGCAAGCGCGTTCCCATTCAGGTTTCATTTTATCGCATGGCGGACATCCGTCCCTGTAGTACAGCGTAATAATGTGGTGATTTTTACGCGCATGCACGTCTTCCAGTTCTTTAGATGTCTCTTTATCGCTAACTTTTATCACTTTTACATGCATTGATGAAGGTGAAGATGAAGATGACTGATTTAAAAACATTTTTTTGATTTTCTTGTTAGATTCTTTGTTAGCTATGTTAGCTATACCATATTCACATATTTTAATCTACCACCTATTTTTTTTATTTTTCAGTCAAGATGCAATGGAACCCATCGTTTGAACTTGTAGTTGTATGAACAAGTCATTGCTCGTTCTCTAGAGCAGGTAATGTATCCAGACATGTGCAACTCCTGTGAATTTTGAAACGCGTCCTCGTCGTCGCTCTCCTCGGCGGTATCCAATGACGCGTTTTCTTTAACGTTTCTAAAAATAGAGTTCAACAATACGCTCGTTTTATAGTCGCCAACATGTGCCGGCTCAGGTTCAACTTCATTTGTTACGGGACAGCGCAGCGTATACATGTCCACACGCGCTTCTGGTTGCACCATGAAAATTTTTGTAAACGGTTTACCTGGTTGACTAGGAAGCAGCTGTGTAAATACGCGTTGTTGACCTTGAGGTTGTTGTTGTTGTTGTTGTTGTTGTTGTTGTAGTTGACTTTGGCAGTTTTGGTAGTACTTGTTGTCGGTTTGGTTTCGAAACCGCCCTTGAATTGCGTAAACGGAGTACGGTATAACACTGGGCGTATTGGATGCTTTCAATGCTTCCGCGTACGTTCCGTACTTGACCGCGACCCCAAACAGTACACACGCATCATCTGAGTGTCGAAACGCGGAAGCTTTTTGGTCGGTGGCATTCGCCACTTTTTGGTCGGCGGAAGCCTTGGAAAAGGCTTTGTATAAAAGCGCATCTTTTTCAACCACATTTAAGTTATCTACGGAAACGTTCTCGTACACGTGGATGTTTTCAACCGCAAATATCTGTTGGTGTTGGTGTGATGCCGAAACAAACAACGTTCCGTAAAGCACCGTTCCTCTGCCTTCAAAATCGCTAATATGAAACTTTTGCGCCGGATGCAACGCGCGAATGGATATGAACTTGATTTTGGTATGGTCGCGCGGGTCCAAGTCAAACAGCAACACTTCCGGCGAGCCTTTGTACATGGTAAACCACGCAACACATTTTTTCCCTCTCGGAATAATGTAAAACACGTCAGCCGAAACTTTCTTATATGTATTTATCTCATAAGAAATTTTCATGCTATGCAGAGAAAGCTTAGTTTGAAGCATTCCAATGTCCCGTTTGTCGACGGAAATGAATGTTGGATTTGACGTCATGATATATATTCTTCACTTCATATCCTACAGTATGATGTGATAATTTTATATCAATTTTGAATACAATTATTTCATTTTTGTTAATTTTTTTTTAATTTTTTTAAATTTTTAATTTTTTTACGTTCGATTCAGTTTTTTCAAAAACTGTTTCAGTTCATCCTTCATTGCATTTTGTTGGCTAAGTTGCAAATTGGAATGCGACGAAGGATTGTACATTGAGGCATGTTCATCTAGAAGCGGCGGAAGCGCTGAAAGACTTGTGGTGGAATTGTTGGAACTGTAATTGTTAGAACCCGAACCAGAACCGGAATGATTAAACTGGTTGGAATGGCGCAAATCAATTCCTTTGAACAGCTCTTCATACTGTTGTTGAGGGCGGTTCACTAAATCTTTCACTTTTGGAACCGTCAACGTGGTTTTAAAAAAAATGTACAAGTAATGAACTACCGCAATAAAACAAAGGGACATTACCGTAACTTGAAACACCCATCCAATCATTATAATTGTTTATTTTACTCGTTTATTTTACTCGTATTTTACTCGTTTTACTCGTTTTACTCTTTTACACTAAAGTATTTAAATAAAAATGACAACAAACGAATTTAATAACCGAAATTAGTCGTATTCGATTCGCGTACCGGTCGCGTCATGAACCAGCGTACCCACCCGAATCGGCGCGTCACTAGTTCCCATTTTTTCATACACGGTGTTTGTCACGTCATCCAGTAAATAATCCTTCATAACCACTTCACCGTTGGCTTTAGTCACTTTATACTGAAACTTGCGAACCTGAATGCCCTTTTGTTTGACTTGGTTTCGCTGCGCGTCGGCATCCGCTTGTTCCTGACTAATATCAGGCACAAACGCCACGTCGTCCTTTCCAGAAATGTGCTTGTATTGAAAGCACTGCATCCCCTTGGCCTTGTTGTGCGTACTGCAATCCACTGCCGATGCTTTCACCACAGTAAGCAGTTGTTGGTTAATGAGCTGTTTTTTGTTCGAGGTGTCCAGCAACTTTTCGTCGGTGCTGATGCCCGCGTCCAAAATTTTAATGTTGCTGATTTGCTTGTCTTGTTTTCCAGGATTCAGCTGCTCTTCTGTAAACTTCATCACGTAAATGAACACGTTCACGGTGCGCAGCCGTTCCGGCAGTTCGTAGTGGCTGCAAATGCGGTTGGCTCGGCCAATGATTTGTTCGGTTCGCACCGGATGCCAGTAAGGTTCCATGATGTGCACGTACCGCACGTTTCGCAGGTTGATACCTTCCGCGCCGGATGCCGTAATCATCAACAGCTTGATAACGTCACCGTAAATGTTTCTGCGGCTGCGGTCGTTGCCGTACTTGGATGCAAGGTCGCTCTTCAGCGGGTTCGGCAAGTTGTTCCACGAGCTGTTGAAAACATTACGGATAATTTCTTTTTCTTCCTTGCCTTCCGTTCCCGTGTACAACGCGTAGGTGGGTTTGCCTTCATCCTCCGGGTGCTGATAGTACTGCGACCACGTTCCGTCCTGCGGGTTCTTTCGAATTTTGAATTCCGCGTAGCCGTTTGCATCCATAACCAGTTTGAAAATGCCAACGCCTTCCAGCGTTCGAAACTGGCTGTAAAGCAAGTGCAGACCAACGTGTTCCGTATCCGTAATCTCTCGATACATTTGGGCAAACTTGGGACTGTACATACTGGAAAGCGCCTCCATGGTCAAATACGTGTCGGCATTATCGGCCAGTTTTTCAATGGTGCTCTTTATTCTTTCGCCGTACGTGCGTATGTCGCCCTTTGCACCCTTTGCACCGCTTTCCGCACCTTCCGCACCTTCCGCATCATCGTCATCGTTTTCTATATCTCCTTCAAATTCGCGCTCCGTAACCAGCTGGCGTTTCTTGGCATTGCCTTTGGCATTGCCTTTGTCTTTGCCTTTGGCATTGCCTTTGCCTTTGCTTTTGCCTTTACCGGTTTCAGCGTCAGACTCGTCATTATCGTCGTCACTGTCACTGGCATCTTCTTTTTCTTTGTCTGGTTTGTCTTGTTTGTCTTGTTTGTCTTGATTATGCAGGGAGGGTCGTGGAACTTCAAGGGGGAACGCAAAATTGCAGCATGCTCGGGAAAAAATGCGGTACGTGGACGACGTTTCACCGTACAGTTCGTTTGCTCCCATGGCCATGGCGTTGCGCCGTTTCGAATTGGATTCCGTTTTTCGTTCATTCTCTCGAATTTCTTTGTACAGATTGAACTGGTGGTTCGTCATTTCGATTTCAACTGTAATAAAGTCCGTTGCCGGATTGTACTTTGGCAACAACTTTTCCTGCGCGCTTCGAAAATATGACGTCAGTCCAATAATACGCCGAGAGAATAAGTCCGGGTTTAAAATGCCGCTTCCGTCGGGTTTGATAAACATGGCGTTGAACGTATCCAGCGTGTCGGGCAGCGCCTTGTACTGCGTTTTTTGTGGAGCTCCAATAACCCGGATACGGTACCGTTCCAAAAACTTGGTGACGTTACTGCAAAACGTGTCGTCGTCCATATCGCCGCCAGCGCCTTTGAAGCTCACGCTGTACGCTGCAGTCCCGGTACCAGACACAAACCCGAACGGGTTGCGCGTCAGCGTGAGTGTGGGTTTCGGCGTTTGTTTGAAGTCCAGGTAATCGTGCACGTTGACGCCGTCGTCCGCGCTGGCTTTGGTGAACATGGTTTTTAACGTGTTGAGCACGTTGGAACCGGCCCCGGTCCCGGCCCCGGTCCCACTAAATGCAGACAAGTCCAGCGTAAAATTGAACGTGCTGATGTAACCGCGCAGAATGTTGAACATGATGCCCAGCTCGTTCGGGTAGTTAATGATTGGCGTGCCCGTCAACAGCACCACCTTGGAATTGGTGGCGGTGAGGAACGCGCGGTAAATGCTCATGGACAAACTCTTGGGCGACTTGATTTTGTTCACAATGCGGCTGACCAAATTGTGGGCTTCGTCCACGATAATCACCGCGTCGTCAAAGTAGTTGCCGGTGGGGCTCTGCCGCATGAGTTCGTTCCAAGCTTCGCGACGAACCCCGTTGTAGTTGATGAACCGGTACTTGTTGCGTATCATGCGGTCAATCTGGGTATCGATTTCCATTTTTTTGAGTTCGTCCAGCTGGTGGTAGTTTCCCGGCTTGCCGTGCTCCGCAAACCACACGCCACCGTTGATTTTGACCACGTTTTCGTCGGGCGCAACCTTTGCGGGAAACCCGAGCGCTTGAAGCAGTGCGCGTTCATGGTCCTGCACGGTTCGACCTTTTGGCGCCTTATCCAGCGGAAAAAACACCCAGTGCTGGTCCTGCTTAAACATGGAGTCGCCGCACTTTTTGATTTCTTCAATGTAATTTTTTTGCAGTGAGGCCGGCGTCATGACGACCACTTTCTTATGCGATGCCAGCCCTTCTGCAATAATAATGGACGAGCACGTTTTGCCACTGCCCAGGCCGTGGAACAGGAGCAGTCCGCGATACGGGCTGTACGCGTTCATGTACTCGCGCACGATGCGCTGGTGGTACAGCGCCGAAAACGGCTTTTTGTCCAGCGCTGACAAGTCTGAGCAGTCGAACTCGTCTTCTTCAACGGCTTCCGCAACTGTTGCATTTTTTTTAGCAAGGCGTTGAAACGTTTCGGTGATAAACGTCGTAAAGTACTTGCGATTGTTCATGTAATAGTTTGACGCGGTCAATTGGAGGGGGGTGGACCGCATTTCGTTGAGTTTTTTAACAACGTCGGATACGGACGCGGCCACTTCGGCGGAAATCGCTGCAGCGGGAACGCGGCGAACGCGAGCCCCGGGTTTCTTTGCCTTTTCTTTTTCTTTTTCTTTTTCTTTTCCTTTTTCTTTTTCTTTTCCTTGTTGTTCTTGTTCTTCCAGTCCTGGTTCTAATCCTGGACGACCTTTCTTTTTTCTTTGCGCTTTCGGTTGTGGTTGTTCTTGCGTCAACTCGTCCGAGTTAACAAGCTCGATAAAAAATCCTAACTTTCGAATGGGGAACGTTTCCAGCACAATGGCGGTGGCAGAAGCAGCAGCAGAAGCAGAAGCAGCAGCAGAAGCAGCAGCACTCGCAGTGGCAACTTTGGATTTTGGGTTTAATGTACAGAAAGCGCCTTCCAAGTCGGGCTTTCCCACTTGAATTTTTGTTTCGCGCTGAATGGCCGAAATAAATTCATCAATGTCGATTGCGTTTTCACCGGTTTTGTCCACGATGAATCCCGAAGTCGATTTCGGTTGTTTATGTTTGGGTTGTTTGGGTTGTTTGGTCTGTTTGACGGCTTCGTCCTCGGATGACGATGACGAGGATGACGAAGATGACGAGGATGACGAGGATGACGATGAGTCACCGACCCCGAATCGAATCGCAAACGCTTTTTTTCGTGACGGTTTTAATGCCGACTCATGAACGGAAGAAAAAAATGAGGGTTGACTTGTTGTTGTTGAAGAAGGACGATTTGCAAACCGTGCTAAAAACGCGTCCATGTATTTAATTTAGTAATTTAGTACGAGTCACTATTGTATATTTGGATTTTATCTTATCTTATCTTTTATTCTTATTTTTATTCCTTTTATTTTCTTATTATTTTATAAGTTTTAGCGCGAGCTCGCACGCTTGCTGTTCGGCTTTTTTCTTGATGCGGTGCGAGCAGGTGGTGAAATGTACGAGAAGTTTACCACCTCGGGTTCCGGCAACTTGGTGCACGCCTTCAAACGTTCCTCCAATTTCAGGCCCCGTGAACGGCAGCGCTTCCGAAGGAGACGTCTGGTAAATTTCTTGGCCAATGCACAGAAACAGGCCCATCGTGTACCCGGCTTCAAGGTCGCGACCCAGTTCAACGTAGTCTGGTGTGGTTTTGAACTCCTTTTGGATTTTAACTTGAAGAATGTTCTTAAAGTTATCGTCGTTACTGACGAGCCGAATCCAGTCAATGTGGCGTTCAAACACGGTTTCAACAAAGATTTGCGCGATTTGAAATCCGGGCCCCGTTACAAACAGCTGCTTGAACCAGCCGTCTTCATCATTCAGCTTTACCTTGTTGTAGTCCAAGAAAAGGGCGCCGAGAAATGCCTCGAACAAGCAGCCCAGCTTTTTCAAATTGGTCCGCGTTTTTTTTTCTTCCGAGTGCTTGGAAATGATGAACCACCGATGCAGTCCCATTTCTAGCGCGAGTTTCCCGATGCTCTCGTTCTTCACAATGGCGATTTTTTTCTCGGTCATGAACCCTTCATTTTCCTTCGGGAACCGGCGGTACAAGTAAAACTTGGTAATGGCTTCCAGCACGCCGTCGCCCACGAACTCCAGGCGCTCGTTGGACTTTTGTTTCAGGGGCATGCAGTCGGCGGGACAATCCGCGAGCGTGATGTTTTTTGCAGCGTTTTCTAGATGCGGGCGGCGCGTGTAAGACCGGTGCACGAAGGCGCGCTTGTAAAGCATCATGTTGTCCACTTGCAGCAGCGCGGTTGGAACGCCGTAGCGTTGTAAAATGGCGATGATTTCATGTGAGTCAATTTCGCGGTTTTCGGGATTGTAGGGGTTAAACAACAAGTTGCCGTCGCCAACGGGAACAAGGTCGTCGTCGTTGAAGATGTTTTTTGTGGAACGGTCGTTGTTCTCAAAGTCGTCATGTTCAAAATCAAAATCGGAATCGGAATCGTGTGTGGACATTGGTATTCGGTATTTGGTATTCGGTATTATGTATTAGGTATTCTGTATTCTCTAACGACGTCAATTCTTTTTTATTTTTATTTATTTTTATTTCGGTTTAATCATTTTGAAGCATTTAGAAAAATTAATTTCTAAGCGTACGTTATAAATCAAAATAAAAACCAACAACCAACAACCCACAACCCACAAAACAAAATGACTGCCCGAAAAGTTGCAAACAAGGCATCCATGTCAAACCAGACCTCGCATTTGAACAGTTTGCCCGGCATTCCATCCACGGTTGGCGTGTCAGCTGGACTGAACTCCAAGTACAAGTGCGGCGGACCCATGCGCGGATGCGTTCTTCCACCCGATGCCACCAGCGCGCTGGCGTGGCTGAAAGCGAGGAAGTTGTACAATACCCGAAAGACGAACGGTGGTATCGGCCGTAATGCCAATCTGGTTCACCAGAACTGCTGCCCTAACGCTTCACAGCCATCGTAAAGAATACGAAACTGAAAAAGAAAAAGACAAATCTTGTATTTATAAATATTTACTATTTTTACTTATTTATAAAATAGATAGCTTCGTAATAGGTCTAACTGCTAGAACCAGAACCAGAACCAGTACCAGAACCATTACCACTAGCACTAGAACCACCACCATCACCTTTATTTCTGTTTGTAATAAATTTAGCTATGGCGATAATCAATCCGACAAATAACAGCGCTAGAATGAAGACAACTAGTCCAAGCAAATACTTGTTTTGAAAACTGAACACGTCCGTGCTGGGTGCCTCATCACCACCTTCAAGCGGTTGTCCGCTAAGCGACTGTTTGTAAAGAATCACTCCGTCGTCGCCGGTGGGCTTGCACTCAATGTACAGCTGGTTGGAACTGGTCGCGTTTGCACCCATCATGTTTTTACTAGGCGCATTTACCGGCATGCTCGCAACGGGCGGCTTTATCGGTTTGACCATCTTTTGCAAATTGTTGCGCGCCGTTGTCGTTATTTTCAATGCATTTTCTTCCGTGAATACAATGTAGTTATTCGTTCGGGACGTTGTGGAATAAAAGTCGTTACCAATGTACGTGTAATACGGCGCATTTTTAGGGATAATGTTTGATAAGCTGTACGTTCCGGTAAAACGCACCCCGTCGACACTGTCGCTTGCAAGAGGCACGTTGGCCGGCGTAAGTGTATTGATAATTCGGCTCATAGTTTCGCCGCCAGGCGATGTTGTTGAATCGCCCACTTGAATCGGAATACATACTAAAAGCACTTTTCCGGCACCGGTGCCTTCCATTCCAGAGTGGTATACAATTAACTCTCCCGCACTTTTTTGACGACTGTATGTATGAAACGAGCTGTTAAAAATGAAGCACCCTTCCGGTCGGTACTTTATTCCATTGTAGGTTACAATATTTGCGGAATTTGGCTCATATCCCGCAACGATGCATTGCTGGTCGAATATTTTAGTCTTACCTACACTTGTCGCCGATTCAGCGTATGAGAATTCAAATTTACACGTGGCGGTGCATGACGGGTAGCTGGAATCCGAAAAATCAATTGGTGAATTCATAGATAATATCTCTGTCTTTATGTTATTCTTTTAAAATAAATTCGAAATAAATTCGAATTCGAATGTAAATAAATAAAATAAGATAAAAAAGACATATAGTAATAGAAAAGAGAAAAGGAAAAGAATAAAAGGAAACATCATGATGAATAATATATACACCAAACGGGTACGGCCGAGATACCGAAAACCTCGGGTAAAAGCGAACGCGAATGCGAATGCTATAACGAACGCAAAAGCAGTGGCTAGAGGAACCCAAAAAGTGTGGCATATCGATATCGGTAAAAAAAGTAAAGATATAGATAAAGATACAAATAAAGATAAAGGTAGAAGAAGGGCGCTATCAAATCGAAGAACGCATTTTTCTTTACATGATGCCACGCTTAAAGTGCGCCGGCTGTACGATACCGTGCGTGATTTTGATGTAGAAGCCATTCATAAGTGGCGCAATATGCGGAAACGGGTGCAACGCGGTAAACCGTCTCATGAAGGTGGTGGTGGTAATCCAGCAGAGGCAGAAGAGGCGCAAAAAAAACTGGACTTGTTGAATCAAAAACTTGCAGATGCGAAAAAGTTACAAGAAGACTTGAAACGACAACTGGATGACACAGTGAAAGCTGTGGTTGCTGCAGGCGAAATGAAAAGAGAGATTGAAAGTGGAATAGACTCTGCGAAAGAGGGTGCTACCCCAGATGACCCAGATTGTGTTGAGTATCAAGGTCAACCCACGTATTTGGTGAAAAAGAAACCAGGTGGTCCGGATGAGTACGATGTGAGCCGCGTGAATGGGGATACCTATGTGGACGGGTCCTTAACTAAATTGGCGGAGTCATTGATTGGACGTGCAAAGGGAATTGCAGGAACCGATGAAGATGGAGAGGAAAAGACGGAAAAAATAGATTCAGACTCAGCAACAAAAACAGCAAGTGCAACTTTAGATGCAATCGCTGCAGAAATGATTAGCATCGCATTAGATGCTTTGAATGATTTAGCATCAAAAAAAGTCGACACAGCTGAAAGTGCAAAAGAGTTAACGAATGATAAAATATTGGAGCAAGCTGCTGCCGCAGTTATCGCGATTGCGGTCGGTGGATTATTAAATAAAGACCGTTCAGAGATAGAAATAACTGATACTAATGCCATTAACTTAATTGCCGCAATTGCACCCGCATATGTTGCCTTTTATCCAGACGATGGTTCAGGTTCAGGACCATTCCCTGAAATATTTGGTTCTTCTTCATCCGCGTCCGCGCCTAAAACCGATGAAACAAATAAAATACGGTTGTTGCGTGAGTTGATTGACGCGTATAGTAAGACATCTTTAGATACAAAATACCCGAATTTTGAAAGCGCAAAAACGCAGTTACAAACATTTTTGCCGGCTCTTGGAAAAGAATAAAAAGAAAACAGTATATTTTTTTCTTTGATACAAAAAAAGAATATAGTATAAAAGAAACAAAAATCGATTTCAAAGTAATGTCATCGTCTTCACCCGACCCTCAACTAAAGGGTGTAGTACAAGTCAAAGATGGAAATGGATGGCCCTCAAACTCAGAAGTTATTTTTAAGCCATTTATATATGCAATTCAAGCGATTCGTAAGAAGTATCCGAACCATTATATTGGTCTTACATACGGAGCGAATGCAGGTCAAACTGTAAAAATGTTTAATATGTATGGGTTTTCTGATTCAATGCATCCAAAAACTACAAACATAAATACTACGAGTCTTGATAACGTTGACATAGCGAACATGTTAGATATCATGAAGGGTGGAACTGGTCAGGCTGATGTCCTTTCAAGCAATTCTGTAAAAAGTATGCTACAAAATAATAGAACAACAAAATTCATAATTATTCCATTTGATACGATGAATTCCCAAAGTGATTATACAACTTATGGTCATAAGGATGATTGTTTAGCATTCGCCGAAAAATTTTTAAAGTTGCCTAACAGTATTATCATAGGCTGGCAGCCTAACTCATCTACAATGGATATGGTGTCTACATCCGGTAAACTACCTACACAAGGTGACGCAAATAAAGGTGAATATGGTAAACTTTATTTTGCTCTTGGTGCAGGGGCTGCAGGGCCTCTAGATTCGACTGCAAAAGAATATATTAATTTTCTAATAAACCACTGGAACTCGGAATCTCAAAAAATATTAGCTGGTTTATTAACACCTTCTTCTGCATCTGCTTCTGCATCTGCACCTACTTCTACTTCTGCACCTGCACCTGCTTCTGCTTCTGCTTCTGCATCTGCACCATCTGCTTCTGCACCATCTGCTTCTGCACCATCTGCTTCTTCATCTTCACTATCATCGGATTCTTTAAAAACGAGAATCGATGCGGTTGACACTACTAAAAAATCTCATTCGCTTTTTAAAATTGCAAACACAATATACGATGCATTTTTTGGGGCGTCTAAAACGGGAACAACAGACTTATTAACTGACCAACTTGCAAAACTTGAAGCTGCGATTCCTGATGCAAATAAAACGAAATTTCAGGATAGAATTAATAAAGTAAAAAACGAGATTGCTGCTGCTTCTGCTACTGCCGCCGCCGCCGCCGCTGCTGGTCCTGCTGCTGCTTCTGCTACTGCCGCCGCCGCTGCGGTTTCTCCTGCTGGTCCTGCTGCTGCTGCTGCCGCCGCTGCTGCTGCTGCTGCTGGTCCTAAAACAAAACCAGTTTCAACATCGTCAGGCGGCGGGAACTTGAATGTAATGACATTTAATACATGGTATGAAGCGTTAGGGGACAAACCTGTGGATTTTTGCAAAGATACTAGTGGTACGAATAAATGTCAAAACAATATTCGACAAGCCATTTTAAACCATATGACAAAAAGTGAACAATCGATTGTATTTTTACAAGAATTTACATACAAATTTGATGTTTTTTTTAGTGGCAGTGGTGTAACCATCAATACCGATGGTTTTAGTTCAAAAACAATGGCTAAGGATACTTCTACAACTTCTACAATACCCGCATTTCGGTATTTTACCATAATACATAATTCAAAAAAATTTCACGTATACATTGGCCAAATTGGTTACTCGGTGATTGCAACAATATATTCCGATACATTTCATAACGGCCCAGCCGATGCATTTTTTGTCGGGAATTTAGCAGCGGGAAATTTAAAGACTGGTAGTAATGCCGGAAGTGCCGACTCTTATAATTTAGCGTATACATTTTTCGGCGACACATCAAAAGTAACTGAAACATCGTCTAAACCAAACGACGCGTTTGGAGGGAATCGACCATACATTATATTACGTTTTGATACCAAAAAATGTGTTCTGGTCAATGTCCACGTACCTCATGGTAATGATGTGTTTAGAGATATAAGGAAAACCCCTACAAATAAACCAACCGGTAATTTAGCCGATTTTGCATTTGGGGCGTTGGCAAGATTTATTCCAGAAACGGTTTTTAAAGATACATCAAAAAACCAATCCGAATATGCATTCATTCTCGGTGGTGATTTTAATACTAATAAACCAACGATAAATACATGGTTAAAAGAACCAACAACACCACCTATTACCAGAACTACTGGAACATGTTGTACGACTAAAGGAGGGCTCAATTTTACAAGCCCCGGAGCAGTTGACCATATATTTTCAACATTACCTATTACGAAGTATACTGTTCATGATATAACGAGTACAGAAAAAACTACTAGTTCGCCTGAAAGATATTATTTCTCAGACCACTTGCCCGTATACGCTGAAATCGATTTTAAGGCTCCTGGTCCCTACATCGTTTAAAATAAATATAAATATTGTAACTAAATAAGAAGAAAAAATAAAATTAAAAAAAAATGGTTTTGAAACGCGGGAATAGAACCGATATGCTAACTTTTGGTGTAGGACTCGTACTTTTTTTTATCATGTTTGTTACATTTACAGCACGTCCGACTGCGTCGGGGATATCATCATCGTCGGTACTGTCATCATCGGTACAGGCTGTCGACAGTCGTCAACCTCGGCCCAACACATTTTTCACCAACCAGGAAGGCGACACGCTGTCCAATCCGTACGCACCGCCCTTGAAAGACGTGTTCTTTAATGGCGCTAGAGCCAGCAGTGCAACACTTGGAACTGCCGGACCAGGCCCAGGCATTCCTATCAATATGGCCACAAACACGGGCGCAACTGTAAACACATCGTACCAGCAAATCGGATTGCTCACAAAAGCCGACAATCATTCTAATTCTGGTTCTAATTCTGAACCGGTGATTATGCCGCTTATGGGCAAACCCCTGTTCACCAGCCGCGACAAGTGGCTGTTTTACACTATCAGCGACAAGAACAACGCCATGAAACTGCCCATCATTATCAAGGGCCGCAACGCGCTGTCGGAAATCGGCGTGGATAACGTGTACACCGGCGATACCGTATACGTGCAGGGCTACAACGACCAGTTCAAGGTAACGCTGTACGAAAACTCCACCCCGCAGTACATTCCGTTCATTTGATGTGGTGCATTTGAACAAATAAAACGATATAAATACGTATTCGTAAATCTATACGTATTTTGCAATTAAAAAAAATAAATTATGAAAGTCGTTATTCACAATAACGTGTACGACATCACCACGTTCATACCGGAACATCCCGGAGGGACTGCCGTTTTTTCAGGTGGCGAAGGCGACTGCTGCGATTTTACTGAGAAGTTCAATGCGGTCGGGCATTCCGAATACGCCGTCAACCTGCTTGAAAATTATAAGGTCCACGAATTGTCTGAAGACGACCCCCGGTTTCGACGCGATTGTAGACTCGAGTACAACAAAACCAAAATATCCAAACTTATTACGCACGAAGATAAATTTCACATTCACAAGTTCATGGGAGTGGCATCTTTATTGAACTACTTCTACCTATTTTTCGACTGCTTTTATAGCGGAGCAACAGCGACATTGACGCTTCGACGTGCGGATTCTCCTGCATTCATTGCACTCACATGGATACACACGGTGTTGTCGCTATCCGCGCTGCAGTTCCTCATTCCAAGAACGCGCACCGGTATTTTACCCATGATTTGGCAAGAGTTTCGAGCGCACTCCATTATTTTTGCCGTGCGCAGTTTTCTCATTATAAACCTGCTGTATCTGCAACTGTGTCTGAATCTGCATATAACCAGTTGGTTGATTCGCACAGCGTGCGTTTTGGTCGCAATGAAACTCGCCGACGTAAGCACACGCCACTTGCGCGAAAATCGGAAAGAAACCACCACAGCGACCATGCCGTACTGGAGCGACTGTAAACCCGGAGTGCAAGCTTGTCTCAAATACTTTTACACGCACTCGCAATTCATGGCTACAATCACGTGCATCTTTAGCGAAGCGCCTTACATTTTGGCCGTGGCGTTTCCAATTCAGATTGCGTCGTTTCTTATGACGCTCGTTCGTAAAAATATCATACCCGCATTTTGGTACCACGCACTTTACGCGGGCAGTTTACTCACCGTGTATCTTATCAACGCGGCAGATACCGCGCTGTATCCGATTTGCGCGGTTGGTGTTGGGCTGATTCATTTTCGCGTGAACGTTAAGCTGAACAAGTATGTGCTGTGGACGCTGGTTTCCGTGATAGGCGGGCTCTTACAAGAACCGCCGCAACCACAACTCGTTTTGTATATTGGACTCATGGTAGTGTTTCCGTTGGCTACGGTTTACGCGTATCATTTCAAACCATTCACGCTAGAACCGGCTACCATTTTCGGTGCGTGGATTACAACCTGGTTGTTCGAAACGTGTCGTCGTGAAGAGTCGAACATTCGCGTGACTTCAAATACCGTAGCGGGTCCAACATTTCATCGTGTGGTCATTCAGCTTTGTGAACCCAGCATCAGCTACAAACCGGGCATGTACTTCAACCTGTATTTCAACACCCAAAAACGACCGTACACTCCGGTCGAAGTACAGGCTGACGGTGTCGCAAACGTTAGCGCTACGTTTCTCATAAAACGCACACCCGGTGGCGAAGTATCGCCGTTGATTTGTGATAAATACAGTCCAAAATGCACCGTGTTTGTAAAGGGTCCGTTCGGTCGCAACTACTATGACCCATCACCAAGTGTCCGGGCGTTTGTTTGCGACGGACAACCCATTCGGCCCAAAGTCATTATCATGTGCTCGTGCGGTTCGGGAATTACTCCATTTTACAGCATGGGTATGAGATGGTTACAAGAGCAATACCAGCAGCAACAACAACAACAACAACAACAACAACTGCATTACTTGTCGTCTTATCGACATCGGGACGATGCGGTTCTACGCGTGCCTTCTTCCGTAACCGTAAACGGCGTGCGCGAACGTCTCTTTATTTCAAGTGAAAATACCCGACTCACGCCGGGAGCGCTGATTGACTACCTGTGTGACGTAGTACATGTCGACAACCGAACGATAACCGATATTGCGGTGTTTATTTGCGGAACGAAACAATACAGTGAAATGGTAAAAGAAACATGTTCTATCTACAGCGAAGGCATAGCATGTTATGAATGGTAAAAGTGGTAAAAATCAAATAAAGATAGCGAGTTAATTAGTTTTAACTAACAGAATAAGTAGATGAATTTTTTTAATTTGAATGCGCCGTATAGAAGCGCAACGTCGTGCGAGAAGGTCGACTACGCCGAAATGATTGACTTTCAGTTTATCAGCGAGAACCAGGCGTGCGAGTGCATTGCGTCAACCTCGGTCTACAACCACCTGTGCAGCGCGAAACAAACCATTGAAACGTGCGACCCCGACGACTGGGACGAAATGAAAAAGGTAACCAACCCGTACGAGTACATTCACACCGCGGTTCCGGGACACAAGTACCCCGTAAGCAAGTTTAAACCCCTGTCGCGGTCGTTTTATAAAATGGTTGAAATCATAAAACAGTGCAAACTGTTACCGGCATACCGGATGCCCTTTTCTACGAATAGCGCGACTGGTAACAGTAACGGTTACGGTAACAGTAATGGTAATGGTAATGGTTATGGTAACGATGACTACCAACCGCCGTATCATAAGCCGTACTATAACTATAACTATAACAAATATGGGTCTTCGTACGGAAGAGGCGGTGGCAGTGGCGGTGGCGGTCTAACCAGTTACGGCAAACGGTATTATAACCATGGGCACTATCACCATCATCAGCACCAGCAATATCCAACTGCTGGAAACGGGTTTTATAAAGCTCAACATGAATCCCGACCAGAGGATACCGACCGACCAGAGGATACCGACCGACCAGAGGATACCGACCGGCCAGAGGATAACGACCGACCAGAGGATAACGACCGACCAGATGATGATGACCGACCAGATGAATGTCAGTCACATAAACAAGACAAACAAGACAAAGACCAAGTATCCAGCATTCGGTCGTTTCATTTGGCCGAGGGACCGGGCGGGTTCATTGAAGCGCTGTGCTACCTGCGCGCAAATCCGAACGACACGTACTACGGAATGACGCTGGTAGATGACGCTCCCAACAGCGCGTGCCCGGGATGGAAAAAGAGCCGGCTGTTTTTGGAAAAGAATCCGTGCGTAAAGTTGGAATACGGCAAAGACGGCACAGGCAACTTGCTTTCGCTGGACAACTACTTGCACTGCTGCGAAAAGTATCGCCACTCGATGGACATGATTACCGCCGATGGTGGATTCGACTTTTCGTCCAACTTCAACCACCAGGAAGTGCTTGCGCAGACGCTGGTGGTGTCAGAAGTGCTGTACGCGCTGTCCCTTCAAAAACCGGGCGGAACCTTTGTCCTCAAAATATTCGACACATTTACTCGCGTCACGGTGGACATCATTCACTTGCTGGCCTGGTTTTACTCGGACGTCATTATTATCAAACCCAACACGAGCCGGGTGGCCAATTCTGAAAAGTACATTGTGTGCAAGGGGTTCAAACTGGTGCAAGACGGGTCCGAGGCCCAGTTGATAAGCGTATTTCGAACTTTTTTTGAGAAGCTGGCATTAACAACGACAACGACAACGACAACGACAACAACGACACCGAAAGGGTCACACGGTTCAGGAATTGGCGCCATCCTTCGTTCGCGCGATTTTCACAAGTTGCACATCATTCACCGCATTGAAGAAGTGAACGCCATTCGGGGGCAGCAACAAATTGAGAACATTATTAGCACGGTGACGCTGGTGCACGGCAAACCCGCGGATAGGGTGGACGTTTACAAAAAAGCGCACATTCAAAAGTGTGTGGACTGGTGCGAACGGTACAATATACCGTACAATAAACATTCTGTAACAACAAACACGTTTATAAATATGAATATGAATGCAAACACGGAAAAAAATTGAAATGTTTTTTCTTTGTATTCAAGGTCAGAAATAGCGCATCATTACAACGTTATAAGAAATGGAACCTGTATCAGTTGAATCATCCCCTCGAGTCGTACCTATTCCCGGAGCTCCAAGAAAACAACCACCTGCTGCCATGCATCATCATCGTCATCGTCACTGTGCGTTCGACCCACTCGACTCGAACTCGGACTCTGGGTCGGACTCGGACTCGGACTCAGACTCTTTTGCATCACTTTCACCCATTTCCAGGTCACCGGTACGTCGTCTGAACTTTCATGACATTTTACAAGAGAATCCAATACCAATCCCAAACTCAATTACAAACCCAATCACAAATCCAAACCCAACCCCAGTCGAAACAATTGGCGACTGCAGCGTTTGTTACGACGCGCTCCCATTACGAGCGAATCACGTATTCACTCCATGCGGTCACCTGTTTTGCGTCAAGTGTTTCATTCGCTGGTCAGACACGTCATTGAAGTGTCCCATGTGCCGAAGAGAAGTAGCTTCATTTGAACACGAGTTGGACCAGGGGGGTTTGGACCAAGTGCAACAACCAGACTACACCTACTCCTACTCCTACTTGCATGTGGAAGAAGACGCCGAGTTGGTGGCGGATACCAGTTTTCAAATGCAGACCGACCCGGAATATGGTGATGATGTTTCAAACCTTACGCATGAGGAACTTGAGCTGATTCAGTACAACCGTATGGTGATTTCGTGCGTGTTTCTGAGAAACCGGTTTAACGAAACGCTGTTTTCGGGCACGACTTGGGGCGGTATGGTTCAACACACGCTGATACCCAAATCCGAATGGTTGCAAATATGGGAAAATGTGCCGCTGTACACGCAGCGCGCCCCCGTTCAAATGTTCGAGTTCGTGCTACGTCGCAACGCGTCAAGCATTGGAAACCGGCGACCGGACGAAGAACTCAATACGTTCGGATACATTACGAGTCCGGCGGCCGAACCAGCGGAAGAAGATGGACTTCAACTATCCTTTGCATTTGACGTTATGGTTACGAGTCCCACATTTCCCCTCGGGAGCCACAACATTTCCGAAGGACGTATTGAAACGGAACTCATGACAATCAAATTTGAAGACATTCGCCGCTTGTATTATGTGACTTCGGTTGAAGAATAAACCTTGAACCTTGAACCTTGAACATCGAAAAAATAAAAAAATAAAAAACTAAAAAACTAAAAAACTAAAAAACTAAAAAACTAAAAAACTAAAAAATAAAAAACTAAAAAACTAAAAAAACTAAAAAACGAAAAAAACAACTTAAACCTTTTTTTTGGTAATAGTATGAGCACCAATGGCCGAGTGGTCTAAGGCGGTGGACTTAAGCCCCACTATCTCAGGATGCGCAGGTTCGAACCCTGCTTGGTGCAAAAAAAAAGTAATTTAAGTTTATAAATTTTTATAAAACTAAAATGAAAATAAAAATAAAATGAAAATAAAAATGTTTCAAACTGAATGCATAAAAAAATTGAAACATTTTTATATTTGAACTTTATATGAATGCAGTGATTCAATATGAGCAGCAATCTCAATACTACAAATTCAAATTCAAATTCAGATTTGGTTACCCCAGGAACTCCGCGCCCGTCAGTTTACGGTGCATGCGGGTCATTCGGTGCATACGGAGGAATGGGAGGAATGGGAATGGGAGGAATGGGAGGAATGGGAGGAGGAATGACTCGATTTGAAGCCAGGCAACAACGCCACAAAAAATACGTGTACCGGTTCCCTACAAAACCAAAAGAAGGCGGCGGCGGTGGAACGTCGCTGCGGGTATGTTTCAACCCGAAAACCCTGGAAGCCATTTCAATTCTCGAGAAAAACTCGATGCAGGTTACCGACATGCCGCACAATGACGTTACCATGTTGGTTGAAGCGCTACGACGGTGCCGTATCAGCGCGGACGTTTCAACTTCGTTGAGTCCCTTGCTGGTTCAGACGTTGCGCGACAATGCAATTCAAGCCGAACAAGATGCGAAGCGTGAACTTGATGCAATTGTGTGTGCATTCGCAAAAGATGACTACGAACTGTGTAAGTTGAAACACAATTTGGCGACCTTGTGGAAAGACGACTTGGTGGCTGAAGTGCGCCGCGTGAATGGAATGGGACAGCGCAGCGGTGGTGACTCAAATTGGCCGACCCAACATGCGCGATTATCGGCATCGTCGCGAGTCATTCTTCGCGACATTTTGTCGAAAGAAACACTGGGTCGAACCTTTGTGTCGTTGCGCGCACTGTCGAGCGCGGTAATATCTGAAGTTGCCGATTTCTTGAAACTCCCCGAACGCGATGCGGACAGGAAACTCGTCGTTGAACAAATCAAGGCGTCGTATGCCGAGTACCAGCGAAAAAGAAAACATACCGCCAAAACGCAGTAAGACTATAAACGCAGTAAAACAGTAACACAATAAACCAAAGGTAAGCCAAGGTAAGTATTTTTTATTTTTTTATTTCTTTACAGTACGATTACGCGTATTATTATGTTTTTTATGATTACGCGTATTGTGTTTAGATTTACGTTTATGTTTATGGTTATACACCGAATCCAGCCCCGAAGCTGAAGAACTAGGTCGGCTTTTTTTTAATGTTTTGAATACCGCATGCTTCTTTCGTCGGTGTCGTCGGATAGAACCGCCTCCTTGACCTAGACCGCCACGAGCTTTGCCACTAGGTTGGTTGGATAGTCGACTATCTTCCAACGACTTAGCTGTTGATTTAACCTGCATATTGGTATTAAGATTGGTATCTTGGTTGCGAGGGTCACCAAAAACACGCGAAGCAGTAGAATGAAGAGAATCTTGAACAGCCGCAGGACGAGAAGTAGAAGCAAGAGTCACTGAATTTACAGCTTCAGCAAATTTCAAAGTTGCTATCGAGTCTTTAAAAAATATGTCGGGGGAACGAATACATGCAAATGTGCAAAATTGTATTTTACAGTTGCTCTTTTCTCTAAACTCTTTGAATATGTCGCTTATACCAATATCAACTATAACCGATAACGCTCTTATATCTGGGTCATAATTAGAATTAGTTTTAGACCAGTTTGACTGGTCTTCATTACCTTTATACCCAAATTCAGCCAACATTTCATTGATTGAATCGTTGATATAAAAACCTTCTTTCAACATGTCTAAAATTTCGGTCTGGTCTTTCGATAGGCCTATGCTTTGAAGAGCAATTGATAAACTACCACCACTTTTACCAAATACTTGTGCTGGAGTTTGTTGTGCTGGTTGTGGTGCTGTTGTTGGAATTTTTTTTTGTGTACCATCTTCATCATAATATGTTCCAGGGCTACTTTTTGAAACTGGTCTAATAACGGTATAAGTTTGTTTAGCAATGACCGGCTCGGTTGCGTCTGTCTTTTTCTTTTGTATCGTTACATAACGTGATTCTGTCCACATTTGATTTGGATTTTCTCTACCTCCCATATCACATAGAATTAGTCTACCAACATTTCCATTTTTTGTTATTTTGAGTACAATAAATAAATGCCCTCGAGACGACTCCGGATTATTTGGAGTGGGTTTTATATGTTTTAACCTTTTTCTTTCGGCATTTATTTTTCTAATTTTTTCAGTAAACGTGTCTTCGTCTTTTGACAATTCAATTATATTTTTTTCTGTTCCATGTCTATATTTAAAATTTGTATCAACATAATTATACGAATTATTATACAATTCAAACGCTTCTTCCATTTGTACCGTACATCCAGCATCTAAATATCCTTTTATAGCAAGTTGCGCAATTCCATCTTCCCATTTTCTTTCTTTATTATTACCACCTAACAACGTATACGTTTTTCCGGACCCCGAGTATCCGTACCCGAAAATAACGACGGTCGTTCCCTTAGTTGGTATGTCATCAAGAAGGTCAGCTTTCATACTTTCATATTTGGCTTGGTTGGTACTGCCGGGGCCAAAAACGTCACTAAATGGACCCCAAACTTTAGTTGACTCGCCTCCCTCTTGAGTTGTAACTGTTTTATTTGGTTTATCAATCGTAATCTTTGAAGTACCATCTTCCTGTCTCATTGAAACAAATGTTCGAATTTTATCACCGGTTGCTTCGCTCAAATTTTGTACCTTTTTATCAAGGTCGCCACTAGTTCTATCAGTGAAAGTTGTAGGATTTAATGCATCAACTTCACTTTCAATTTGTATAGCTTTATTCAATAGTTGTTGTTTACATTTTTCATCTGTCATTTTTGTTATCTTTAATTTAGCATCTCTAACACGTGATAGTAATGCATATTTGTCGGCATCAAACTTTCGTTGTTTCTCAGCTGAGGCTGCGTCTTGCTGGATTTGTTTTTCAGCCTCTTTAGCAGCGGTTAATGCTGCAAGTTGTTTCTTAAGTTCATCTAACTCACTCTTAAGTTTCTTATTTTCTTCAGTAGAAGCATTTAACACGACTGCGGATTTTTGATTACTTTCTAATAATGTGTTTGTGGTTTCTTCTGATTTTGTTTTCGCGGCTTCCGCTGCTTTTTTTGCCGCTTCTGCTTCTGCTCTTGCATCTTCTGCCGCTGCTGCTTTTTTTTCTGCTTCCTTTACTGCTGCCTCTTGTGCCAATTTTTGCGCTTCAAGTTCAGACTCTTTTTCAGCGAGTTGTTGTTTTAAAGAGCCAACCTCTTGACCTGCTCTCGCTTCTGCCTCGTTTCTTGCCGCTACTGCCTGTTCTGCTGCAGATTGTTGCTCCGCAAGTTTTTGTTGTGCCTCTGCTGCCTGAGCTCGTGCCGTTTCTGCCTGTGCTGCCCGTTCTTCTGCCTGTTGTCGTGCCTGGTCTGCCGCTGCTACCTGTCGTCGTGCCTCTTCTTGTGCCGCTGCTGCCTGTTGTCGAGCCTGTTCTTGTGCCGCTGCTGCCTGTGCTGCCCGTTCTTCTGCCTGTTGTCGTGCCTGGTCTGCTTGTTCTGCTGCCTGTTGTCGTGCCGTTTCTGCTGCCGCTTGTTGCTGTTGAAGTTCTTGAAGTTGTTGTTGAATTAATTGTTGTTGTGCTTCATTATCGGCTCCTTGTGTTCTAAGTGCAGCCTCTAAATCGTGTGCTCTTTGTTCTGCTTGTGCTACTCGGTCGGTCGCATCTGTTTGTACCTGTTGTAACTGGTCCTGTAATCGTTGGTTGGCTTCATTTGCTTGTTGTTGTCTTTGAGCTAAATCCGCATTGGCCTGTTCTAGTTGTTGTTGTGCTTCTATGATTTGTTGTTGAAGGGCTGTATTGCGGGTTCCTGAAGTACCCATTTGTTGTTGTAAAGCGGCCAGTTGGTCAGTGAGTCTTTGTTTCTCCTGTGTTGCCTGTGCTGCTGCAGCTTCTGCCGCATCTTGTTGCTGTCGAAGTTGTCGTTGTAACGCTTGATTGGCATTTAGTAGCTCTTCGTTGTCGCGCGCAGCTGTTTGGGTTGCTTCCTGTAGTTGGCGGTTTAATTGAGTTACCTCTTGGTTAGAAAGCTGTTGTTGAGTTAACTGCTCTTGTAAATTTGCGAGTTCAGCATCAGATTCGGCTGCCCGGGCATTTGCTTCGCGTGCTTGTTGTTCTGCTGCTGCTACTGCCTTTGCAGTTGTGACAGCAATTGCTGAGGTTTGTCTTCCTTTCGCAACTGCTGCCTCCTGATTTAAACGGTTTATCTCAATGTCAGCATTATTTCGTGATATTTCTGCCGTTTGTGCCCTTTGTTCTGCATCAGCTCGTGCCTGATTTGCCGCTGCTACATCAGCTTGTGCCTCTGCTGCCTGTCGTTCTGCCTGTTGTTGTGCCGCTGCTGCCTCTGCTGCCCTTTGTTCTGCAGCAGCTTGTGCCGTTGCTGCTTCTTGTTGTGCCTGATTTGCCCTTTGTGCCTCATCTCGTGCCGTTTCTAACTCAGTACGTAAACGGGTTGCTTCTTCGGCAGATACACCGGTTTGATTTTGTAATTCAGCTTGTAATTCTGTGACCCGTTGTGTTGCCGCTACTGCCTCAGCTTGTGCCTGTTGTTGTGCAGCTCGTGCATCATCTGCCGCAGCTTGTGCCGCTGCTGCCTCAGCTTGTGCCGCTGCTGTCGCATCTTGTGCCCGTTGTGCTGCTGCTGCTACCTCAGCTTGTGCCGCTGCTGTCGCATCTTGTGCCCGTTGTGTTGCCGCTGCTGCCTCCGCTTGTGCCGCTGCTGTCGCTTGTCGTGCTTGAGCAAGTTGTTGTTGTAGTTGGTCTAGTTGTAGTAGTTGGTCCCGGTTTTGTTGCTGGATTTGGTCCAACTGATGTTGAAGCTGCGCGAATGCATCTCGTAACCCTTGGTTTTCAGCTCCAAGTGCTTGTATATGTTGTTCAGCATCATTTAAGTATCGTTGTAACCGCGCATTATCATTTTGAAGGTCTTGAATAATTAAATATTGACTGTCATTTCGTTGTTGAAGTTGTTGGTTTTGGTTATAATAGTAGGTCAATCCGTTCAATGCCTGATTATATCTGTCATTTGCAGTTGCTAAGTCGTGATTCAAACGGGTAACTTCTTCTAGTAAGTCGGTATTCTCACTTTTTAACCCCTTGACTTCACTTAAAACTTTTGTCAACTCCTTTTGAGCAGTCTCGTAATTGTATTTCAATATTGCAATTCTCAACATATTTCCAATACCGCGCATTATATCCGGAATTTTGGGGTTCGAATCGGGTTTTGCCGGTGTTGCCGCTGATGTTACTGGTGCTGGTGCCATAGTTTATCTATTTTATATTCTATTCTATATTCTATATTCTATACTACAATATACAATATAAAAAAAGAGAGATTTGTATTTAAATTATAAGCCAGGGCATTGGTTCAAACTTGGTGGGTTTTTCAATCGTTTCCTTATACTTTTTTTTATCGTCATCCGAAACGGCAAGTCCCGGAAACAGAACCGGAATTTTCGAAGGGTACAACAACTGTTCTAAATTCCGAATCACAATTTCTGTTTTTTTACCATCATCCCCGCAATCCACGTCCACTTTAGAGGCCGATGCCGGCCGGTACAACACTTCATGCATTTCAAAATAACTTTGCGGAATGAGAAAGGACGGGTACGTTCCCAATGGGACTTTCGTCATGCGCCGCATTCGATTCACCATATCTTCCGCTTTTTCTGAGTCTGAGTCCGAGTCGGCTTTTTCCGATTCCGAATCCGAATCCGAGTCCGCTTTTTCTGAGTCCGAGTCGGCTTTTTCTTTTGCTTTTACAGCCTTTTTGATTGTAGCCGTACACGTCGTCACGTCATTGTTCCGTGATTTAGTAAAGCGAATGCCTGAATTTTTCGTTCCTACGGGTACAGGCGGGTCAAGCAGTAATCCCAGCAACTTTTTGAATTTACTTTCTTCTTTTTTCACTTCTTTTTTCTCTTCTTTTTTCTTTTCATCCGATTCTTCTTCCGGTTCCGATTCCGGTCCATCATCACCACCACCCGTCTGTTCATCCAGCGCGTCCTTGATTTTTTCCTTCGTGGTCAGAATCATATTATCGAACATGTTTTGAATATCGATTTTCTTTTGTAAGCAGCTGGCTTGTGAAAACATGGGCGCGTCATTCACCATTTTGTCTGCATTTTTTTTATACTCATCGCTTCCTTTCACGGAATCGTCGTACCCTTTTTTTTCAAGTAACGAGAACTGTTGGTTTTTCTTGCCGTTGCTCATATACTTTGCAATCAGTTTCGCTCCTTTAAGCTCGTACACGTAAATGCGCAGCTTATAATCTTCCAGTTTCAACCGTTCGCGTTTGGTATCGCTTTCAATCTCTCGAATTGTATCATCAAAAGTTCGAATATCTTCGTCCGCTTTTTTTATAGCATCGTTCACACTCTTGATATTCGCACTACTCGTAAACCCACTTCTCTTTCCATTCAGTTCATCTATCTCCGCTTTCCATTTATCAAGTGTTTTCCTACTTACACTATACAATTCAATTTTTTTGGCTTCGGCTGCTGCTGCTGCTGGTGATGTTGTTGTTCTTGCTGCTAATTTTGCTGCATCTTGAAGTGTGGTTATTTTTGCATCTAAAAAAGCTGTATCCGATGACAGTATGGGCGTGGTGGTATCTTTAAAAATATCGGTTATGATTCGTTTTTGTTCATCAATAATATCCTCTTCCAATTTTTTAATTCGTTTATTAATACCTTCTTTTTTTTGTTCGAGCAATTTTTTTTGTTGTTCTCTATCTTTTTTACTATTTTCTTTTTTTATTTTATCCGACTCAAAACTGTCTATTTTTTGTAAAATCGATTTGACTTCCTGGTTTTCTTTTCCGTACTGCAACTGGTTCATTTCAGAAACAATTTTTTCACGTTCTGCAAGTTTTTCTTTTTCCGCATCTCGAGCCTGGTTATACTCATCTCGAGTTGTTTCAACAGCCGCTCGTGTTGATGTGATTGTGGCTTGTACGGCTGGTTTTGCGGCTACAGCAGCTGCATACGCAGTTTTTGCATCAATCCATTTTTTTTCTGCCGTAACTCTTTTCGGTTTGAAGTCGGTGTCAATCTTATCTTTTAACTGTTTCGCTTGCGTTTCTTTTTCAAATATAAGCGTGTCTCCGGACTCATATTTTTTTTTAATGCCTGTACTTGGGCCGTACGACATTTCGTCTAAAACGTATGTGTCCAAGTAATAGCTTTGCGCAACAACCACTGGCTTGCCTGCAACGGTGGTTTGAATCTTGTCTTTTTTATTTCCCGTAACAATGACCCGGTTTTTTTTGAACAGCGTGTTCACAATAAACACAATGTTGTTATTCACCATTTTTATTTTATCTTCGGGTTTTACCGGACTACTTGGTGCAAGACGGTCGTCGCCGCCTTTTTTTATAAGCTCCCTCGCAAACTGCATGTACTCTAAAAACAGTCTTTTTTCAACAAATACCAGTGCCGGGTTTCCAACCGCGGTTTTGTAGAGTTGAAAATATTTGTCAAATATGTACGGCACATTGTGCGTGTCCGGCAAGTAAATAAAAAGCCGAGGGCCGCCGGATGAACCCGAAGCCGGTGGCGGTAAGTTCAACATATACGGTTTGAAATCAATGTCCTCTTTTTTGGAGTAGTTAATTACCGCATCTTTGAATTTGATTACGAGTTGTGTTTGTTCTATGGCGGCGTCTTTCGATGATGACGATGACGATGACGATGACGATGATGGATACGGATACATTTATTTCTACTTTCTATTTTTCTATTTTAAACTATTTTTCTAGTCTCTACTTTCTATTTTTATTTATTTATTTTTTATTTGTTATTTTTATCAGTCTATCTTTTACGCAAGTTCAAAAAAGTTGTGTTTTTTCAGCAACGCCTCATTCTTTTCGCGTTCCTTTTGCCGTTTTGCTTTTTCTAAAACTCCAATGGCCCGGTTAATTTCCACATCCGACACGAACTCCGTGCTTTTTTTGACTTCGCCGGTTTCCTTGTTGCGTTCGCGGATGTGCTGCGGCAAAATGCAGTACTCGCTCTCCTCGTTGGTCAAGTGGTCGGCAATGATGATAAAGCACGCGGTAATGATGAGCGAGTAATAAATGTTGCGCGTGCCCATCCACGCAATCGCAAACACCAGAATCTCCTTTTTCAAAATGTGTTTCAGGTACTCTTCCGTGGATTCGCTCAAATTCAGCTGCACGTACTTGGAGCCCACGTTCATAATGAGCATGACCAACCCTGCAAAAATGGCGCTGTTATTCAGTTCCGAAACGTAACCGTGCACCGACGAAAACGGCGACGCGCTTTCGGGTAAAATCGATATTCCGGGGAGTCCGGCTCCGGCTCCACCTTCTTTTCCTTTTCCTTTTTCTTTTCCAGTTTGTCTTTGACTTTTCATGGTTTATTATTTATTATAGGTTTTAATGTTTTAATTTTAATATTTCGATTATATTAACTGACTAGAAAATAAAGAAACCGTAAAATTAAAAAGATAAATAAATAAATAAATAAATAAATAAATACAATGGGTTCAGCCGACACGTCCAATACGTTGCTCATCATATTGGGGTTTGTCGGGCTATTAGTTGCTGCAGCTGTTTCTGTGGGAATAAGAGAAATTGAAAAAAATTGGCCGAAGCATCGGTGCAATCCGGGCGTCATGTTGACAGCGGGAGTTCTGTTCGGTTACGACACGCAAGAAAACTTCATGTACTGCATTCAAAACACGCAGTCCGGGTACATGAAGTACTTGATGGTGCCGTTCAATTACATGTTCACCCTGGTTGGAACCGTGGCAAACCAGCTTGTGAAAAACATTCAAAGCATTCGCCAGTTCATTAACAAGCTGAAAGAAAAAATCCTGCGCGCACTTCAGGACGTCATGGGCGTGGTGTTCAACGTCATCATAACCTTTCAGAAAATCATGATAAGCATGCGCGACATGATGAATAAGTTGGTGGGTATTTTTGCAACGGTACTGCACCTCATGTTGGGTTGCATGTGGACCATAAAGAGCATGTGGGACGGTGTAGCCGGAACACTGGTGCGGTCTCTCGGAACGGCATAACCGTAAAACGTAAAACGTAAAACGTTTGAAGCAAAAAATAAAAATAATTTCAGAGTATAACATAAGTCATAAAGTCATAAATGTGAATGTCCGACGATACAATAAAAAGCGAGAAAAGCGAAAGCGAGAAAAACGATGCATCCCCCATTTCACCTGAAAAGTTGATTCATCGTGTAACAAATATGTACAACAAGGGCGGATTTTCAGAACGCTACGGTACGGACATGATTATCACAAACGCCGTAATTTTAGCGAGTTTAATTGGAGTCACGTACTTTGTTGCAGACGCAAACATGACGCACGTGAAACAAACGTGGCGAACGCAGCGGTGCAAACCGTTCATTATGCCGCTGGCCGGACTCATCAACGCGCCGCAAGACGTGGATAAGTCCGAGTACACGAGTCAAAACTTCAACTTTTGCATTTCGGAAATGTTCAAGGCGGTGTTTGACAACGTGATATCCATATTTTACTACATGGTCGCAACCGTGACAAACGTGTTTAAAAAGTCGTTGGAAGCAGTTGAACAGTTTCGCGTATTTTTCAACCGGCTCAAGGAAAAGTTTATGAAATTTGTTATCCAAACCCTACAAAGCATAGTGAACTTCATCATACCGTTTATAAACATTCTCGTAAAACTGAGGGACATGATGAAGAAAATGGAGGGCATATTCCTCACCATCATTTATGCATTAACTGGCGCGTACATGACATTGCGAAGTTTGTTTGGAAACATACTCACGCTCTGCATCATTATTATTGTGGTATTGTTGGTCATTTTAATCATCATGTGGGTAGTGGTGGCTTTAACCTGGTCAATCCCGTTTTTACTTCCGTTTCATCCGCCCATTCTTGCCGCCGCAATCACGTTCACTGTCACCACGCTGGTCATTGTCATTCTGTTTACGATTGTTGCCGTTTTTTGCGGAATGGTGTTTAAAACAAACACGTCGGTGCCCAAACCAAAAGGAAAAGCGCAGTCGAAGATGGATGAGCACAAAGACGCTTAGCCGCTGGTTCATTCGGTTGCCTTGAACCCGTTATTAGTAATGTAGGAATAAATGCCGTCGCGTTCCGCAAAACACGCGTTATGGTATTTTTTTCCGTTGCAGCCCGTCACTTCCAACATGTCAGGAGGGCACGTCAGCGTGTAGTTGGCCGCTTTCTTAATGCAGACGTCAAACGGCGGAGTGGTGTCTTTATTTTCAACCAGCGCCTTTCTGTCTGCGTCTTTGAACTTGTCCAGTGACAGCATTGACTTGATTCCGCCTGTAAACTCGTCCCACGTGTCAACGCATTCGTCGTCGTCATAACTTTTTTCGGCGGTTTCCCAGTTGGACATCATGCCCTCGCACGCCGGATTTACTACGGTGTGTTCAACCGCGGCGAGCACGAACAAAAACAACCCGATGCAAAGTAAAAGGTAAATTCGATTGATTGCCATAAACGTAAACAATAATCAAGTCTTCATATTATTGTTTTCGATTTTTTTTGTATTTGGTATTTGGTATTTGGTTATCCCGCGTTATGTTGATTCAAGTACGACGCTTTAATCTTCATCATGGTTTCGCGGTCGGGTGGCTGAAGCGCCTTTCCCGCTTCCCCGCCAAACACGTTGGGATACTTGGACGTGGCATACGGGTCATTATCTCCCGCCTGGTCAATTAGACGGGTGATTTCGCTTATTTGTTGCGGCGAAATCACGCTGTCGTAGCGACTGGACGCGGCTGACGCTTTGGCGTTGATGCTGTGCAATCGAAACGCGCCCATGCCCGGACCATCCCCAGGTCCCATTCCGTCGTCGTAGGTTTCGCCGTCGGCGACATCAATTCCGGCAATGTGGGATGTACTGGGACACAGTCCGCCTTGCAAATCCGTTGGACTGGGGCGAATGTTGTAAATGGACTCGCCTTGCGCGTTGATAGAGTGTTGTAAAAACAAAATGGGGCACTTTATGCCCTGACTTCGCAGCCATTCAATGAATTCAATGTACTCTTCTAAATTGTCGAAGCGGATAGGGTTGACGCCCGGGATTGTGGCAAGGTTCGTGTTGTGCAAATAAAGCGTGGTCCCTTTTTGGATAAGCAAATTTGGGCACCGTTTTTTTGAACCACCATCATCGGGTATGCCTGCGCTCGAAGCGCCCGACGCTCCCGCTGAAGCACCCGCTGAAGCACCCGAAGCACCTGATTCAAATCCTTCCCGAGCCCGAACATTCAGTCGTCCGCTTCCGGTAACATATGCACCAACTAAAAACACGATAAAAATGAAAAAAAGTTTTACATTATCGCTCAAGTTGTTCAACATTCTGTCTATCTATCTATTTATCTCTAACTCTTATTATACTATTTTAAATTTTAAATTTTAATTTTTTAAATTCGAATTTAAAATTTGAATTTAAATTTGAACAAATCCGCTAACAAACAAACAACGGAATATTCTAAAATCGTCGAACGCGTCGAATCGCGGTATAAGACGCATTGTGCTCGTCGCCGCCTGCACTGGTGTCGTTGTAATTCTTGTTCACGGCCTGCTGTTTGCGAAACGCAATGTAGTTGGAGCTGTCGTACACATACTTGGGGTTGCAACTCGCGGCTTGGATATTCGTGCCATCATTCTGGTCGCGAACGCGGCCCGCGGATGTTTTCCAAGCGCCCGCAATGCTTTGCTTGACACCGTTGACCTGGTTGGGTCCGCCGGACGAGTAGTTCATGCGCGACAAGTAGTCGCCGGCATTGTTCACCGCGCGAAACGGGGTAATGGCACGTTTATAGGAATTGATGCTGGGTTTGACGTTGACGTTGCTCCAAGCTCGGCGAAGCGTGAACCGAAGCGTTTCGCCCTCAGAGCTTTTATTCAGGGCTCCATTATAATAAGTTGCCATATTGATTTGATTTGATTGGTTGATTGAATGTTTGCTTATATTGTATACATGTACAAAAAAAATAAAACGGGCTTACAAAACTCCAAAACTACAAAAAACACAAAACTACAAAAAAATTAACTTTTTCAACCAGGAAACCTGCATATGGGACACGTCGGATGACTAGTCAGCCAGTTTGAAATACACGCGGTATGAAACTTGTGACCGCACACGAGCATGGACCATGCCAATGACGACTGTGACGTTCCTTCTAAACAAATGCAGCATTCATGTTCTTGTTCAGAATATAGAAACTTAATAGGTATCATTGCTACATGATGACGTGCTACATGATGACGTGGATGCAGCGTCTGTGTTCCATTTCTACAACAGTAAACCGTCAGCAACAAGCCCACTGAAAAAATTACAGATACCGCATAAATTAGCGTCAGTCCTAAAATGTGCACTTTAAAAATAGTTTCGCCAGCCGTACACCGGTTTATAAATTCGAACTGGGGAGGGAATGTGAATATAAAGTATCCAATTTTTAACGCCAATTCAACAAGTGAAAAAACAAGCCTTGATTTAGGCAGCAACGCCGTTTTCCACGCTTGGAACTCGTGCACCGTATTAAATAATGTGCCGTACCGTTTATAATGACAGTACTCGTATCGTGCGCTGTTGGCGGTGGACAGGGCCATGGCGACCAACATTGACATGTAATAAAAATAAAAACTTGAACCTGTGCACAAAGTCAGCGTGTTTGCGTACACAATAACTCCCAATAGCTTCAAACCCACATACATTTTCGGAAAGAACCGAGTGTCGTCATATACAAACGGTACAAGCGGTACAAGCTGGTGCGGTTGCGGTTGCTGACCCGATGCGGATGCGATACTGTCAGTTGATTCAAATACGTAGTCGACCGCGTAGTCCATACTTCATATTATAACGCCAATAAATATGTCATGAATTTGTATTTATTTCATTTTATTTCATTTGATGGTTCAAATGTTTCAAATAACATTCGATAAGGTGAAACCGAATGCTGTAAAACCGACTTTCATTCGCGGAATTGATTTGAACTGCGTTGTTGCAAGCGTAAAATCCGGACAACATTGGCAAACACGGAACCGGGTCGCTGTTGTGGAAATAATGGGTGGCTGCATGAACCGTGTGTTTCTCGACCAGGCGGTTATACAACACTGAAAAGTCCCAGTTTCCTACTTTCGGACTTCCAAAAGTAATATTGGACACGCGCAAACCGTTCAAACCGTTCAAACCGTTCAAACCGTTTAATCCGTACAACAAACAAGGGGTTGCTAAAATCGACACTGCACCACCTAGACTGTGTCCCGTCAGCGTAATTTGACGTATGGGGCGCTTTTCATCCCGAAGATGCCGCTGCACTACGTCAAACAGCGCGTACTTCATAACGCCATACATTTCATGAAATCCTGAATGCACCATTGGAACGCCGGACTTTGTTTTTGATTCGCGTTCTTCGTGCAAGTATAGCGGAGTGTAACAAATATCGGTACATTTGTCCTTGTCCACACGCACATCGGTTAAAACATCTCTTACCGTTTTGGTTCCGCGAAATGCAATAATGAGCTCATCTTCGTAGTCGCCTTCGTAGTCGCCTTCACAGTCGCCTTTACAGTCGCGTCGCATTTTTGCGTACACAAACTGCGTGTCCGTGTTTCCAATGTTGTTGTAGTCACCACAAGAAAACACTTCAAACGGCGATACGAAATGCGGCTTAAGCTGTTCCCAAACGGGAGCCCATTCTTCACACGCCGACGGCCAAAGCGCGCGTGTTGTGTTCAAAATTTTGATATCTGCTTCAGTTTGATACGCCAAAAACGAGAGAAATAGCGCACGTATACTTTCACTATGTGCTTTCGAATTCGAATTCATGATTTTCATTTCCATTTTTTATCCTTAACTACTTATTTTTATTTGCAGTATTTATTTTATTTATTTAATTCTTGCTCTTCCTTTGGCGTTATAGACTCAAACTCCGATTGAACCACGCAATTACTACTACTACTAATACTACTAAAATTCATGCTGTTGAGAATATCCAGTTTGGCAATCGTTCTATCCAAGTCGCTTTTTCCAGTACCGTGGAACAAGTAGTCCATTTTGGGAGACACTTCATTTTTTTTGATTTCGCGATAAACGGCGTCTATTTTTTGAACCACGTTGTTTATTTTGTCCTTGTAATCGGGTAAAATGATGTCTTGGCGCGTTGCGTACGGCTGCGTAAGCAAGGACACTGCAAAGTACAGCAAGTATCGGCGTTTTTTTTTAACTGCCAACGTGAACCGAATGCAGTACAGTTTGAACAAGCACTCTACTATTTTTGAAGTTAATTTTTTATCGGTTGATGCTGGCGTTAAAGACGCTTGTGTTAAAGACGCTGACATAGAAGAAGACGCTTGCTTGTTTACGATTTGCCAAACAATCCAAATGGGGTCCATTTGCAGCTTGTCGTCTACAGGAACGTTTGCGCGGCGTTCGCACCGGCACGCCACCTTTTTATTCCGACAAATCGCATTGAATTCCATAATCCATTCCAGCCAGTAACACGCAAAGTGCGAACTACTGCCCGACTCGTTTGACAAGTGAAACGCAAACTCGTTCAGCGCAATGAACAGTTCGGGTGGGTCTCCTTTTATAAATACCCCGTCCAAGTAATTCACGTGCGGCGCTTTCAACTTTTCCGACATGGTTGTAATATCGTACTCTTCGGTTTTGCACACTTTAATGTTTTCGTACTGGTGCAGCTTGTTCGAGTAGCACAAAACTGAAACCATTTCGGCAAAGAGCGACCGGATTTTGGGGTTGTTCCGCATGCGCATCTCGTTCCCTGTGTACCCGTTTGCCATAACGCTTTTAAATGTTTCGTATCGCAAATGAATGTAGGTGGGCAGTCGCGGGTTCGCCAAGTGCACGTACTTGCCCATGAAGTTGAGCAACGTTTCCCACAATTCAATGAATTTTCCGGCGCAAATGAGTTCCGCCGACCAGTTGCAAGCGGGTTCAATTCGAGAATTTGCCAATGACTTCAAAAGCGCCTTAGTAACGTCGCTTAACTTGTACTTTGAAAATGTGATTCCGCGAAACTCGCTTTCGCTGCGAATGTCGTTGATTTCAGGAAACCCGTTTTTTGAACTGCCACTGCCACCGCCACTACCACCGCTTTCCATTTGGGTTATTTTATGTTATGTTTGTATTTTAGTAATTTCAATACATAAAAATAAATTCTACCCCCTGCCGCAATTGCAACACATGGTTTTAATAAAATCGCTAGTGCACGTGGTGCGACTGGTTGGAAGGGCGCATTTAATATACACATAGGATGTTGGCGGCGAGTTGAGTGTATCGTTTGCGATACGGTAGTCTTCAAACGAACTTAACGAATCCGTGGAGTATTTGAAGTTTTTAGCGCCTGGTGTAGAGTCGGTTGTGGACGCGGATGTGTCGGAGAACGATGAATCGGATAGGGTCAGTGTTAACACCGTTGTTGCGGGTTGACGACTTAACGGGTTCAGGGTTGGACTTTTCGAAGGATTCATAGGATGGTTTAAGTGTTATGATATGATTTGATTTTATGATTTGATTTTATGATTTGATTTTATGATTTGATTTTATTTTATGATTAAATAATAAAGTAATAAAATTAAACTAAAATAAATTAAAATAAATGCAAGCTTTACGAGATACACTGACGGCAGGTACAACGGGGAAATGGTACATACTGTTTGCGCTCATGGTTGTGATTTACTTGCTGGTTTGGATAAATCGAAACTTTGCGCCGAAACGCAACAGTATAGGTATAGAGGGCTTTGCAAACGGGCAAACCAAACAGTTTGAAACCAAAACGGGTAGCGCAATTTACGACGACTTTTATGCCGACGTGTACGACGAACTGTTTTTTCAACCCAATAAGCTGGATTACGAGGTGTCTTCGGTCATTAAAGAAGCCGATTTGGCACCCAACGGAACGCGCGTTTTAGATATTGGCAGTGGCCGCGGCCATTTTGTCGATAAAATGAAGCAAGATGGCTACTCCGCCATGGGACTGGAAAAGTCCAAAGCCATGATAGACGTAAGCAAGCGCATTCACCCTGAAAGCGAAGTTAAACATGGAGATGCCATGGACCCAATGGCGTTTCCACCCGAAAATTTTACGGTCATTACGTGTCTCACGTTTACCGTGTACTACATGCCGGACAAGCGCCAGTTTTTTGACAACTGCTTCCAGTGGCTGTCGCCGGGTGGCCACTTGGTGGTGCACTTGGTCGACCGTGAAAAGTTCGACCCCATGGTTCCCGCCGGAAAACCGTTTTTTCTGATTTCTCCGCAGAGTCAAGCAAAGAAACGCATCACTGGCACATCTGTAAAATTCGAAACGTTTCAGTACAAGTCCGAATTCAACCTTAAAACCGACAATGACGGGGTTCTGACGGAGACATTTACGGATGATGCGACCGGCAAAGTTAGGCAAAACATTCACAAGTACGACATGCCGCACCACAAAGCCATTGTTAAAATCGCAAAAGAAACAGGGTTCATTGTCAGCGCGCATGTTGACTTGGTGCACTCCATGAACGAGTACCAGTACTTGTACTTTTTCAAACGCCCAAACTGATTGAGATGATGAACACTAAATACCTTTATACACACTCCCAAAACAGTGATTTCATTAAATGCTTACTCTCCTAAAACGTCAAATATACATTTTAAATTTATATTTGTACTTTTAATTTAAAATGGTTACAGAACTCTCGTTGAACTGAATTATAAGGTTACGTTACGTTACGTATACAGTTTACTGTTCTCCACATTTCGCGTCACTTCTTTAATGAACTTGTCGGTGTCCAAAAGTTCATCAATGTTTTCTTCCCATCCCATGCGGTACTTGAACAAGAATCCAACCAGACCCGCCATGGTAATGTTCTTGCTTTGAATGCATTTGTAGAACGATTCAAAGCTCTTGTCCACAACGTCCTGACTTTCTCCCGTTTTTCGCATCATGTCCATGAACAAATTGTGCACGTCGGATTTTTTCGGGTAGTTCATGTGAATAATCATGTCGGTACGCCCCTGCCGAAGAAGCGCGTGGTCCAAGTTCTCGGGATGATTGGTGGTGATAAACGAAATCAGCCCCTTCCGGTAGCACACTCCGTCCAACAAGTTGAGCAAGTTGCTGAACGTGAAAAATTTGTTGTCCTGGGTGCCCGTGCGCTTTTCAAACAAGCAATCAATGTCTTCAATCAGCAGCAGTGACTTTTCCGGAATGTCGCGAAAAGCGATGAGCGCGACGCTGTTATCAATGTCATGGTTTATCGAAAAAATGCACAGGTTGTACCCGATTTCTTTGCACAGCGCTTTTACAATACTTGTTTTACCGCTTCCCGGAATTCCGGTAAGCAAGTAGTTTTTCTTGTACGGAATTCCGAACTCGTCGTACTCCTTTTCATTAGCGATAAAATCCACAATGTCCTTACGAATGCGCGACTTGGCTTTGGCGTCAAAGTACACGGTTTTCAGGGTGCGCGACGGAATCTTGTTGTACCGAATCCATTCGCCGTACTTGTTCATGATAAAAATGTGCAGCTTCGTGTCGTCTTTCTCGTTCAGCTCGCCGTACCTATCGGCCTCCACATAAAAATCATGAAAGTCCTTGCACGACGATGACACGATTTTCAGGCACTCATACTTTTCAGCGGCGTCTTGCGTGCCTACCGTGGTTGTTTCCTGAGTGTACGTTACCGTTAGGATTACGCCGGGCTTGTACTCGTACTTGTACGAACCGTATCCAAGAATCATGTACGAACGGTCAGCTCCATCATACTTGTAGGGACGACGCACCACTTTGAAGGGGATGGTCTTGGGTTCTTGTGGGACATTCAACGGTGTTACGCGTTCAATGGTATTGTACATGTATGACAAAATTTGACCAATCACGCACGATGCTTCAACAAAGTATTCATAATGCCCAGTGGGGAGCAATGCAAAATCGATTTTAATTTTTTTTTTCTCGTCGGTTTCCGCTATAACGGGACCCATATCCGCCGCTTCATCAGCTCCAATGGATTTATTTGCTTCTATAGCTGTGCCCGTTGTATCCTTTGTATCCATATTCAATTTAGATGCGTCCATGACTGCATAATATAAGACATAATGCAGTCATGTGTTTAAGTGTGTTATGTATATGTATTGTATGGTACTCGTTTATTTATAGTAAGGTTGGTTCTACGGTCGGCTTTGCATCGGTAACCGTCATGAGGTTTAAGTTAACACCATGAAACAAGTCCACGGGTGGTACTAGATTGGAAATGTACTGAAGCACATCGGTAAATGTTATTTTTGGTTTCGAACTGTGAGAAGAGGTGTCGTTCCTTTTGGCACAGTACACGTCTCGGTGCAGTCCATACAAAATGGATTTCACAAACTTGCTTCCGCATATTGCATGCGCCGTGTTTTTCAAGATGAACACGTCCACGTATTTGGAGTACACGTGTTTGGCATACTCCAAAATCCGCGTATTAAACTCATTGAACGCGTCGGTATCTTCTGGAAAAAGTGCCAAGTGCTGTTTGATTTCCTTTGACCGTTTCAGACTGCAGTACATGAAAAACATGCGAGCCTTTGCCTCCATCGGTGTTTTCTTCGCGGTTTCGTACGCGGGATTCCTCAACTTGAAACTCCATCCGGAGTGTCGCGACCCGTGAAAAACTACCCCCATTACCCTGTACGGGGTTGTTCCGGCAGGGTTTGCGTAGGTCATGTGTATGGATAAAAAAACGGGGGTGTACGCGTAGTTTCGAGGGACATAGAACCCTGCACCCTTCCAATCTACCGCATTTCTTGGGTGACGCGTAACGGTTAGCGTGTCATTGTTAACAGTGTATGCCGCAATGTAGTAAAGCCGTGGCTCAATGACAGGAGCTATCATCGGATTTTTGGGATGCTGCAGCACGAGACTGTATGCATAGTTTGGATTCAGTGTGGTCAAGTCAATTTTGTTGGCCACTATCGCTTCCAAAAACAAGTGACGGAACGTTATTGGAACAGACGTTTCCGTAGTTGGAGCCGGAACAAACACCCCCGCTCCCACAACACCTTTGGTCGAAATTTCCCAACCGGACAATGTCAGCGCGTCTGATTCGACTGGTTTTGTTTCCGCATTTACCGGCCCCGGCGCGCGAAACAAGTGAAACATAGTGCCTTCGACAAATTCTTCAATATAAGAGAACGCGCTTGAAAAATCGGAGATACTCAACGATTGAAGAGCGATTAAATCCGAAGCGTCGTTGCATCGCAGCGTTTTTGGAGGTGAAAATGACACAATTTGACCGGTGTTGTCCAGAATCACGGACCGAAATAAACCGCGTCCTTGAATATCGGCTTCTATAGCCGAAGATGCAGTGGAAGAGTCAATGCCCGACGCCGCCGCCTCAGGCGCAGCTGTAAGCACGTGTTGGCTAACACACAATGCATCTGCAGAATACATGGGTTGAAATACATTTTTTGTATACTTGATTACATAGTACACGCCGGTGGGGGTTTTCCATTTTTTTACACTCATACTCAAACTGTTGAGCAAGGTCGCCGTATCCGGGTGTTTATCATCGAAGCCATTTTTACGCAACAGTCCAATCAGACGCTGGATGTCGCTACTATAACACAACTTATAGTCGGTGCTGTACCCGCTTTCAGTAGTGGTGGTGGGCATGGTGTTGTTATTATTTGTTACGATTTGTTAAAAATAATATACGCGTAATCTTTAATATGTTTACATACAATATACAACACATCAATACACATACCCGCACAAACACGTCCTAGTCCCGGTTACATGAACACTATCGAGTTGGAATTTATTAAAACATATACGACTGTCAGTAAAAAAACGTCAGAATTTAAACATAAGTTGGGTGCGATGCGTGACATGTGCGACTCGTGTAAGTTAGGTGTTTCTGAAACTGACAACGTGGTGTATATCGATAAACCCTCACTGTTTCAAGGCGTGTCTAGATGGTTTTACGGACAAAACCGAGCCGTGATAACGCAGTACCTCTACAAAGAACTTATGGAAAGTGACGGCCTCCTTTCACTGATTAAAACCTTGCGCGACAAGTGTGCCGAACTGTTCATGTACTGTCCTATCACAACAACGCCATCAACAACAGCTACAGCAGCTACAACAGCTACGACCACAATACCCGTATCCGTATATGGATTTCGTCAATATCACACGTTGTCTGTATCCAACAATACTCGAAAAATATTCAAAACGCTGTGTGTTCAAAACATTGAACTCCTCAACATTGTAGCGCACGGACTTGGTAAGTTATACATTACGTACGAAATTGATAACAATCCCGACCGCGACAGTAATGGCGACCTTATTCACTTACCCTACTTTAACGACCCCGCTCGCAAATATAGCTTAACCGAACGCGTGGTTAAATATATTCAAGAAATGCAAAAACGAGTAAAATTTGAACGCGTGCTTTTGGAAAGCGTGCTTGACAAATTCAACACGATTGACGTGTTTTAACGTCACGTAACTACTTGCAACCAAGACTCACGCCGTTGGGGCCAATTTTTGGGCAGGTCGCATTGATGACCTTGATAACATCCTTAACAGGCTTAACAAGGTGTGGTCGGATTTCCGAATACGAAGGCAGTTTCATAGCCGCCTTCGCGTCAACATCGAAATCAGAAAACGAGAGATTGGAGTCAGAGTTCATTGTGGGTGGTTTATACACTATACTATTATTTATTTTTAAGTCGAAATTATCAAAAAACAAAATAACAAATCGCTAAAAGACGATGTTTTCATCAATCCATTTTTTAATGGACGTGTTCACCGGAAATAAAATTTGATTTACGCCGTTGATATAATGCAAATAATCTTCTTGTGAACCATCGCTTCCGGATGTTGTGTCGGACCCGTACCCGTGTCCTAACATTAAAAGCACGTTATGTATTACAATCAAATCACGTTTTGAGTATTTGTCAACGATTTTACAAAATACAGCATCAATACTGTTGTTGTTACTTCCGCTTTCGCTTGGTACTGTGCTAGACCCCCCCGAACCCGAACCCGAACTTATAATGTCCATTGTAGCTGCTGAACCAGCACTGCCGTGAGTATACTCCAATCGATTCACTGCAATTTGTTTGTACATGTTTAGCGTGTGCAAAATGTGTGGTCGGTTCGTATTGGTGTACGTACGAATCAACTTTTCCAAACCTTTTACCGCGTTGGATACCAACAGCGAATATAAGTCGGGCATTTCCGTTGACAAGAACGCATAATATTTATTGAACCGTGTAAACACGTTGAACAAGTAGCACAAGTCGTCTTGGGTATCGCTGTTGTACCACCTTGCCATAGACTGTGTATAATCCGGCGGTTGAATGATGAGCATATTGCCTTTAATTGCCAGCTTAGTACCCACTGGATAAAACGATACAAACCCGACTTGCAAAATGGCATGTAACGGTTCTAAAATGGTTTCAAACCGCTCTTTTGACCGTTTTTTATTATTTCCTGTGATTGAATACAACATTTTCAATGCATTGGCCATGAGTTCTAAATCACTTATATCAATTCTAGACGTGAGACGTAATATTTTATATTTTGTATGAGTTAAATGTAAAGTATAAGTTGTGTTTATATTTTTTATGTTTTTATTGAAAACAAAACATAAAAAAATGCTTTTTTTTTATTTTTGTGAGTTTTTATTTTTGAGTTTTATTATTTACTTTTTTGATTTTTTTACTTTTTGAGTTTTTTATTTTTTACTGTTTTGAGATTTGAGTACAACATACATACAACTCCAACTTACAGCTCGCCATTTATAAACATGGACATCACCGTTGGAGTAGATGTGTCAAATCCGGACAAGTTCAGCGTGTTTTTGTCTTTCGGGTCTGCAATTGTCAAACAGTTGCTTGCCATTCCAACCACAATGAGTTTGGCATCGATTCCCATTTTTTTCCGGTAAAGTTCAAGTGCTACTTGGGGATGAACGGTAGGAGCATACGTTTCGGAATCAGTGTACACAATGAACGCGTCAATTGGAATGCTGTTATCCGTCGCATGTTTCATCGGCATGGCGCAGTCGGTTCCTCCAAACGTGTCATCCGTTCCGCGAATTGCATCGTTCAGCGTGAGCCCCGGTTTTGTGAAGGCGTGCTTGACGTTTTTGAACGTGGTTGTGAAGGAGTACACGTGCGTGTTGTCTCCGATTCGTCCTTGTTCATCGCGTTCTGCAAGTACGGTCGCCATGGCCATTGCGACAGACCCTTCACGGCACGATACGGTACTTGACCCCGCACAAAACGCCATGGTCATACTTCCAGACACGTCCAGCGCAATCATGATGCGTTTGCCGGTGCGAGGAATGTTTCCAAATGACATGACGAACGCATTTGACAGTGCGGTTACAATGTAGCTGTCTACCGACCATGTCATGGACCCTAACTCTCCCGCGCCTTTCGAGTACACTTTCATTGCAACCAGTATCGCAAACGGATGCAGCTTGGAGTCGCGAATTTGTTTTTCGTTTCCAAGCATTGCAACAATTTCTTGTCGTCGACTTGCAGCCACCCCAATGTTGGAAAGCTTTCCCAGGTTTCGAATGAGTGCAGTCATTCCCATGTCCTTCAACAAATGGGCCCATATTGCGGGACTGGACATGAGATGCGTTGGCAAATGTTCGCGCTGCACTCGGCGCACGGTTGTCATGGTAGCAAGCGCTGCATCTGGCGTGATTTTTTCATTTGAAAGCTGTATCAACGCCTTGAGAAACCTGGCGACCGAAACAACCGGCGACTCGTGAATCTTTTCTTCGGTTGTTGCTGTTGCTGTTTCTGTTGTTGCGGTTGAAGTGGCTGTTGCTGTTGCGGTTTCTACTGCAGATGCAGCAACCGGACGGTCAGCAACTTCACGCGCAAAGATGACCAACTTTGTAAAGTCAAAATCACTTTGAGCGCGTGAATATTTTCTCGTGAGATTTGCAACGGTTTCGAAATGAGAAATGATGAAAGGTTCCAAGCGAAATTCGGGAATGTCAGTTGCCGGCAACCGGAATTCCAAATGCTTTCCTGCTCCGATACTGACCAACGTTTCACACAGCTTGGAAAATGGCTCATTGGTTGCAAGCGGAAGTGTCAACGTTTCTCCAGCCATGTCACCGGTTAACATTCGAATTTTTAGCTTTAGTACAACATCAATGGCTTGTGTCGCTGGCGCTTGTGTCGCTGGCGCTTGTGTCGCTGGCGCTTGTGTCGCTATTGCTTGTGTCGCTATTACTTGTGCCGCTATTGCTTGTGCCGGAGTTTCAATGGCTTGAAGTCGTCTCAAAAATTCGGTGCGCGCACTGGATGCCGGTATCACTGTTCCCGTTTTGGTTTTTCGTTCGGGTTTGTCCTCTTTCATAATCCACTCCAACACCATGCGGGCTCCGTCGTCGCGCATTTCACTTGGGTTGATGTGCAACAGCGAAATCACGTCCTTGTGCGTCCATCCTTCACGATTCTTGTATTTGGTAAGCAGAACTGCAAGTTCAGGTCCGGTACGGCTGGTGTAAAGCTTTGTGAACGCTGAACGAACCCCCGCGCCCATACCCTTTCCAGGTTTCTTCTTGTCTTGTGACAAGTCTCGAATGTACTTGAGAAGCATGAACCAGTGTGTTGGAATACGGCACACGTCTTGAATTGCAGCCAGTGCAGCGCGTTTGCATTCAACGTCTTCTGAAAACACAATAACCGCAGCAAGTGACAGCATGGTCATTTCTTGTTTGGCAGCACGGCCTTTCACGGAAACGTCCACAATGTCTGCAACAAGGTGTTTGCACGTGACTGGATTTGCCACTGCTGCGAGGATGCATCTGGAGATGCAAGTCGAAACTTGACCGCCCGTCTGGTAAAAGTTACCATTCTCAGACTTGCTTCCAATGATGAGGTAGCGCATCCATTCTTGTTCCAGTGGGAGCGGAAAAGAAAATCCGCCCGCGTTGTTTGCCACTTGTCCGGGAAGACCGATGGTTTGCGGGATTCTTGCACGGGCTTCAAGTGTTGGATTTTTTTGAGCAGACATTGCCTTTACAACCGTCGATGTCGATGTCTTCGATGCAGTCTTTGATTTCTTTCCTGGCATTCTATCCTATATGTCGTATTGTCGTATTGTCGTGTTGTCGTGTATTGTCGTGTTATAAATTAATCCAGACCATATCTTTATATCAATTTTTTATATGTAAAATGTAAAATAGAACTTAAACTCTTTTTACATAGATATCGAGATATCGAGATAGCTATATAAATGACGCCGCCAAAAAATGATAACGACACGGTTGTGAATGAAATTGTATCAAATGTTACAAACTATTTAAAACAAAAAAGCATTCCATATATTACGATGGATGGAACAAACGTAACAAGTATAAATATGCAGAAAGGCGATGTCGACATTGACACCAATGGTATAATCAAAATTGAAACCGTTCATGTGAATACGCCGGTGAAATGCATTGCCGACTTGTTGCGCATTTGCGAAACGCATGAGCTTGCAGAAAACGTCCGGTACAATATTGACATGAAAGCGCTCCACAAAATATATCCGCATTTGCGCGAATTAAACAACATGATTGGTATGACCGCAATCAAACAAACCATCGTTGACCAAATTATGTATTTTATTCAGCGGCTGCATTTGACATGTGACTCAAAGCCTACGATTGATAATAAACCGCTTCCTCCAGTTCACATTCACATTACAAAAAAACGCAATACCCTCCCGCCGTCGGGGGCACCGGCTGCAGCACAACCGTCGAGGGCGCAGACGTCAACACAGGCTGCAGCGCCACCTGAAGAAGCACCTATCTCCACCTTATTTTCATTTTTCATTTCAGACGCCGCCGCCGCCACATTGAAAGAAAAAGAAAAACCACGCGAAGAATCCAAAAAAACGACATCCGCATCCGCATCCGCGTCAGCATCCAGTCACAACGCCAATATTTTCAAGTTCCCAGCAAATGCAATTTTTGCACCTTCCTTTTTAGGACCTCAACCAAGCTTGTTTTCTCCAAAAACATCTGCAAACGAAAACGCAAACGCAGAAGCGGGTGACTACATGCACACCGTGCTATACGGTCCGCCCGGTACTGGAAAAACGGAAGTTGCCAAAATACTCGGCAACATATTTTGTAATCTGGGAGTTCTCAAATCAAACACGTTCAAAAAAGTAACTCGGTCCGACTTGGTGGCGGGGTACTTGGGACAAACCGCCATTAAAACGCGTGAAGTCATTGACGCCGCAATTGGGGGCGTGCTCTTTATTGATGAAGCGTACGCGTTGGGCAACACCGAAAAACGCGACAGCTTTTCAAAGGAGTGCATTGACACGCTGTGTGAAGCTTTGAGTGACCACAAACACGAGCTCATGGTGATTATTGCCGGCTACGAAAAAGAGCTGAACGACTGTTTTTTCAGTTACAATGAAGGCTTGTCGTCTCGGTTTACGTGGAGGTACAAAATTGAAAATTATGACGCGGTAGAACTGCGCAAAATATTCGAAAAAATAATGAAGGACCATCATTGGACGTTTGACAGTAAAGAGACGGATGCAGCCAAAGACGAGTGGTTCAAGTCGCGGGTGCATTACTTCAAATACTTTGGACGAGACATTGAAGTTTTTTTTACAAAAACAAAAATAGCGCACAGTCGCCGCGTGTTTTATTTGCCGGAAAGCGCCCGCCGAAAATTTACCATGCAGGATTTAGATGCCGGGTTTGAACTGTTTACCGCAGCGGACGACGTGAAGTCTCGCGGACAACTACTGTCAGGCCCTGCTGCAACAATGTACCTTAAAAAAAAAGAAAAAAGAAAAAAGAAAATGAACAAAGAAACAAAAAAACAAAGAAACCAAGAAAAAAACAAGGAATAAGGTATTGCCAAATAAAAATAAAATACAAGGTAAATTAATAGACGTAATAGTAATATACGTAATAGTAATAGAAAAAATAAAATAGAATGACTCAGCCCACTGTACCAACAATTGCATCGTATGCAGACATATACCAAGAACGACCCTATTACACGGACAAATACAGTGACAGAAAATATGACCGGCTGGTTCTATTGAAACGCGAACGCCGGAAGCTTGAAATGATGATTCGAGACTATTACAAACGGTATAAGGCATATGCCGAGTACATGAAGTCTCGAAACGGGGACTGGAACGATTACGAAGGTCGAAACGATATGGCCGGACTAGGACTGGCACCAGGAGACAGCAGCGAATCAGCAGGATGGTACTACATTGGGGAATCTGACACCGTCGAAGAGTGCAAACGCGCTGCTTTGAGAGATGATAAAATGTATACTCGAATTGTGCACTACACTCCCGAAAAAGGATACGAAGGAACGTGGAAGTACTCGTGTTATGGCAGCGTTCCCGGCGCAAAAACCAGCGAGAATTCGCGGTTCAACTCAATCGGCGTCACTACTGCTGATAGAACGTACTGGGTAGATGAACCTGTTTTAACCGCGGATGCTGCAACCATTCTTCCACCATCCGAAACGACAACTACGGCCAACTATTCTGGATGGACGTATCTGGGTAAATATCCCAACGCTGCCAGAGAAATAGAAACCAATGCCAACGGGCTGTACGCGTGCAAAGAAATGGCAAAAAAACCAGACGCTAATGTACCTGTTAAAACGGGTTCGGATACCGTAGTCATGAATTTCGTCGCGCCGGGAGCATCCACTTCAGAGTTCAATACTATTCTATACCTGGATGGAAACTATTCAAATGATGCGTTGAAAGGCGCGTGCTATGCACGAGGCGGGCCGCCGCTTAGTACAAATACCATCTTTTTATACAGGGTAAAACCGACAACTACGGTGGTGGCGAATACAACCACCGACATTTCGTCCGGGTTACTGGTTTACAATAATGCAAATCAGTCCGATGCTACCGTTTTGTATTTGTCAAAAAAAGACCTTCAAATCAAAAACACGCCTCTCCCAACGGCGGGTGGACAAATAACCATTCAAAGTCCAGACAATGCGGCAAAGTACCAAATTTGGACAGTCAATGCAGCAGCATCTACACTCAGCACCGTGAACTATGTTACTATCCCGGTTACAAAAGTGTATGACTCGGATTACAAGTACTGGAATGCGCCCGAAAACAGTAACGTCGTGGTTACGCTTGGTAATAATGTAAGTGGAGCTACGACATCGTACCAGACGCGGTGCGCTGACACCGTAGGTGGGGACACTGGCGACTTTGAAGTGAGTGGAAACTCGGGTCCGCCAATTTTAAAAAGTCAAATGGTAAAAGACTTGCGCGAACGGTACGAAGCAATTATGGCTTTAAAATCGAAAGTGGACATGCAGTTTGAGCCGGTACCTGAAATCAGCAACTTTCTGTCTGACACGCTGAATGATGCCGTGTACCAAATGCAAACCAAGTGGGAACCAAAAGTGAATGCGCTTGCAAACAAAGTAAAGAACCTGGAGGTGAACAATGCCATGATGGACAATGCTGATTCGCACATTCAGATGAATACCAACCGTTACATTTTCGTGTTTTACACGATTTATGCGGCGTTGTTCATATGCGGGTTGTTTTATTTACTCAAGGCGGACGATGATGCGCCGGCCGTAAAGTATGTGCAAATCGCGCTGGTGGGGTCGTTTATTCTTTGGTTGGCGTACCATGTTACGCAATACAACATGTAACGAAATAACATTTGGTTTGATTTATTTCGTTTCATTCATTCTTTATTCATTTAAAGATTAACGCGCGGCGTGTGTCGTTGGCCGTGACCGTATTTTTTTACGGCAGTCCGAGCCATTTTATACGCTTTGCTCGTGGCGTGGTTGCATCCTTTGTCCAGAATTGAAAAGTCCACCGCTGCGCTTTTCCCACCGGTAATTGCGCTGGCTAAACGCGCCCGTCCCCATGAGTGCGCAGTTTGGTTCGGGCGGCTACCAGATGAGAAATACGCGCCTTGCCCCTTTCTCTCGATTTTTGAGAGGGCATTTATGCTACAGCCCGTTTTTTTCGCCAGTTCGCGAGACGGTACTACCTTGTCTATCTTATAAATGCGTTCAGCGCGAACAATATGGTCTGATTTTTTGGACGGAAATGACGAAACCTTGCGGCGTGTATGATAAATGCCTTTCCGATACAAGCGACGCGATAGCGTCAACTCGCGTCGAACCGTCTTTGCGTCTCGACTCGACAACATCGACGGAACGTATCTTTTCGGAACCAGTCTTTGTAATAGTTTCATTCAAGTGTATGTGTATATGTATATATACATATAAATAATAAAACTAATAAATAAAAAATATGATAAATTGATTTAAATTCATCATGTTTTACGGAAGTACGCAAGACAACAAATACAAGAATCCATAATCCAATCATGAGAACCATTTCAAATCCGGTGGCATTTAGAGACAATTTGAGGAAGCGGTTTAAGTCACTGCTTACTGGCGCTGGTAACGGTGACAAAGAAAAAGGGAATCATTCAGGTATGGATATGAATATGGATGTCATCTCTACCAATCTGGAACGCGGTATTTACAATTTTATCATTCAAAAAGCAACCAAAGAACAAATCGTCAAAAAGTGGAGCAACCCCTTCTTTGTGGAAATTTATACCGACCATGCGCGCAGCATATACATCAACTTGAGCGTGGACACGATACGTCAAGCTGTGCTCACTCGAAAAATAAAGGCACAAGACTTGCCGTTTATGACGCATCAAGAAATGATGCCTGAAAAGTGGAGAGCGCTCCTGGAACAAAAACGCGTTCGCGACAAAAACAAGTACGAAGTGCATCTGGAAGCGTCTACCGACAATTTTCTGTGCTACAAGTGCAAGTCGCGGCAGTGCACGTACTACCAAATGCAAACACGGTCGGCGGATGAACCCATGACCACATTTGTAACGTGCATCAAATGCGGCAACCGTTGGAAGTGTTAACATATATTCATTCATTCAAGTTGGTCGCCTTGCGCATTCATAGTCGCTTGCCGATTAGCTTCCAATAATGCGGCGGATGAATTTCCGGGACAGTTCTGTTCAGCACTTGAGGCGCACGATGTTCCGTGTTGCGGGACGTTGTCACCTCCGCCGCTTTGACTTTGATAATTCGCGTTTTTATTTTTTCGTATTTTTCGATGCAATAAATTCATTTGAATTCGTCGGCTTACGATACGCCGCTGCGATTTGTTCAGCACGGCACGAAGACTGCGGTGTTTATTAAGACGACGTGTCAAACAGCACCCCTTGCATTTGCATTTACAGGTGCATTTTGTGCGATGTCTCCGACTTCGGGTTCGTGTTCTTCTCATTCTGCCGCCCTTACCACCACCACCACCACCAACGCTCCCAGCAATTTGGTTCATTGTATTTTTATTTTCTGCAGCATTAGTGATTGCGTTCATAGATGCTTCCGAGGATGCATTACTTGCATCGACTTTTAGTGCAGGCGGTTTAAGTTCAGATTGGCCCGGAACTGGCGCAGTCGTTGAATGGCTTATAATCGCGTCGCCCATTGGTTTCACTGATAATTATAATTTATTTACTTTATGTTTCGTATTTACTTTATGTTTCGTTTTTATTTTTATTTTTTTTAATAAAAATAAAATGAAATAAAATAAATGAAATGAATAAAAAGGAATATAAAATTATTACAGTACGTAATTGAAACAAATTTAAACATTCGAGAATTTGATGTCCTCTGACTTGTTATTAACGCGTGACAGCAAAAACAATTTGATTGGAGGCGGGTACACGTTAAACTCTTCCTTTTTAAATTCCAATATTCCAGCGTTTACACACACACGCGCGCATCATTCAAAAAGCGGAGGTAAAGGCAGGCGTAATGCTGCGAATGCTGAATCCGGGTCCGGCTCTGATTCCGAGTCCGAATCTGACGCGAATGCGATTCCAGCCAAAGTGTCGGACATATTTGAACGCGCCAACGGAAAAAACGCTCTGGTCATACCTGCTGGAATATTTATGATTCATTCTTCTTCTTCTTCATCTGCATCTGCATCCGCAGACGGCGCTCCTATGAAAACCAAGTTGAAGGAGTTGTTGTACTACGGTAGCGACAGTAGCGACAGTAGCGACAGCAGTGATGAAAGCGACAGTAAGACCCAGGTAGTCCCTGATGACTTGTATGAAAAGTTGTTGGGGTTGGTTTCACCCAGCCATGTCAACCGATACTGGGACCCGAAATCAAGTACACGAAAAAAAAAATTAACAACCAAATCTAAAACACGTAACCGTCGCCACAAGTAACGTTCGAATGACCATTTTTTTTTTAACACATAATAATTATAAAAAAAAGTTTAAAAGTTTAAATTAGATATCATTCAGTTTGAACAACACATAAAATTCGAAACATGGGCAACGGATTATCGCTATCCAACTACTATGAAAACTATGAGCACGGTTTTAAAAGTCAAGGCCTGGGTGGCGGAGGTCAAATGCACCGACAAAGACAACTGCAACGGCAACAACGGCAACGGCACCGACAAGGTCACTTTATCAACTTTGAAGACGTGCAGTCAATCATTGGTTCTGACCGCGAACATTTTTTATTGATAAGCACACTGGATGCGGGAAAGCAAGACTGTATTATAAAAAACACGGTTCTTGCTAAAGACGAAGAAGCGCAAATAAATGACATTATTTCCGGACAAAATGCCAACGCGGAAGAACTAACGGTGGTGGTGTACGGAAAAAATGCGACCGACGAAAGGGTTATGGCCAAGTACACCCAGCTACAAACGCTGGGTATTTCGAATGTGTGTGTGTATTTGGGCGGCATGTTTGAATGGCTGCTGTTGCAAGACATTTACGGAGACGAACTGTTTCCAACTACGGGCAAGTGCTTGGACATACTTGAGTTTCGTTCGCCGTCCCTAGGGTTTTGACCCTTTGGGCTTGCATACCCCCTTCATGCACTCGCCCATGTAATAGTAGTAGTCAATGTCTCTGCCAAAAGTGAGGTCGGGCCCGTCCACGCTTCCAGCCACGCACTTTCCGTCAGGCGATATGCCCAACGAATTCAGCACTCCGCTCCCCGCCTTCGGTTCAACTCCGCTTTTATCCGTGTTTGAAAATTTTACCCAGCCACAGCAACATTTTTCAGCGCACGTTCCCTGACTCGTAATATCGCTGCACACTTTGTCCAGTTTGTCGTGGTTCATCTTACAAAACCCGTCGGTTGACTTGCAGGTTGCTGACTTCTGTTGAAGCTTCTCGCGCGTTTCCATGGACGGTCCATTCGGAAGCAAGTTGGACACGGCACCGATAACCGTGTTTTCTACGGCCGTACCAATCGATGCAATGGACGCGCTGTCTGCCGTCATTGGCTCGAGTTTGGCTTGTTCGGACGGGTCATGTGGGTTTTCAAGTGTTGGAGAAGGTTTTGGTTTTGAAGAACTTAAATTCGGAGTGAATAACTCAATTGTCACGCGCTTCGATATTTTGCTGGACGGTTTTTCCGCATCAATGTCGTCAATAATACTGGTGGCGTACTTGTTTGTGTTGCGCACGTCTTTGGAAGCTTCTTCGTTTCCAATTTGAATTTGAATGTACAAAACAAAACCTAAAATAAGAACCGCAAGGCCAATAATGTGCGACGCATTTTCCATAAACGATGCACCCAGCGTAGACTTTTTAGCCCCGGACATCATCGATTCCGCGAATTCCATGACGGCGGTCTTTATGTCAGTAAAAATGGTGGTAAAATCATCCGGGCTCGGAACACGAACTGAACCGGACCCTGGATTTTTAAATGAGTCGGTTATATTCCCTATGTTACCAAAATTCATTTTCTATGTTTTTTCTTTTTTTCTTTTCTTCGTTTATATTCTTTCGTTTATTTCTTCGTTTATTTCTTCGTTTATTATTCTTTCGTTTATTTCTTCGTTTATTTCTTCGTTTATTATTCTTTCGTTTATTTCTTCGTTTATTCTTTCTTTCTTATTATTGTATATTTTATATTTTTATTTTTCATTCGCTGCTGCTACCATAAAATATGTCGACTTAAATTGTTTGCGGAATATTTATTGGTTTTCCAGTTGCCCAACATTCCTTTGGTTCGGGTGAGATAGTTTTTACGCCGTTTTTTGTTGTGGTGTTTGGTGTAGTCTTCATAACCCATTTGTCCGAAATTGACCCACTTGTTGTGTACGGAATCATAAATGGAATACTTTTTTTCCGGGTTTCGTGCGGGATACAGTTTGGCAGTTCTACCCAGGTACTTATACGCCATGCGCTGGGCGGTTCGCGGTCTTGAATATGAGTACAGCCGTGTCGGGAAGCTTTTACGAGTGCGTGGCGACTCAAACTTAATGCGCATTTCTATAATTCTGTATAGAATATTTCTATATATATGTATATATAAATATTTAAAAATAAATACGTATTATTTAAATATTATTTTAATACTATACTACTACATTATACTACAGTATGTGGCTTCATATCTCTCAATTATTTCCTCAACGACATCCGGAGTATCCGGAAATACGAATCGTGTATCACTATGGTGAGCGGTTTTATAGCGCTTCTGCCGTAGATGCGATTTTATCCCGGCAAAGCAGTACTAATACTACTACTACTACTACTACTAACACTACCGGAACAACCACAGGAGCAGTCGAACCAATCGGAACAACCACCCTCGAAAACGAAGAAGAACAGTCAAAGTCAATTGCTGACTCATCCAGTCCAAGAAGCGTAATTTCTGAATCCAAGCACGCTGCTCAACATCCAGGCAGTCGCAGTATTGGAAAACGCAACCAGCAATTTTACTTGCCAGATGGCTTCGTGAAACTCATGCACATAAGCGTAGAAGACCGCGACCGTAACGACAGCGAACCCAACGAAGGTTATGACAAGTGGTACGGTCGTTATGAAAAAGAAAAAAATACAGTTATGAGAACCAGTATCGAGTACGATTTGCCGGATTCGGTTGATATTTGCGAATATGAAACACTTGCGCATTTCGCACAGGAACACGACAAGCAGTGCTGGGGCAATGATTACGCCCCTTCAAATACGCACAACGTGTGGAAAAATCCACACTACATGTATTACAACACAGTTACTCTGAAGTGGGAACCCTTGTCAAGACTCAGGTAAAAATAAAGTGCTACGTTACCACGTTACCATTGGTTTATTTTCTTGCGGTTCTTGCTGGTTTACTTGGCCGACAACACATCATATAACATCGTGCAATGGCACATATTCCAAATACAACACCAGTGATGATGAAGATAACATGAACAATTGGCATCAAAGTTATCTCTATAATTCTATATTGTCTGTATTTTTTATTTTGAATAAATACAAATAGACAAATAGTTAAACCGTTCAAACCGGTGCTCTGGGCGTATAGGGTAACGTTGAAACAATTTCGGGTGGCATTTTTTTGAACAAACTTTTCAAATAAATGTAGATGCGTGCATTGTGTGGTGGCTGAGCAGACGCCATGTGAAAGTACCGGTGTTCGCAGTCATTGTTGATGCGGCCATCCATTTGAGAATCCACCAAATAAAGTTGTTCTTGTAACGCATTCGGCGGATAAAACGCCGTCTGAATGTCGTCGCTGTAGCGTATACGCGGTTCCGCATCGGACAGGTAAGTCGAGCACCGGTACAGCGCAAACCCGTTGAAGGCAGAATACACGGATAGAAACGAGTTGCCAGAGTGCATGGCGCGAACCGCAACGCTGTCAAACATTTTACGCATTCGGTCAAGAACGTCGCGCCATTCGCGTTCAAAATGAAAAAAACTGTGCACATACGGGTAAAATGACAACGCCCACATGTCATAATATCCCGCTTCACGCATAAAGGACACGCTGTCCCATTCAGACTGTAAGTCCATCACTTCCTGAAGTACATCTGTATTTATGTCCCCAATACACGCATAGTTATTAAAGTCCATAAACGCAAAATGAGAGAATAAACATGCGTTATCTGCATCCAGCTTGCGTAACGACCGAAGGTAATCTAAAAATGTGTTTCGCGCATGTCCAATGTTTCGCTGTCGTACGGATTCTCGGGGATACGTGTTTTGAATCATTTCAACTCTGGCATTCGGTACACGCGGAGACAGCTCGTCCCGAATAAGCTTTGTAACTTCACGCAATGTTGGGTCAAAATATTCATAAATAAATACAAACTCTACTTTAGAAAAAATATTCGAGCTATAAATACGAACCAAATTTGAAAACAAGTACGAAATACCGTTTACGTTTTTAAATATACACATACCGATGCATAGCGTGGGTTTATTTTCAGTTGCATTTGTATTCATGATATGTTTACAGTATGTATGTAGCTATAACCTATTAACTCCAATCGTTTAAATTCATTTTTTTACTATTCCTTCGCCTTTATTGTCTTTCTTGTACTGTTCCCATGAAATTTTTTTGGGAGGGGGTAAATGTGCGTCTCCTTTCTTTGCGCTTGCGCTTGCGTGTGCATTTATTTTCTCGTACTTTTTATCCAGGTGTTCGGACTTGCGCAGCGCGCTGTCCACGTAAATTTGTTTCAGTAGCTTACCCACTTCAAAAGAGCCTTCGTGCTGGTCCAGCTTTCCAATTTCAATGAGTTTTAGCACAATCAAGAGTTTAGAAAGAATTCCGAGGTCGATTTCATCTTTTTTCAGTTTATTGAAAATGTCCGTGTAGTTGTTGAAAATAAAGGCGCACCTGGAGGTACAAATGGCATCAAATTGTTGCGGGTTTGACAGCGCCAGCCGAGCGTACTCTTTTTTCAGTTTAAGCATGGTTTCCACGTCGGCGCGAATGGCGTCGCTGTGTTGCAGCTCCCGTATTTTGCTTGTGTTGTCTTTAACGTCGCTGTTGGATGCGAGCATTTTTCGCAAATTCAGTCTATCAGCTTCATCCATTGTTGGTTTGTTGGTTGTTGGTTGGTTAAGGGTTTAAGTGAAAAGGTATGTGTAATGTAAGTAAGTAAGTAAGTAAGTAAGATAAAAAATGATAAACGAAAAGTTTTAAATAGTATTATATTTTATATTCTATATTCTATATAAAAGTAATAGAATACAAAAATTAAAAAAAATGTACACGTCATCCACTTCCAATGAAAAAAGTGTTACGCCGGTAACTGAGAACGACTGGCATCTTAAATTTGCGAGAAGTGGTGTGGCAGAACCGCCAACTGGAATAAACCCCAATGTTCAAGTTCGTTTGGTAAATGTCCAAGACGGTCAAAGTGGGGGTTTGACATACCCTGATTTTTTCATAAATCCGTATTTAAATTCATTTGAGTTTGATATGGAAGTATTATGGATTCCTCTTCCTTCAAATATCGGTGGAGACAATTATGCCGTTCATTTTGGAAATACAAAAAAATTCTCGATATTTTTTAATTTTTGGAACGACTACGGTGCCTACGAAAATTATCCTCTACATTTACGTGGCGAAGGCGTATATATATTAAACTCAAGTGGATATCCTCTAGCGAAGGGTGCTGTAGTATCCAGGGGGCCTGGAGAAAATCAATGGTTTCCGGTAAAAATAATATACAATAAAAATGCTGCAGCTACATGGAGTGTTTATGTAAACAATGTGGTCGCATTAACATATACCGATTCTACTGTTTCTACGTCAGATTCTTGGCATAAAGTGTCAAATAATAAAAGTATAATGGTTTCAGCCCATTCTGGTGGGGGGTTTCGTATGCAACTATTTGTACGTAAACTGAATTTTATATACAAAACAACTATTAGTGCAAACACGATGGTAATGCCTCCAAAATTTTATCCTTCTGCAGATGATTCCACATTTTCAAGTAACCGCGCAGCATACGCGCGGTCAATATATCCGCGTATTGCCAATGATGCCTCAAAAACGAATGCCGAACAAATTACGAAACAAAAACGAATTTACAATCGCCACGACGCGTCGTCTCGGGTGGAACGACTCAAACTGCAGGCAATTGGAGAGAGTTCAATGCGACTGAAAGAGCCGGAAACCCTGAGTTTCAAAGCACCCAATGTGAACGATGCGCGCGATGCGCTTCGACGCACTAGGTCTCACGGATACATTGTTCCCAGTAAAAAACTGTGAAACTATATGGTCTGTTGTATTTGGTAGTGGATAGTGGATAGTGGATAGCGATTCATCCAAATGTTGATTCTTGAAACAGCTCAATGTACATGAAGCCGTCTTCGGTTTTTTCTTGGGCGTAAATGGTTCCCATGAGCGCCGCTGTGGGGTGAAGCCGGTTATTGATAAACGCGTACAGCGCAAATTCGGGCTTGAGCGACATGTTTCTGCGAACCACATACATGAACTGTGCCAGCGTAAGGTCGTACGGTACTGCAAACTTGTTTTTTGGCAGTGAGTGTTCGCGCTGTAATTGTTCGCTGCACTCTACAATGACGGGAACCCGGTTTGGATGTTCGGATACGATTCTGTCTGCCACGCGTTTACGGTCCTCAAGCGAAACTCGTTCTTTGTACTTCATTACTATTAATTTATTAATTTATTAATTTATTAATTTTATCTATAATGTATGTGTAAAAAAATCGCTTTATTATTATTTGTTTATTTTATAACTTATAACTTAAAGTTATAAAAATACGCAAATCATAAATTAAATCGTTAAAATAGATTATCATCGTCATCATCATAAAAATACAAATACAAATCAAATACAAAAAAATGTGGGATTTTAATGATGCACGTAATTATTTATTGTATACAAAGAACGCAGTCGGTCAAATTTGCAATGACGACTTTTATGAAGACATCAAAGCCGTTGCTTCAAATCCAAAATATAAAACGTTTCTAGAAGTGGGTACCTGGAACGGTCTAGGGTCAACAAAAGCATTTGTCGAAGGGTTTAAACGTCGTCAGTACGGTGACAGTGACAGTGATTACACGTTTTACAGTCTGGAATGTAACAAAGACAAATGGTCGGATGCGGTAAAGTTGTACAATGATAGTAGAGTACACGTTTTAAACGAGGTGATATGGAATGAAGAACCCGCTGATTTTTATGAAATCTTTCCACAGTGTCTTACTGATGAACGGTTCAAACATTGGAATGAAGTGGACTTGACAAATATGAAAAAATGTGAAGTGTTTTTGAAACGCGAAAACCTGCCTAAAATGTTTGATGTCGTACTATTAGATGGCGGAGAGTTTACGACCTACTACGAGTTTCAGCTACTAAAAAATCGGTGCAACGTCATTATGCTGGACGATGTGAATGTGGACAAGTGCAAACTGATTGTTGAAGAGCTTCGGTCCAATCCGCAACAGTGGACCATTATTAAACAGGTAGATTTAAGAAACGGGTACTTGATTGCGGAAAGAAAATCATAAAAAATATACTATTTAATGATTATTACATGTTTATTACATTATTACCAGTTAAAGGTTAAATAAAGAATATTCCAAAAAAATCTAAAATCTAAAAATGATATATTTTATTGTAACTACATGCTTGATGGGTTGTAAGTTGAGAGAAAGTCAATATGTTGAAGGAATAACTAAACTTAGCCAAGTCATACGCAATTTACACATGGAAGATAGAAGTAAGATTATAGTCGTTGAAAACAACGGAACGCGCGAAACACTTTTTGATACGTTGGTTTCGGACATTTCGGACATAGTAGGAGCTGAGATATACTATACTGAAAACAATTCCAAAGAAACCAGCAATAAAGGTACAAAGGAACTACAAGATGTGTTTGACTGTATCACCAAATACAATATACAAGACACCGACTTCATTGTAAAAATGACTGGCCGGTATGTATTGGAAGATAACAGCGAGTTTATGAATGTTATCAAAGACATTCACAACACCAATTACGATTGTGTAATAAAGTATGGGCCGTATTGGAAACCGGTAGATTATAAAATGGATGACTGCATTACCGGATTAATCGGAATGTCTTGTTTCTATGTAAAACAAATCGAATATCCGTATGAGTCCGAATGCGTTGAAATACGGTGGGCGAAAGCCACCTACTTAATGGACGAATCAAAAATACATAAAGTAAATCAATTAGGAATCAACATATGTCCCGGTTCCAACACGTACTTTATGGTATAACCGAATAACCTAATAATAAGAAGTTAGTTAGTACTTATCTACTTCTTATGTTTATGTTTTTTATTTTTAGACGACTTTGCAGGTCCAATTGCTTCCGGCTCGTAACCTGTTTTACCTGAACTTTCGGCGTTGGCGTTGGTGTCGGCTTTGGCATTATCAGGGGCGGCCATCGGAACGCGCATCGACTTTTCGTTCTTTTCAGCGTTTTCAGGTTGGTACACGCTTTGCCGCATTTTGCTCGGGTCTTCAGCGGCCCGTTTTTCTTCCAGTTTTTTTTGCATTCGTTCCCTTGTTAATGCCATTTTCATGTTTCGGTTAAGTTCAGACTGCATGGCGTTCAAATTGATTTTCGATTTGCTGTTTATACCCGCAGCCGCCGCTCCACCTGCACCAGGATTCAAATTCATCGCTTTGAACAGCTGCGCAATATCGGCCATTCCATTGCCCCCCTTTCCGCCAATCCCACCACTGGACTTCATTTTTGCCATAAAGTCACTGGCTTCTTTGAACAGCTCGCTTTCTTTGATATCACCCGACTTCATTTTTTTATCGAGTTTTTCTCCCACTTTTTTTATAATTCCGGTCAACTTGCCCGGGTTTTTTATCAACTTTTGAAACACGCCCGAAACACTGGTTTCATTTGACACGTCAATGTTCAGCTCGGTCACGGTTTCTTCTGCGATTTCTTTTGCGAGTGCACCGATTTTACCATCCAGTAGTCCGGACAAGTGCTCGTGAATGGATTCCGCGTTTGGAAACGCGCTCTTACGTCTGCTGTCATCAGCATTTTGGTTTTGGTTTTCACCGGCGCCACTCTCATCATGAACATCCACATTGAAAGTATCATCTCCGTCAGCGTTAGAACTACCTTCAAACAAGGCTTGAATTCCAGCCATGGTTTCCTCCAGCTTGCTTTTAAGTTCAGTTTCATCAATGGCTTCAAACATGCGCGCAGTATCACCGAACGACAAGTTGTCTCGTGAAATGCCGCCAACAATGGTGAATGTTACAAGCTGCAAGTGTTTCCAAAGATGGTCTTTGGTAGTGTCGGTAACATCGGCCAAGTTCCATACCATTCGAAAATCCACATTCGGCAAAAAATCAACGCACACGTTGTTTGAAACGGCAGGGTCTGCAGAAAAAATGTGTTCGTTCTGGTACAAAATGTCGAAAAACCGTTCCGGGTAAACGCGTCGGCAGTGTTCAAACAAAACGCACACGTTTTTTTCCGACATGTTTTTAATGCACTCATCTGGAAACGGATTGGACCGGGTTTTATCCACAAACTCAACATCGGTGTACTCCTGCATGTCGAGCACCTTGTAAATTCCGTCCTTGTACTCTGGAAACGACGCCATAAAACTTGAAATAAAATCGACAATCACCTTTTTAAAGGTCTCTGGAACCGGAACCGGAACCGAACTTGAACCCGAATCCATTTACTAAAATAAAATTAAAATTAAAATTAAAATTAAAATTAAAATTAAAATTAAAATTAAAATGAAACCTAAAATAAAAATATGTGTAAAGTATGACAAATACGTTTAATATGTATTTTACTTAATATTTATCTACTTTTTACCTTTTTACCTTTTTACAAAATTCAAAATTAATTTTCAATTTTGTGAAATATCACTACTAATCTTACTATTCACTCACCCACTTTACATTAAACTCCAGGCGTCGTGGTTGAAAGGCGCCACCAAAATGTCCGAAATCTTGTTTCGCCAGTAGTCTACCTTCTCCTGGTGTCGAATGTCGTTCATGTTCTTCGGGTAAATCGGTGTTTGCTGCATGAGTTTGGCAGCTTCCGCAGTCATGGGCGGTTTGTACCCGTAACAGTTCACACCGTATTTGGTTTTGGGGTTGTCAATGTAGCCGCCGTTTACACCTGGACGACCGCAGTCCTTTTCATGCCCCTTTATTTTTTGCAGTTTTTGCCACGTTTCTTTTTGTGTGGGGTACAGCGCCATTTGGTTGTCGGACCAGCCGTACACGCACCATTCGGCGCCCTTGTTATACGCTTCCTCCATTTCATTATAAGATGCCAGCCGGGCACCATATGCGTCGCATATTGCCTTGGCATCGTCGTACGTGTAGTAGTTTCCGGGAATATTGAACACCTGTTTCTGCGCCTTCAACACGGGAAACGCAGTGTTCGTATACGGTTGACTGACTTCAATATCGATTTCGGGTTTATCCGAAAACAAGTTTTTGACTTCCGTGCTCACATTCACGTTGAACAAGTACTGCATGCCATTCACGAAAATGAGAACCACGAAAATGGACCACACTAAAATTTCAAACAAGCGGGTCAGTCGCGGGTTGGCCGTTGCGCCGGATGACGATGATGATGACGCTCCGTTAAAGAAACCGCTGAATCCATTACTGGACCCTTCAGAGCCGCCGTCACCTCCCAGTCCACCAATGCCTAAAGATGCAAACAACAAATAAAAAACAACGATAATCACAAACAAAAAAACCACCATTGTAATATTTCCTTTGTTTGCCCCTACCACGCCACTAGTGGCCGGTTCTGCGTTCGTTGTTGGATTGTAACTTATGTTCATTCTATGATTGTCTTTTATTCTATCTAATTATTCTAATTATTCTAATTATTCTGATTATTCTGATTATTCTGATTATTCTAATTCTAATTATTCAAGTATAGTGAATCATATATTATTATACTAAAAATAAAAATATACTAAAAATATTTTGAAACCCCTAACCCTTGACTCTACGATAAAATAAACAGTAGGGCGATGTGCCTTCAATGTGCGTGTCCGGCATATTTGTTACTTCGCGCACATCCGCGTCATTGAAACTGAACCACCGCCCGTCTTCAATACGTATGGTTGCCGTATAATGCCCGCCATTCATTGACCCCATGTGGTTGCACACCCCAAATAAGTCATACACATACGTTTCGGGATTGTACCCCAACACATACTTTGAAAAGGACACTGTTTTCAAAGGGATGCGAACGGATGTCGTATTTTTTTTGTACTTTCCAAACGCATTGGTTCGAGAAAACCGCTTCAAGTTAATAATCATAACCTCCGGTAAACTCCAAAACGATAAATGCTTATTCACTTCTTGCAGTTGATTCGTTTTTTCATTCCGCCACTTGTTTTCCCCGTCTAAACGTTCGGTTTCGCAGTACGCGTCAAAACAGTCGTGCAATGAAACACACCGAGACCCGGGTTCACTACCAGTAGACTCGGGTATAACCATTTCCAATACGGAAAACGGTTCTGGGTTTGCACTCAACGTGTTTCCGTTTGCCGTATCTGAAATAACCGACAGCTGAATGCCATAAAAAATGTCCAACACTTCAGAGTAGTCTTTCGCGTACCTGTCGCGCAACATGGTGTAACATCGTGTGGCGACTGAATCCAGCTGGTTTTGTTCGACACCTTCCACTCGCATGACCACGCTTCTAGCGAGCGCGTTATGAAACGCATCCAATAAAAACAGTAAAAATTCTCCACTATCGCTTTGACCCCATCCTTGAAACTGAAAATTATCCATATGGTGCGACACTTGATGTACCGCACTTACAAACCCTCCCGGGGATACCGTGCAATTCTGACTCCACAACATTTTACGCAGTTCATCCCAATCGTCCAGCAGGCGGGCGTTAAATTTTCGATTGGTAAGCGTTTTTCGGCGCTCTTGGAGGTGTTTATTGTCCAACAATTTGTTTAGCTCATACGTGTGCGACAGCACGCTCAAACATGCGCTCATGTAACACGTGTTTCCGCAATTTGATAATCCAGAAATACCTTTTGCTTTATTCATGGTATTCGTATTCTTGTGTTTTATTCCTGTTGACTTGTATTTATTTGTTTTTTCAATTTGATGTTGTTTTAACTTGATATTTTCAACGGCGTTGATATTGTTGCGGTTGTTGCTGTTGCTGTTGCTGCTGTTGCTGCTGTTGGTCAGGTGGATAAAAATTACGCTGCTGCTGTTGCTGCTGCTGGAACTGCGCGTTTGCACCACCAGCTCCGGGTCCAATGTCGCTGTTCCGTTTTTGCTGGAGCTGCTCCATGGAGACGCTTCCAATTTTATCGGGCACGTAGTCTTCCGCCGGAGTGTTAATGCTGTCACGGAAGTCGATTGTGGCGTAGTTGTACATTTGTCGAAGCCCGCCGTTGCCCTTTGCTGACAATTCGTCACTGCTTTGGTCTAAAAAGCTGAAACTGTCGGACGTGACGCCGTGTCCGCCCAGACCGTCTTTGAAAATGGAAAATGCAAATGGTTCGCCGTTGTTTTGAGTGGCGGCGTTGTTTGCAACCACGATGCGCGGCTGAAGGTATTGTTTGATTTGTTCTCCAAACAGAATTTTATGGCCGTCGGCCAGAAGCAGCAGCGCTGGCACTCTATCCACTTGGGGCGGAAGAATGACGCGTTCCCCGTTTTCAAGCACAATGTACCACGCGTTTCCAACCCGCACGCGTTTGTCAATGCACATGAAGTGAATGTCTTTGTGCACCGACCCCTTTGAAATGGTTTGAAGAATTTTTCTGGAGTTTTCGCACTGGTTGCTATAGTATAAAATACAACTCATAGTTACAAAATTCAAAATTCAAATTTACAACATAACTTACATGCTGTAACTACTATTTAATATATTTAATATTAAATTACAGTTTAACTAATCATTTACTTTTTCCCTTTTTTTCCCTTTTCTGTAAAAAAAATCCAAGCTGAAATATCTTCAATATCATTACAATCATGACGGAAAAAGTCATTTTCAAAATTTCGAATTTCGTTAATATCTGCGCGTCCTCTCGCACATTTTTTTATGAACTCTTCTTTTGACTTTGTAAAATAATGATGAATGCAAGCTATATCATCCGTTCCATTTGGGTTAAAGGGTCCATTAACCTGAACTCCATGGCAATCCACTGCAATTCCATAACGTAATTTTCCATGATGCGGTGTAACCATGTACATAATATCGTCGGTTCGAACAATCCATTTTGTATGTTGATTCACACCGATTTGTCTACGTGTAAATCTTTCTAATACGGGTAGTGGTTGGTAGTGTTGTTGATGATTACTTCCGAAAAGCACCCAGTTAAGCGCTAATGCACCGTGTTGACAATATTTTTTTAATAACTCTATAACTGTATTGTGTTTTTTTAACACAATAAATTCATCAATGTCTATGTAGGCCACCCATTTATGTTTATTTCGAAACCGGTGTAAAAAGTCATAATATGCATTCATTTGCTGACACTTTCCTGGAAAGGGTATCACCGTAACGCAGGATGGATATTTTGTTACAAGATAACTCATGGGTTTTATATTGGTATCATCATTATCATATATGTAAATATGGGTGAATCCCAAGTGTATATGATACTCAATCCATTCTTCAATATACAACTGTTCTTCTTTTACAATTGCACATATAACTGCGGTTTCGGTATCTTTTTCAACTTCAAATGAAGGCGTAGGTGTATGTACTATCTCTGTATCCATAGGCTATCAATGTCTCTATTAACGTAACGTGTAACATATACATACTGTATTTGGTATTTGTTTATACCATAAATATCATAAATGTGATAAAATATAATATAAAATATAAGTAAAATTGATTTAAAAGTCATACGAGCACCTAACTAACAACACTAGTGTAAGTCATTATCTACAATGGAAAATATACTTGAAGCTGGATTAGACGCCGTGAAATCAATCATTCCTGACCCCGTACAAAGCGTTATTTCCATGGTTGGAGGCGCGTTAACTAAAAAAGGTAAAAAGGCCGAAAAGGGAGACAAAGGAGAAAAAGGAGAAAAAGGCACATCCTCGTCGTCATCGTCGGATGATGATGAAAAAGAACACCCGGAAAAACCGGTTTCAGATAAAAAACAAAAACCTCGAAAAGAAAGACAGAAAAAGCAGAAAGAGCCGGGGGCGGAAACGGATATTGTTGCAATTGCAAAGTCAAAATCAAAACATGCCAGTGTATCTACAGCAGCCGCAGCAGAAGCCGCAAGCAGCAAACTGTCTGCGCAAATCAACGCGCATAAATTGCCGGTGATTTCCAACGTTCAAGTTTCAGGAAAAGATGAATTGCAGTTTACGCTGGAAAATGCGGACGTGAGTATCGCCAACGGTCTGCGCCGCATTCTTTTATCGGAAATACCGTGCATCGTGTTCCGAACCGATGTTGTTTCAGACACCACTGAAAATACGGTGTTTCATGTAAACACAACGCGTCATCACAACGAAATTTTGAAACAGCGGTTGCGCTGTGTTCCCATTTGCATTCCGTCTAAAAACAAGGTCACTGACTTTGATTATAAAGCGTACCGTTGCGAAGTTCAGAAAAAAAATACGTCCGATGTAACCACATATGTGACAACCGAAGACTTTAAAGTCATTGAAAAGGCTACCGGAAAGGAAGACAAAGCCCTGACAAAACAAATGTTCGTGCCTGACCCGTTGTCCGGGCACTACATTGAGTTTGCTCGACTTTTACCGCGCGTAGTTGATTACACAGACGGCGAAGAACTGCACTTTTCGGCCGAGTTTCACATTTCAACGGCAGAACAAGACGGTGCCTACAATGTTTGCAGCACGTGCACGTACGCTTGCACACCTGACAAAAACAAACAAAATGAAGCGTGGGAGGCTATTAAAGAAGCGGAAAAGGAGAAGGACGACTCCGATGAAAAAAACTGGCGCCTTTCATCTGCACAACGCATCGTTAAACCGAACTCGTTTGATTTTACGATTGAGACAGTTTCAGCGGGTGTTTACACGAACGGCGAACTCGTGCGAAAAGCGTGCGACTGCATGAAAATCAAATGCGAACGATTTATTGAAAGCATGCTGGACGACACGGCATCAAATGTGGTTGAAGCCAAGTACAACGTCACGATGCCATTGGCGTATAACATTGTTTTGAAACGAGAAGGATACACTCTTGGAAAGGCGCTTGAGCATTTGATTTATTCCAAACATTACTACGGGGACAGAACGCTCACCTTTTGCGCTTTCAAAAAAACACACCCGCATGATGCGGACAGCTTCATTCAAGTTGCATTACAAGACGACACTGAAAATAATGTCGCGCACGTTTCAGCCGTCGCGGTTTCTGCTGCAAAAGACGTTATTTCGATGTTTGAACACATTAAAAAACAATTTATTGACCAGCCTTAAACATAGTAGCCTTAAACGTAGTAGCGCCGAACCAAATAAATAAAAATAAATTCACGTTTTATTTTTATTTATTTTCTTTCATTTTATTTCGTTCATCAAACGTTCATCAAATACGAGTAAAGTCTGAAAAGTACTTGCTTTCTGTCATCCACTGGTTATAGCTAGACCGCCTCTGCCTTTGGCCGCTGTTGTAGTTGTTGACAATTTCCCTGACTCTTTTCAAGATTAAAATGTATACGCTATGCGCACCAGTGTCTTCATAGTCCAAAAACCGGCGCGCGTATTCCTCTCGAAGCTCAATACTTTTGTCCAGCGCCTCATCTGAAAATGAAACTAGCGCCTCAGCATTCACTTCTTTATATTTCCGGTAAAGTTCATTTGCTTGGACCAAGTGGTCTTCGCAAAACATGTGGCGCGTTTTAGACACAATCACCCATTCGCAACCGCATCCGGGTACGGTACATCTGACATTGGGCGACCCTCGTCTCGGCATTTTTCTATTTTTTTGCTCTTATACACGTAAAATGGGTTGATTTTAAGTAAGTTTTATTTTTTATTACCCACACTCACCCCATCTGCTGATGGTTGTCCTTGATTTACAGGTTTGGTCGGTTTGTTAGGATTATAATTTTTTTTCTGAACTAATCCGCTTTTGATTAAAGTTAAAAATCCAAACAACCGTTTGATACTGTCTCTGAACAAGAATGCGTACGCTACAAACACTGCGCCAATAATCATGTAACTAAACGGTTCTGGAAAACAGAAGTTGGCGGAAATCGCCATACCGACTGAAAAAATAAATATGAGAGTGGGGCTAATTTCAGATAGCAATTTCAACCAATTCTCTCGCTTTTTTTCGGTTAAAAGCGGGTACAGTAACAGCTTGGCCAAAAACAGTGCAGGTAGAATGAAGTAACTTGCTCCGGCCGCTGGCATTATGGTGAACGCTCCGAACACTAGTGTGTACAAAATACCTTCGAAAATTTTTCCACCAAATGTTTCTGTCGTATATTTTTGGGAACCGGCCTTATCTTTCTTTGCAGTTTGGTTCCATATACTTCCAATCAACATCATGACTGTTGTACCGAGTCCAAGCCCGAAAAATGGGATAAGTACAAATAGGAACAGTAAAATGTATAACAAAACCATAACATTACTCGCGAATACGTATTGTGATTTGGGGTCGGGTTCATTTTTTTTATCATCTGGAACCGCGCTCGGTGTTTGATTAATCATGGTGACATTCAGCCAACGAAATAATTTTTTTATTATAGCGCGATGGTTCCCGTAACAAAAGTATATGCTGTTTGTAAACCATTCTGTAATTGAGTCCATGAATGTTTCTTTGTACACTTTTTCATTTTTGATAAAAGAGCTATCCTCTTCTTTATCATGCTTACCGTATTGCGTACCGTCTTGAAATTCTCTTGCTGACCACTTATATGGAACCGCTGACTTTTTATCGCCTTTGACATATTTTAAAAATTTTGAAAACTTGTTTTCATCTGGATTTTTATTGGATTCATCATCGTCGTCATTTGAATTACTTTCGTTCTTTGCTTCTTCTGCTTCTTCTCTTTCGACTTTATTTTTTTGAGGAATTCCTCGACTCCAATCAAAACCGTATGGCGCATACTCAATATCGTCGGGAAACAGCTGGTCCAGTTCGCCTATAATCGTATTTGTAAAGTTTTTGGATGGGTCATTATCAACTTTACTGTCCGGCCGTGTAAAAGAAAGCATGCTCACACAAATCCATCCCCAAATTGCAACCAGAATAAAAATTGCAATCAAAGACTCAAAAAATTCAAATACACCGCTCATCAGGGTTTTCATAAAATTTTCGGCGTCTTTTTGCGCTTTTGCAACATCTTCGTCCGTTGCGTCTGCACCCAACTTACCTATTCCCGAACCAACCTCAAAAATCGGCTTAAGATAGTCCGTCATTCTTCACAATAACTCAATAAATTCAATAAATTCAATGATTTCAATAATCCTATTATCCTATTATCCTATTATTCTAACCAAAGCAAAAATATTTCAACATTGAAACTTATGTTGACATTTTTTGACATTTTTTGATATTTAGACATTATTTATTTTTTGAATGCTTTCATTTATGTACATATACGATAATACTCACTCACAATCGATGTTTTGCTCGGTCGGGTTATTTTGCAGATTTCGCCCGGACGTATCCCAATTGCTTGTGCGACCGGGTCATATCTTGAAATATTAGGCAACTGGTCCATATCCGTGACATTGAAGCGTTTTAGAACATCCTCCGTTTGTGACCTTGACAGCACTTCATGTCGTGGAACGTACTGGTGGTTCAAAATGTTGAACTGCAACTGGTCCAGCGTGAAAATGATAATAAAGTAGTTTGACTGCGACCACAGCTGGTTCAGAAGTTGCACGATTGTATCATTCGGCGGCTGTTTTGTGACAATAATTAACGTGTCGGTGTTTTTTGAATTCGAGGAAAGCACTTCATCTATAACGAACAAGTCGTCCACTACATTATGCACGAGGGCGGGGCTAATACGTTGCGACGTAAAGTATTTCACGTACACTTTACGCGGTTCATTTTTATCCTCTGAGGTGAGCAACATATCCAATTGGTCATTTTGCTTCATGGTGTGCACTTCGTGGGTGCCGATGCCTTCATAGTCGGAAGTGTTGAACCCTTGTCGTTTCAAAAGCTCCAACAGGTTTTGCCTCGACTTGTATATTGCAATGTTTGCGCTCGTTGAATGGTCATTGTCTGTTTCACTGCTCATACTTGATTTGATACTGGTCTGTCTTCTGTCTACAACTTACTATCTATATATATTTAATCAATTTTATAGTATATAGTATATAGTATATAAATTTATAAATGAACATAAATTTATAATTTTATTTTTTTAGTTTCGCTCCCCACCGGGTTCGAACCGATGACCTTGTGGTTAACAGCCACACGCTCTACCTACTGAGCTAGGGAAGCTAAAATACTTAATTATTTACCAAAGAATATAGGACTCTCACCCATTATGAATTGAATTGTTTCTTTAAGTATTTTTTGGTTACAAAATAATAAAATAATAGCATAATAGCATAATAGCATAATAGCATAATAGTATATTTGTTAATAAAATTTAATAAACAAAGAATACAATTACAGAACTACAGAACAATAATTTTATAACTCTATAACTTATAACTCTTACTATTCTTACCATTACTATTGTATGTCCACCGACACTTCATGGATGCAGTGGGAAGTAATCGACAAGTATTTCGCGCATGACGAACAAACCCTGGTAAAGCACCACATTTCATCCTATAACTCCTTTATGAAGGAGGGAATTCCTAAAATTTTAAGGGACGAAAACCCTATTTCTCTTGAATTCAAAGACACCGACAGCGAACGTAGAAATGTTCAGGGTGCGCCCATTTTGTACACGTGCAAACTTTATTTAGGCGGCAAGAATGGAACCGCGGTTTATTTCGGGAAACCAATTATTTATGACTACAACGATGAAGCGCCGCTGGACGACGATGCCGAGTTCAAGCACTACATGTACCCCAACGAAGCGCGCCTTCGAAACATGTCCTACGTCACCACCGTGCACGTCGACGTTGAAATAGAAATGACGTATCCCAATCCGGAGTTCGGTGGAGGAAAAGAAAACCAACCCGAATTCATTACGCGAACCGGAACTCGGCCACGCGTTTATTTGGGAAAAATTCCAATTATGGTGCAGTCCGACTTTTGTATTTTGAAGGGACTTGAACCGCGCGCTCGGTACTACCTTGGCGAGTGCCGCAACGACCCCGGCGGCTACTTCATTATCGACGGCAAAGAAAAACTCATTATTTGCCAAGAAAAGTTTGCAGACAACCTTATCAACGTGCGCGTTCTGGGCGTGGAAGGTGAAACCAGCGGCCGCGTTTTTACGCACTCTGCCGACATTCGCACCGTTTCAGAAGACCCGTCTAAACCCGTGCGCACATTGTCCGTGCGTGTTCAGGCGCCCACTCCGTCGCACAGCAACGGCAACATTGTGGTATTTCTTCCAAACGTGCGAAGTCCGGTACCGTTGTTTATCGTCATGCGCGCACTGGGCATTGAAAGTGACAAATCCATTCTCGAGCACTGCTTGTACGATTTGGAAGCCAACGAGTCACTGTTGGAGCTGTTCGTTCCTTCGGTGCACGACGCCGGACGGATTTTTACGCAGCAGCAAGCGCTGTCGTTCATCGGAATGCTAACCAAGTACGGTACCGACAAAAATGCGCCGGAAAAAACAATTGTTTGCGCGCACGAAATTTTGACCGATTACTTTTTGCCGCAGGTCGGTGACATGAACTACAAGCACAAGGCGTACGTGCTGGGCTACATTGTGAACAAGCTGATTCGCGTGGTTGCAAAAATTGACTTGCCCACCGACAGAGACAGTTTTCTGCACAAGCGCGTTGAAACGTCCGGCATGCTGCTGTACGACTTGTTTCGCGAGTACTACAAAAAACAAGTCAAGTCCATTCGGCAGTCCATTGATAAAATGTACTACTACGAAGAAACCGACAAGTACCAGTACGAGGGATTTTTAAACATGATGAGCGAAGCCGCGTATAAAACGCACTTCAAGGAGCTGGAACTTGAACGTGGCATCATGAAAGCGTTTAAAGGCAGGTGGGGAGACACCACCCAAACCAAGCGCGTTGGACTGGTTCAAGACGTGAATCGACTGTCCTACAACTCGTTCATTTCGCATTTGCGAAAAATAAATTTGGAAATTGGAAGCGAAACCCTGGTAAAACCGCGCATGCTTCATTCGTCGCAGTGGGGCATGATTGACCCAGTTGACGTGCCCGACGGCGAAAACACGGGATTGCACAAGCACATGTCACTCACAGCGCACATTACGAGCGGGTGTTCAGCGCAGCCCATTCTCCGGTGGTTGCACGACTTTAAACTGGTTCAGTTTGTGGATGAGTGTTCGCCTATACAACTGTTTCAGCTTACGAAAGTGCTTGTCAACGGAACGCTGTGGGCACTAACAAACATACCGGAAGAATTGTTACGAACATTTCGTTTTTGCAGGCGGCTGGCACTGATTCCCGTATTTATCAGCATCAGTTGGAGGTACTCTATCAATGAAATTCACATTTTTACGGACGCGGGTCGGCTGTGTCGACCCCTGTTTTACAATGACAATCATGACGTTGACGACGCGCGTTCTTTACCCGTTCCGAGTTATGCTCGGTTGGTGCATAAAGAAATGAATAAAGAATGGAAGAAGCTGACATGGTCACACCTGGTTTCAGGTACCGCCGAAAAAACGGTTCCCGACTTCAACCACGAACACTACGAGTTCTATCAAATGGATGAACTTTATGGAAATGAGCAACCGAGACAAGAACAAGAACAAGAACCAGAACAAGAACATTCCGGACTCAACCGCAAAAGTAACGGACTGTTTACCCGCCTTCGACGCAACCTGGCAGTGGTGGAGTACCTGGACCAGTCCGAGACGGAGTCGTCGTTCATTCGTATTGAACTTCAAGATGTAGTAGACGATAAAGTAAAGGGCTCGAACAAAGGCAAGGGCAGTTCGGATGATGCGTCAGCACTCAACAAAGTAACCCACTTTGAAATTCATCCGTCGCTTATTTTGGGTGTCATGGGCAACCAAATTGCGTTTGTGGAAAACAACCAATTTCCCAGAGACGCGTTTGGATGCGGCCAAGCCAAACAAACCGCTTCCGTGTTCCACACCAACTTCTTTTCACGCATCGATAAAATGAGCATGGTAATCAACAACGGCCAGATTCCGCTCGTAAAAAGCCGGCTTTTGGAGTACATTAACAACGAAGAACATCCCAACGGCGAAAATGCAATCGTTGCAATCGCGTGTTACAACGGGTACAATGTGGAAGACTCCATTTTGTTTAATGAAGCGTCTGTAAAACGCGGGCTGTTCAACATCACGTACTACAACATGTACGAAGACTGTGAGGAAAATGACCCCGAACCCGGGTCGACTGCAAAAAGCTTTTTTTCAAGTTCGTTAAACTCCGCCGTCCGCGGAATCAACAGCGACCACGATTATCGACACTTGGACTCCGCTGGAATTGTCAAGGAAAACACGCCGCTTACCGAAAAAGTGGTGGTTATCGGGAAACTGAAACGTGGTGCTGGTGGTGCTGGTGCTGGTGCTGGTGCTGGTGGTGACGGCGGTGCCGATTACTATGCCGTTCCCGTGGTTGCGAAAAAAGGGCAGCTGGGCTACGTTGATAAAACGTACATGACAGAGGGTATGAAGGGTACTCGAATCGCAAAAGTACGCGTTCGCGAACACCGCTACCCTTCTATTGGTGACAAGTTCTGTTCCCGATGCGGCCAAAAAGGCACGGTCGGTATTATTGTACCGGAACGCGACATGCCGTTTACTGCCGACGGCATTCGCCCTGACCTTATTGTGAACCCGCACGCGTTTCCGTCGCGTTTAACGGTGGGTCAGCTCATTGAAACCTTGGTTGGAAAGGCGTGCGTTCTAACCGGCACGTTTGGAGACTGCACTGCGTTTCTAAAAACCGACCCCGAAACACGAGGACAAGTGTTCGGAAACATACTTTCGAAACACGGGTACCACTCCAGCGGTAACCAAGTGCTGTACAACGGCATGACGGGCGAACAAATCGAGTCAGATATTTTCATTGGACCCACGTACTACATGCGGCTGAAACAAATGGTCAAAGACAAAATCAACTACCGTCGAACGGGACCGAACACGGCACTCACGCGCCAGCCGGTTCAAGGCCGCGCCAATGACGGTGGTCTTCGCGTAGGTGAAATGGAACGCGACTCGATTATTTCGCACGGCACGGCTCGCTTTTTACAGGAGTCCATGATGGTACGCGGCGACCAGTACTACCTCGCAATTTGCAATACTACCGGCATGATTGCCGTGTACAACGAGTCGCAGGACCTTTTTATGAGTCCCATGGCGGACGGGCCTGTAAAGTACGTTGGCAGTATGGCCGAACTGAAGTCGGCGCAAGTGGTAAATGTCACGCGACACGGGCGGTCGTTCAGCGTGGTTCACATTCCATATTCTCTCAAATTATTGATACAAGAGCTGCAAGTGTTGAACGTTCAAATGCGCATAATTACGGACGCCAACATCGACAGCATCGAAAGCATGGCTGCATCCCGAAATGTGGAAAAGCTGCTCAATCAGCCGGGCGCCGACTTGTCAACTGTGGCGTTGGAAACCGCGCGAAACCTGGGACTGGACGCTGACCCCGGAATGGTGGCTCACTTAAAATCGGATGTGGATTTTGATACCGGCAATCGCGAAAGCGACAATGACAACGACAACGATGGTTATGGTGATGGCGATGGCGATGATGATGGTGACGATGCATTCGCCTCCATTGCAACCAGTCCGAATATGCCTCTTACTGCCACTAAAAAGAAGAAGGGCGAAAAGGGCAAAGGAACGGGCAAAAACGACTTTCCCGAAACGCTGGGACTTGCCGGTGCAGAAGGATTACAAGTGGTTGAAGAGCACGGGTGGATGTTGCTGCCCGAACTGGGAGATAGGTTTGGTGAAACGTTTGCGTCAATTGTAACCAACGAGTCCGGCAAACCCACAGAGTACTGGCATACCACCGACCATCACGGCAGGTATCCGAACAGGTACCCGAACGGATGGACTCCTAGCGGCTCCAAGAACAAATGGGGTTCTACGCGGCCCATTGAAACGGCAGACAAAGTGGCAGCGCTTAAACTGTTTCCCGAACCCAGCAAAGACAACTTGAAACTAGCGCATGAGTACTTGCTTCAATTCAAAAGCGATAAGTATCCTCGCATACCATTCTTATTCAAGTCTACAAGTTCAGCTTCAAACGGTCAAATGGATGAGATGAGTTCTTCAGTGGGTCCGGTGGGTCAGGAGTCCAGCGATGAAATATTTGAAGGCAATTCCGTGGCCGTGCTTCATTCCCAACTCATCAACGTTGGAAAACAAATTTCGGCAATTGAATTAAAGGTTCAAGTCATCGACCAACGCAGCATGAAAGAAGATGGTGTTAAAGATTATTCGAAAGAAGACATGCAAGAACTTGAACGTCTGGTTCGCCAGTTGGTCAAACTTCAAGCCGATAAAGAACGCCTCACTAAACAACTTGCTGATGAACAACTTGTAAAGTCAATTACAAACAACATTGTGGCTACTCCGGGTCTGGTTTCCGACCCGTCATCTGTGTCACCGTCAATATCGCCATCACCGTCATGGATTGGGTCCCCACAAGTGTATTCTCCACCTTACACATCCATGTTTTCACCACAGTCGCCAGTGCAACAAATGCCTATGCAACAAATGCCAATGCAACAAATGCCAATGCAAATGATGCCAGTGCAAATGATGCCAGTGCCAGTGCAAGGCCAAGGCCAAGGACAAGGCCAAAATATCGTGAACGCCGCCGCCGACAACTCAGCTGCAACTACCCCTAGCGATACAACGACCAAGAAAATAGTACTGACATAATAAAAAATCAAAAAAAAATAATTACAATAATAAATTGATTTGTTATTGCAATTCATATACTACTACATGAAGAGTGAATCGAGTCAAACAAAAGATGTTTTCAAAACTGAGATGTGGTTTCAATCCGCATGGAGCCGTTAGTTCCAAATGCGAGGCCGATAATGTACGATATGAAGCAGCACGACTTTCTTCTGCAATTGCGCAACAACTCAAAGTCAAGGACGACAGTCGACTTCAAACCGAGGAAACTGAAAAAATACTTGGACTGAATACAATGAACAAGGCGAAGCTGACTGCACTGGCGGAAATTATACTTACGGAGACGCTCTACTACAATCAACTTGGCGAAATTGGCTGCTTACTTGCATCTGCTTACAGCGATGACGAAAACCAAAACAGTCAGCTTTCAGCCAACTTGTTGATTGCAAGTGGACAAATTCGTCAAAAACTGGTTCAAATCACGGAACTTCTTGACATTTCTTACACCCTCCTCGGTCCAGCAAGTTACACGCAATCCAGTGAACAAAGTCGAAGTATGTATGGACTTTTACTCAGTCTGGTTCACACGAAACTTGGCGGCAATTCGTATGACGCTGACAACGATGAACCATCTGTTGCACTTCGTCGCGAAGTTTTGTCACTGTTGTGTGAGATTTCTGAACATGCGTGGACAGTTATGAACTTTTGCGGAATGTTGAACGCGTTCTGTTACTCCCCAAGTATCGGGTCATCGCCACTGTTTGATACCGTCAAGGTGATTCCTTCTGAGAGCGTGCTTGGAAACAATGGCTGGAGACCTATTTTGAAAGCAGCGATAATGCGAATTCCGGAACCGAAACCTGAATCAGAACTAGAATCAGAACCAGAACCAAAACCAGAAGCCGTACAAAAAGAAGAAGAAGAAGAAGAAGTACCTTCATATGACTAATCATTTTCAGGCACCCTGGCACCCGGTAATATCAGGTACGTTTTTGTTTTTTATTTTTGTTTTTATTTGATTATGGTTCAGACGATGATGCGGATGAGGATGAGGATGATGATGATGATGATGTAAAAAAGTTACTTACTGAGTTGCTAATGTTTCCAAATGCGCTCGTGTAACTGGAGATGTCTCCGTATACCACAATTACAATCATAACAATTACTGCAACAATGCTCCAAATAATATACTTGTATGTTTCACTCACAACTTGTAAATGTGTATCTTCTTCCACACCGTCAATAATTTCTTGGGTCTTGATTATTTTTTTAATACCGGTATTCACTTTATCATATGCGTCAATCCGTTCATTTACTTGCATTTCAGGGTCATCCTGAATGGAATTATACTGCGTCATTACCTTAATTGCTTGTGATATTTTTGCTCCGATAGCGTTTTTCCACGTGGTTAATGCGTTGTTTTCAATATCGGCAAGTCGTTTCGTAGGGTCTTCCACCAGCTCATCCACTCCGCAAAGCGTTCTTGACGTAACTCTTGGATGGGCTGAATCTATCGGGTAATGGTCAAACAGAGTATTATCAATTGCAACCACTTGCATGTTTTGCGGCTTCATGCACGATTTTGAAACTCCTTTGGGACGTTGAAGCCGTTTGTACAACTCTTTACCGGTTACATCTTTCACACGATTTGCATTTGGAAACATGCCTTTATCTTTCAAATAACATTTATCGGGTTCGTTCCTATCCACTACAAAACCGCCGCACTGAGGGTTCGCGTTGCATTGGTCCATGCAATAGCTAATATCCATCGACTCATTGTCTACCGTTTTAAGGTCGTTTCCAGGATTGTCATAATTGGTTTCTACTCCGCCAAGGTCAGTTTGAGAAATTTTCGCGTACTCGGTTCCCAACTCCAAATTTTTAGGCTGAAATATGCGTCGGTTTCCGTCAATTGAAATATTGGCAACTTTACCCTGATTCAAAATGTTGATGCCATTTAAATCATACAACGCCGCTGAGGCAACTTCGCCGGCGTCGTTGAGCCCTTCCCATACGAAAATGGTTTCAGGTGTTCCGTTGGGGTTCCTAACACTAACCGGTTTTTGGACAGACCGTAACTTAATCGTAAACATTTTGAATTTGCCGTCCTTTGAGTCTAACGCAAAAAAACAGTTTCCTGTACTGGAACAAATGTATTCGCCAGCTCCAAGCGTGTAGTTGGGATACATGTACTGCACATACTTCTTTCTAAGCCCCATGCGTCGAGGTAGCTCGTCATTTAAAACCATCGCATTGATTTGTTTGATTAAATTCAGCGGCTGTCCTGCATTGACCGACTCGTTTGTTTGTTTGGTGTCACTATGACTAAAAAATGAGTTTCGAATTGAACCAGCACCATCGGTAAACAGGATTCGTCCGTAATTTGTAACTTCAAAACGAAAGTTATTACATTCGTCATAAAATTTTGAACAGTCAAATGATGCAGTTCTAGTTGATAAAAAACTAGGTGTATTTATGGATAGAGTTTGACCGGATTGTAAACCGGTTCCACACGTATAGCTCGCTTCTAACGTTTTACTACAACCGGATGCCGGGTCCCATGAACCAGGATTATAGTTAAAAATTCTGGAGCCTAGCCCACCTTGTAAATAAGAGTTGGCATTTGTGGCTGCGTCTTTCCAAGGATAATATATTTTATCCATGGCACCATAAGTATCACTTAATATGTCATATGAAACTGGCGGTGCCACGGGTGTAGACACAGACCGTGCTCTGTTTTGTAGCAAAAATGACTCGATGACTTCTGCCCCGTTCTGGGCCTTTTCTCGAGGCCTAGACACCGGACGTGAACCACCAGTACCCATCTGTTATTATTTTTTATACTACTTTTTAATTCTACTTTATTCTTATTTATACTTAATAATACTTTTTATTTATTTTACATTTTCATCTACACATTGTTTTCCATTTACGGTCCCAAAAATCCTGATACCAATACTCGCAACCTTTTGTACACCTTGCAGCAGGTCGTTCGCATCCATGCCCACATGCTCTACCGGTTCGTTGGTTCGGACAGCTTCCTCCTCGTCGCAACCACTCATCAAACTGTGAACGGTCATTGCCACAATTTGGAAAAAAAGTGTTGCAGTATCTTCTCCCCGGTAAAGGTGTTTCTGGCCGACGTACATCGTATATATCAGTTGCTTTTTTCATGTTAATTTGGGTTTGTCGTGATAATACGCTCGAAAAGCTCCTCGGATTGTACGTTGCTACAAATCCGTTTTCTTTATACGTTTTTGGAATTGATTTGCAGTTTTCGCCCCAAGTTCCCGAGATTTTGGTTATCGCACCACCCTTTGCAAAGTCGCACCCGATTAATGGTGCATTACTGCCTATTTTGAATACAATATTTGACTGATTTGCAGTTGGAGTGGCAGTGTTCAAAATGTTCAATGTACCGTCATTTCCAAAGTGTAATATTTTTTGTCCACCCATATTGTAACTGCTGTTACCTTCAAATGCCTTATCTATAACCGGGTTCAAGTCGATTCCTAATCCAGCACTCATAGCGCTTTGAATTGGGCCGGGGTGAATGTAGCATTTGTTCCCGGTGTATGCAAATACGGGCATACCTTTATCCTCGGCCCGTTTCATGCACGCTTCATAGTCACCCCCTCTTACATCTTTTTGTAGTTCGTAACCTGTGGTTGATACGGGGTTGATGTTGAACGTGCCTTTATAAGTTGAACCAGTTGCTTTGCTGGGAAATACCACTTCCACATTAATACCCTCGTTTCCACACGCGGGCAGTAAATTGCCTTGCGCTTTTTTTTTTGTGCTGCCAACGAATACAGAGGGTTCGCTTGCAGCGTTTCCCGATTGGTCAAATGGCGCGCCAACATAGTTTTTGGCGGCATTTGAATCATACGTAAACCCGGTCGGAAGCGCTTCAGGTATTACTCGAATTGGACAACCGTACTTGCCGGATGTACTTTGCATCATTGCACCACCATCATTACTTGGCCACGGTTTAAAAAGCCCTTTATCAGTTACATATCCATTTATGGTTTCATTGGTTCCATTCGGTAGTTTCTTTGACACACTCATATTTTTTCCTGCAAACTTGTGTTTATCGCGTCCGCTGGTTGCAGCTAAAAACTTTGCCGCATTCGCGGTTTGTAACTCTCGAGCTTTTCTAACGGCGTTTATGGTGCCTTGCAATCCACCGATGTCATCCTCATAATCACGTTCAAGTCCAGAAAGTTGCCGAGCGCGATTAATGCTGTCTGCAACGGGGTCTTCCACTCTCACTTCACTCGGTCCTTTGCGACATGACTGTGCAAATACAGGCATCTCTTATCTTATCTTATCTTATCTTATGTTAATATAAATAAATCATAAATAAATAACTAAAATTTATTTATTTATAAATCAAACAAATGCTACATCACTAAAATGAAATAACGTTTACTTTTTCTTTCAAAGTGTCATAGTAAAGCGTAACGGTCATTCCGTACCGTGACATTGTAACATTCGCATTCGCATTCGCGTTCGCGTTCGCATTCGCATTTGTACACGTAGATACTACATCGTTTACATACTTTACAATCGCGTCGCGGTTTTTAGTAAACAACGACCGCATTATTCCGGTATAGTGTGTTCGTGTTGCGTCGGGCAGAATGATGTACTTTCCAAACTCGCGTTCGTCTAACAATTTACACATTCCAAACTCGATGTTCTTGTACTCGATAATGCGATGGTACGGTTCGCAGTCGGAGTGTTCTAAAGTGAGTCCCGGCTCGTGCAGCATGGGTGTGGCATCCATAATTGAAATCATTGTCAGCAGAATCGATTTTAATGTAACGCATCCCGTCCACTGGTCGCCTCGCCAGTTCCCTAAAATGGATAAACACACGTACCCGTTTTTATAAAAATTGGGATGCATTCGCGTGGTTCCGTCGTTGGACAGGAACTTTACTTTGGGCGGTTTGTGCGGGTAATCCGGTGGAAACGTTACTTTGAAAAAGTAGTAGCCTCCATAGTAAAGGGTACCGGGTTGACCGTACAACATGGCGTAGCCGGTTAAAATGTCTTCCTCATCGTGCATGTAATAAATCCCGTCTCCGTCAAGCGGAAACCGCATGATTTCTCGAACATCGCTTAAAATTCGCATTGCAGCGTCTTTTGTAACGTGAACCACGTCGTCTTCTTTTGCCGCTACTGATGCGGATGCTGATTCTGCTGATGCCATTTGAAAAAAAATATGTCAATGTGCTACTATATTGACATGTATTTAACTGGATTTTTTTTGTATTATTACGCTTTACTTATTACTTGTTACTTATTAGTGATTACGTTTTACTGTCTTCGATTTTGTCTTTGATTTTGTATTTTTCGATTTTTTCTTTGTAAATGTGATAGTTTTCGTTTTTAACTTGGATAGCGCTTCTCCTTCTCCTTCTCTATTGGTGTCATCTAATGTTTGTGGTTGTTTTGTTCGCATGGTTCGCGTTATTCGTGTTCCCTTATTTTTTTGACTTTTTAACTTGCGTCGAAGTCGAGATTTATGCATTCGAATATTTCGCGCCCGCGTTGTAAGGTTTTCAAACGGAACGTACCGCAAAAACAGTTTCTCATATTCGGGATTGTACTTGTCGTTTTTCAGTTGCTGGAACTTGGCAGCTTTGTCTCTTCGAAGCATCTCCAACGTTTCTTGTTTGCCGTAGCACGTTCTACTAAACCGTTTCAAAATTCCGGTTTGAACCAACCGGTTCTTGTTTTGAATGTAAAACAGAATGCCAGCCAAACACAGCAGCCTGTCGCGGTTATAATAGTAGCGCTTTGCATAAGAAAATGCAATGTAGAACATCAACATGGTGTCAATACTCGCAATTTTAATGACCTGGTCATTCAACTTGATTGTGTTATAACTATGGCACGCGGTTGGTTTGTATATCAACGCCACAACTGCGCCGTCTGCAGCAACTTTATAATGGTCGTGCACAATTTCTCCAATTGCAGGCATTTTTTCAACTGTAATATCTTCAATACCGTTTGACTTCAGTGTCATGCGAATGAGCGTTGCCAGCTCTTGCGGATTATTTGACAGCACCTCATACTCGCGACTAATTGACAACTTATGGCGTTCATTTTTCGGTAAGTACTTGCCGTACAACACGTCTGCAAACCCGCCAATAAATACAACGTCGCTGTTCAAAAGGACATTGCGTGTAATATCATACACCTTTTTATCCACACGGGAATAACGGGAAGAACCGTATTCTGTATCGTCATTCGCATCATCTTCATCTTTAGAGTTTGGTCGCACTGAAATTCTGGAACAATTCACCATTTTCATCGGGTACACCTTATTCAACAGCGTGAGCCGTTTCAACACTTTTTCCCATCTTGACACGTCGCCTTCGGGACGAGACAGTTCAAGGTACATGGCCATTCTCAAAAAGTTGGTGGGTGCGTACCGAATGCCATGTTTAATGTACGACTTTGCGGAAAGCACACTAAAAAGCGAGTCGTCCATTTGAGTGATGTCTGCGACCGGCATAAAATTCACAAACACTTTGAAGGTGCCTGGGTGTGACCCCGACTTGGCTTCCACTTCATTGTATCCCATCTTAAAAAAAATGTCGGCCAGCTCTTTCGCGTCTTCCAGCGCAGAAGGCGAGTAAAAATCGTAATCGGGAACTTCAATATCGTTGTTGTAAAAACGGTACTTTTCAGGCAGAATTGAATTAATCGCGGTTCCACCGTAACACACCAATTTTTTATCGCGCAAAAATTGTTCTAGTCGCCCAATAATTCTCTTCACTTCCGGCGACTGTGCCACTTTTTTACCCATCCGCGACTCTATCTTGTCTACCGCATTTCTTAATATTTCAATTTCTTTGTCTTCGATTTTTTTAAGAGAATTACTTGAATGGGTTAACGTTGACATTTTGGTTGAATAGTTGGATAATATTATGAATCGTATTAGTATTACATAATAATATTTTTCTGGCTACAAGATTGTATCGTTGTATCATTACAAGACTATACAAGACTATATTACATAGTAACCGTGGTTCCCATCGAGGTTTGAGCCGTCTTGGCCGACGAGAGCGTTTCAGTTGGATTGACTGCCGTTGGCTCCTTCAAGACAATCGGCACGTAACGAAGCTCGGGCGGTTTCAATATAAACGCACTTCCTGAACTGTTGAACAGCTTGAGATACGCTTTCACGTTTGCATCTTGGCTTTGAAATGCCATTGCCACCATTTGACACCCTTCATTGTGCGCAGTCGTAGATACATACAGGTTTTCTGAACGCGTGGACCGTTCCGGTACAATGTACTTTATTGTTTTTTTTGCAGACTCTTTGGAGTCGGCTTTGATATTGTCCTTTATGAACGTGAACGTGTGTTTGTTTGAATCCATCGTAAATGTCATGTTCACGTACTCGTACAACGGCGTGCGCTTGTATATTTCGCGGGTATTCACTTTATCTGAACCCGGCGTTTCGTCAATTATGATGATGACTTTGTTCATAAAACTCGTCAGTTTGATTTTACCCAGGTCCTCCCCGTTGAACGAGTAAGAAAACCGGGGGTCTAACAGTTTCGACCCCAGCTTGTCCTTGATTATCGTTGCAATCTTCTCGTATATCATAACGTTTCGGCTCTTGATTCGAAGGCACAAAAACAAGGGGTCGTTCGAATTATAACACCCTTCTTCAATTCCCGTTTTTTCGTTGATTCGGTATGAGCTGAATGCATACTTGTTTATCGTGTCAACCGCATCCACAAACGGCACAAAGTTGTAAGTTTCCTTCATTGAAAACTCGGGTTTGGACGACGCCGCGACTACCGGGTTGCCGTCCACTGAATATATTTCGAAATCCAGAACGCGCGCACCCTGGCTTATTACGCATCGCAATGCGTCGGTTGAAACGAAATCGGCCGCGTAGTCCCCCCCGCAACAACAGTTGTACGCCGTCATAATGTAGTAGTCTCGCAGCAAGTAGCCATACCTATCGTCAAAGTCATTTATACTGCTCAACGACTTTGTTTCGGCTGCATAGTACGCCTGCATTGTGCTGTCATTTCTACTTTTTTTACCGTAGTTCCAAGCCCACACGCCCATAATAATTGCTATCACTATCACGGTTACTGCTAACCCTCCAATGTGTGCGACATTTGGTGAAACTTTTATACTACTTATTACTTTTGCCGTTTCAAGTCCTTTAGCTTTTAAATCAGTTTTCAATGCCAAAGCTTTTGTGGCTAGTTTATTTCTAAGCGTGGGTGCTGCTTGTCCGGCGGGGGTTCCTGCTCCTGCTCCTGCCATATTTACTTATTTATGATTGTATAAAACTATATACTATAGTATGTATGCTATATTATATTAACAAAAAAACAAAATAAAATATAATTTAGAAGGGCAATAAGTGGAATCAAATTCAAATCGTTATTGTTGTTATTGTTATTCATTTTTTGAAATGCCGGGCGGATTACTAAACATCATTGCATACGGCAACCAAAACACCATTCTCAACGGAAACCCGAAAAAGTCGTTTTTCAAGGCAACCTATAAAAAGTACACAAACTTCGGCCTCCAAAAATTCAGGGTCGACTTTGACGGGCAGCGCAAGCTTCGCATGTCCGAAGAGTCCAAGTTCACGTTCTATATGCCTCGATACGCCGAGCTCCTCATGGACACCTACATTTGCGTGACGCTCCCCACCATTTGGAGCCCCATATACCCGCCTAAAACCGAAAAAGACAAGTGGGCGCCCTACGAGTTCAAATGGATAAAACACTTGGGCGCGCACATGATTAAGGACATTACCGTGTCCGTCGGCGGGCAAATTCTGCAAAAGTTCTCCGGCAGCTACTTGCTGTCCATGCTGCAGCGCGACTACCCCGCCGAAAAGCGCGACTTGTACGACCAAATGACCGGCAACGTGCCGGAACTCAACGACCCCGGCTGTTGCGGCGCGCGCGTGAACCAGTACCCCAACGCGTACTACACGCCCAGCACCCGCGGCGCAGAACCATCCATTCGCGGTCGAAAAATTTACATTCCAATTAACACGTGGTTCACCACCAGCAGCCAAATGGCGTTTCCGCTTGTATGTCTGCAATACAACACGCTGCAAATCGACGTCACGCTTCGACCTGTCAAAGAGCTGTACGTGATTCGCGACGTGACCGACCCCGACAACGAGTGGCCGTACGTGCAGTCCAACTACACACTGAACGAGCACCAGTTTTACCGTTTTTTGCAAACACCGCCGGACGTGGAGCTGGGGCCGTCCTCCTACACGGACACGCGGACCGACTGGAACGCGGACGTGCACATGATTGCCACCTACGGCTTTTTGTCGGCCGAAGAAACCGCTGCGTTCGCCGCAAACGAGCAAAAGTATTTGATAAAAGGCATTTACGAGTGGGAGTTCAAGGACGTGACCGGAAACACCCGCGTCAAACTGGAGAATACGCTGGGTATGGTGTCCAGCTGGATGTTCTTTTTCCGTCGCAGCGACGCGTTTTTGCGGAACGAGTGGGGCAACTACACCAACTGGCCGTACGAGTACCTGCCCCACGACATTGAACCGGCTGAGTACGGGTACACGGCAGACCGTCAGGCCACGGAAGGGTGGAAGCCGTTGCAAGTTTCCGTGAACACGGGTGAACCGCTCACTTCGCGCACGCCGTACACGCTGGGTCCAGGGCGTAACCCGTGCATGGACGAAGCTGGACGGCTCGAGGTTCATACGAACAGCAACCGTCGCACAGGGTATTATACCACGGGGCTGTTTGAACCCGAGAATCAAAAAGAGATTCTGAACACGATGGGCATCATCTTCAATGGAAAATATCGAGAGAATATATTCGACGCGGGCATATACAACTATGTGGAAAAGTACGTGCGCACCAAGGGGAACCCGCCGCCGGGTTTGTACTGTTACAACTTTTGTTTGAACACGGACCCCAATGAGTTGCAACCATCAGGCGCCATCAACATGAGCAAGTTCACGCAAGTCGAACTGGAGCTGTCCACCATATACCCGTCGTTGGACCCGAACGCGTCGTTTCACATGATTTGCGACCCGACAACGGGGCTGCCAATTGGTGTGAACAAAACCAATTGGCGCATTTACAACTACATGTTTGACTTGGTGCTTATTGAGGAACGGTACAATGTGCTGACATTCGTGTCAGGAAATTGCGGTCTCATGTATGCCCGGTAATGTGTATTTTAAGCCGAATTCGTATTTCAGGAGCCGAGTCGCTCAGCTTGTCTGGCGTATCGGAAAGAATACTGTTCTCAACATAGCTCTTACTGGGGTCCAATGTGTCATTGTCAAACGCATTGTAGTACGTGTTTTCATCTGGGTCGGGATATCTTCCAACGCCGACATATCTACCGCCGCTTCCGGTAATTCTAATAAATGAAGGAGTTGCCGTACTGTACGTATGCAAATGGAGCGGAAACAGTTTATGAAAAATGCTGGGAATAATGTTTGACAGTGGTTCGTGGATGTTTCGTATTGTTACGTCATAACAAGAATGTGTTGGATAATCCAAATAAAATGTAACTTTTTTTGGCATTCGAGTTTGGTATAGTAAGTTAATAATCACACTATTCACACTATATCAAAAGTTTAAGTTGTTTATTTGATATTTTATTTGATATTTTATTTGATATTCATATTAACTGCGTCGTATTCGACACGTGAACCGGGGCGGCGTCAGCCCTTTTCTTCCGTACACGCTGCGTTTGCAAATCGCAATCGAGTCTTCAAAAGAATGCAAGTCGCTCCGCGTACTGGTAGCGGTTCCTTTATACAGGGCGTTTACGCATTTACACATTTTGTCGTGCAAAATACGTTTCGTTTGAGCGCGGAGCGTCACCAGCGGTGCTCCGCGGACAAGCGGCATCTTATAGAACCGTAGAATTCGTTCACATTTACGACGCGTCAACTGTTGCGGCATGAATTTCCTAAATTTTCTTTTCTTCCTCCTACTCTTTATTTTTATTTTTAATAATATTTGAGTATATTAACAGTAGGTAATACATTCAAAATGAACCCGCACCCTCGCCGCGATTCAACCGTTTCGCGCATTGCGGTATTTGACATGGACGAAACCCTAGGTTCATTTGCAGACTTAAGTAGATTCATTTATACCTTGGCTCGAATTCTGAAACGGTTGTATCCCGACCCCGATAAAATCATTCAAGACAACTTCAATTCAATCATGGACCTTTATCCTGAAGTGCTGCGACCCAAAATAATGGAGGTTATGCGTTTTCTGGTGGAAATGAAACGCTTGCACAAGTGCAAACACGTCATGATATACACGAACAACACGGGACCGCGCGAGTGGATTGACGGAATCAAAAACTATTTCAACTATAAAAGCGGCTTTCCGCTGTTTGACCGGGTTATCGGCGCTTTCAAGCGCCCCAATGGCGAAGTGGTGGAAGTAAAACGCACCAGTCATAACAAAACGTACAACGACTTTGTACGGTGCAGTAACTTGGAAGGCGAGTTCGAGGTGTTTTTTGTAGACGACCGCGCACATCCCGGCATGCACACTAAAAACGTCTACGTCATTGAAGTAAAACCGTACGAGCGCCAAATTCCGCAGTCCGTCTTCATAAAACGGTTCATGACCAGCCCGCTGTTTAAATCATTGGGCATTCCGAAAACGGCGGCTGCAAAATTGGAAGCTGCTGCTAATGCGGACGACGCTGCTGAAAAACACATGATGGTTCCGTATACGGACGACGAACGCGCAGTCGACATTGTAGTGGGTGAAACCATCCTTGAAAAAATACGCTGGTTTTTTGACACATTACCCGAACCAGACCCTGCCCCCGACCGCGAGCCTAATCGCGAGCCCGGGTGGTCACTGCCACTGCCACTGCCACTGCCGCCTATCAAAAAAAGTTTACGACGCGGAATGAGAATGATGAAGTCGTCGTCATCGTCAATCCGACGTACAAAACGACGAAACCGATGACTAACCTAACTTTACACTTTAAATGACACGGTTTTCAATGACTCAAGGTTGAACACGCTATTTTTCAGTGGATTTTTTATTTCACGTAACACGTAGGTGTATACGATTGACGTAAACGAGGTGGTCAGCAGTAAAAAGATGGCGGATGAAAACACGATGTCTGCGTCAAAGTCGTTGAATTCCGCGCCTTTCGACCGCGTAAACGGGTTGAACCGGATAATCAAAAAGAAACACACGTAGTACTTTAAACTGTTTTGAAGAACCGTTAAGTATTCGGGGATTTTATCCGAGAGATTTAAATTTGGAAGTCCGCCTAAAATGGCGAGAAGAAGCAGGCCGTACATCACATACGACCCGTACAGTATAACATAGTATATGGTCTTGTACCAGTCCATAGTTTGATAATAGATAAGTGGCAGATAGTCTAGATATACTATGTTATTTATTTATTTTTATTTCATTACCTTTTCCTTTGTTACCTTTTGCTTTCATTCATAACTGGTGTTACATTGATAAACCGTTTTAGAACTGGGGTCCATTCCTTTTTGAGTTCGTCTGGAGGCAATCTAGAGTAACCGCTCAATTCATACCTACCGTCTTCGGTGGTTTCAAGGATAATACTGGACATAGAGTCGATAGCTTGATAATTGTTAGCAAGTACAATGTTGCAAATATTGGTTTGAATAAACGTGTCACAGTCGATTTCAGGAACGGTGGTTATAAAAAAACCGTCCACACTGTCAAGAAACTCTGGTATCTGTAAAAACTGGTCGTAAACGGATGCGCCGCCAAATACCCAAAACACGTCCAAATTCAACTCGTTTCGTGCCTTCTCGACAGCCTCATGTATACTGGTTGCAGTATGCAAATTCAAGTGGCTGTATTCGGAAACTGCATTCGACTTTGACACCACAATGGTTTCTCGGTTGGGCAAAACGCACCCAATCGATTCAAATGTGGTTCGACCCATCAACAGCCCGTTTTTTAACCCCGGCGCCGTGGTGATTTCTCTCATAAATTTTGTGTCGTTTTTACAAGACCACGGGATAATGCCGTTTTTGGAAATGCCCTGCAAGTGCGAGTATGCTACGATAACCCAAATTTGCATAAACTATAAACTATAAAATATAAACTATAAATCTATCTAATATTTATTTATATTTTTTAATAATACTTTAATTTATAAAATGATTCCTTTAGGCACATCACCCAACAAGTTTACTTCAAGTTGGCCTCCGCCTTCTAGGATTAGGCCACATAACATGAAACCACGCATTCCTAGGGGGTCAGTCCCAAGTGGTATAAAGTATAAAGAATCCGTACCCGAAATTAGCACGAGTTCTATTTCTCACGTTTATGGTAGTTGTGACTGCAAAACATTACAATCCGAAATATCTAAACTTAAAAATGAAAATGCGGCATTGAATGAAATGCTCGACAGTCATATGAAACTAGCAAAACAGTCAAGAAGCCCTAAGGGTGGTTCAAAACGTTTGAAGAAGTCCACTTCTACTAGAAGTAGAAAATACAAGCACAAGTACCGACGTACCCGCGTAAGGCGGTAAGGCGGTAGTAATAATTAATAATTATATTTCACATTTTTAAACATTTCAACTTTCAAAGTTCAAAGAAAGTTCAAAGTTCAAAGAAAGTTCAAACTTCTTCAAGTTCGACATGTTTAACAGATGATATAGATGCAGAGGTCGACCTTAGATGGTCTGAAATGTATTGGTACAACCAAAAGCGTGGCGGATAACCCGAGAAAAACGAGAGAAATGCCGATAACGGTGTCAAACGGTTCTTTAAAACACACAAACGAGTACGTCAGCTGAATCACGCGTCGCAGCAGGTCCAATCCGCTGAGCAGGATGTTTGCAGGAATGGCGCTATGCTTACTGCTGTTGAGAATGTAGATTTTATTGAACATGTAGAGTTGCAGCCCAAACGCGATAAAAAAGTACATGGTCATTGTGTTTGCTGTTACAGGCGGCGTGTGTTGAATTGTGTAGAATATTGCAAATGGTGCTGCAATCACAAAGTATGTGCACTGGAAAATGATTTGAAAGTCGATGTTTTGCATTTGAGCACCGTACAGCGCCATCGAGTACTCAATCAGGTTGTTGTAGGTGGCGTTCAAAAAACATGACACCATTACAATCATAGCATTTTGAATCACATTATTGCTACTGCTACCGCTACTGCTATACTTGGAAACGTACTGCACAGTCGACACCAACTGCGCGACAACCAGGGATGCGCAGCTTGCAATATAGAGACGCGTTATCGGTTTTTTAAGCAAGTACTTGAACCACGGAATGTTGAAAATAATGAACCCCGACCGCAGAATCGTGTAATAGCTCAGCGTAATTGTGTTCAAGGCAAAAAATACGGTTACGGTTTCAACCGTGTAAAGAATGCCGGTACCCACGGGGTACAATAACAAGTGGCGATTCTCTCGAGATGTGTACCGCTTGATTTGAGACCATGAAAATTTATGAATAAAAAAACAGCTGTAAAATGGCGTGAACAGCAAACTTAGCAACACGTTGAACCACTCGTTTTTATAATCGTACTCCACGTTTACATATTTCATACAAATCAAATATTCGGTAAGGGTTGCTACAAATAACAAAGAATTTAAAACCAGCAACCAGGCCATGAATATCTGAATATCTATAATTTCTAATTATATCTTGTTTATGTTGTTTACGTTGTTGTGCTTTTTGTATCTATACCGTTTATAATGTACATTTGCATATAATTACATCTGCATCAACATGTCATTTGCCGTCGGTACACGGTCGCCTTTCATAATCTTGGTCACTTCTTGGGTTAGGTAATTGATTGTTATATTTTTGCTAGAAAGTTCCAGTTCCATTTTTCCAATCATAATCTTTTGAGCATGGACGATTTCACGAAGCGACTGATTTTCTGTCAATAAATTGGCCTTGTTCGCATTCAGGTCATGCATCCATTTTTCATGCGTCTTGCTTTTACAGTGGGCAGTAAACAGTGATGCCGATGTGTACACTTTGTCTTTTCGAGTTCCGCATGGGCAGCGCAGTCCATTCGCTAGCGCACTTGAGTTGAACGAGGGAGTTTTGTCAACGTACCTGCCATTGTCATCCATATTCGGCGAATACACATCGGGTTCAGTTGCGAGTGTCATTCTCTCGATTTTTGTATAATAATTGTTCCTTTGCTAGAATGATTGTTATTCTATTAACTATCAGTACCATTCATTTTTATTATTTAATCTTTGTATATTACACAAAGTAATATATAAAGTAACAAGCAACGAATGACGTTGACCGCAGATAACGATAACGATGACATTATAGAAAAATTTCCCAACTGCGCACCATTGTACAAGCTTTGGTTACTGAAATTTTTAAAGTATCACGAGTCAAACAAGCCAAATTTCAGAACATCTAAAGGCGTACAAATATTTGATTTCATACACTCTGAACTAGATAAGTGTTCTGCGGTTGCGGTTACGGAGGATTTTTCAAATGTAGACAGCATTTATTCGCAATGCGCGTTGTTCAACCGGGAAACCAAAATGTCAGACAACGTTGACTTTTTCACTGCCATAAAAAAACGAATGGTGGCTAACCATATTTTTGTTGAAACTGCAATTGCAATTGATAAAACAAAAACAAGCCCGCTTGCCGAAATTGGTCCACGCAAGAAACTTAAATTTATACAAGCTATTTTTGAATCAGAATCTCGTGACATAACCAAAAATATAGTGACAAAACTTCTTCAAAAAGTGCCATTTATGGATATCGTATGGTACTGTGCTCTGCGGAGAAAAGAAATTGCATTTTTACAAATGGACAGTTTATTCACGGAAATTGGAAAACCTCGCATTGGTCCGGTTCCGCGAATTCCTGGTATGCGGTTTGACATGTACCCGGACTCGACATCGCCGGTCATTGAGTGCAATGGTGCGCATTTAATTCCCTACATGACAAAAAAAATTGGCATTCCAAATTCCATGGCTTACTACATAACTGAACATTTAGAGCACGAACCGTCTACAGAGTTTACGTTGACTGTGTTAGAAGCGCAAGAGACAAATGACGACAATGTATACGAATATTTTTGGCATCACTTTCAAGAAAACGGAAAACAACGAATTCAAAAAATATTTGATACCCTTGAATTCCTGTATACACGTCTTGTTTCCAAAATGCCAAGCCATCGTAAGTCTGCATCGTCTTTGAGAATACGTAAAGTAAGTAAAATAAGTAGAATAAGTAAAATAAGTAAAATAAGTAGATACGGAAAGTCGAGGCTGACGCTGAAAAAAAAACAGAACTACATTGGTTACATTGATACTCGTATACAGATTATTGCAAAAATGTGGTGGTGGTTTTGCCAAGCAATGCCGCTTTACCGCGGGTCTGCAGCAGTTGGCGAGTTTATCTTTAAAGCTATGATAGAACTCTATACCGAATATAAGTACACTCTACGAACGAGTCGTTCTCATTCTCCTCAATACTTGGTTGATATTTACGCGTTGACATATGATAAAGATGAATTTACTGCAATATTTAATAACCACTTTCTAGTACTTACATGATGTCTTCATAAAATGACGACGTTCCGTAGGGGTATTTTTTGCCGGTTCGCAAGTCGACATACCCATTTGTATCGGCGCAGTTCTGGGCAGGCCAACCAGTGCACCAGTGCCATCCAGTAATACGCGTGATTTCGTCTCGGAGAACCATTACATCTTCAGGGCAACTTTTTGCATCTTCGGCACATGTGGCATAGTAGTGTTTAATCGAATGAAGATGAGATGGCGTGAAACGCTGGTAGTCATACCATGACTTGATTGTATAGGTACGGTATTTCTTCTTTGATTCAACGGCGGATGTCATTGTAACTGTCTTTGAAATGAAACTGAGGAATGAAACAAATGAAAATACATTTCAATTTTTTTTCACATCTCGGTATTCATATTTATATTTGTAAAACATCATGCACAATATCGAGTTTAGTAGAATACTTATTATTCCCGATACTTGTAACGAAAGGTCTTGGATAAAGTATCCGTGCACAAACCATAGTATACTTGTAGTCAACAACATTCCTAGTGAATACCCGGACAATTCATCAACCCGTTTTGTTACGTAGGTTTTGTACACCTGAGGTGCCATTTGAATGCAGTTTATAATAGGTGCTAGAATGGAAACACTTTGTGCAAGTGCCCCCCCCCCAACATTTTTTTAGTTTTGTATTATAAATTCTATAACTATTTCTATTTTAATAAATAATATTAAAAAAAATTGATTTCATTTCAATCAAACATACATAATGAATGAAACCAATACAACAAAAATCGTTAGAGTTCTATGGCTTACTACGATTATTCAGCATTCCCTCGTACCGAGGAAGATGTAAAGAACCTGGATTTGTCATTTATCAAAGACAGTTGGAATGCAGATATGCTGCGCGATGCGATACTTGCAGTTGTGCGCGTGGAACGTTCGCCTGACATGCTGTCAAAAGAGTACGATGTTTGGAAGTTTATGTCGACATATGACCCACCCGAAGGTCGTGGTTTCATGTTTTCCAACCATCCAATTACGAATCGTATTATGACTTCAATGGAAGTTGGACATTCCGGTTCTTCATACGGGTTCACTATGCGGCACCTTCAGTACTTTGCCACGCATGGTGGAGTAGCGGGATACAAACGCGAGTACATCAAAAATACGGCCTAAGCAAAAGTAAAATAAAAATGAATAAACCAAAAAGGGGAGGATTCACAAATCTAAAAAACACAACAAACACTATAATAAGACTAAATCACAACACAATAAAACGATACACTTAGAATAGAAAATTGAAATAAATAATTAAAATAAAAAATTAAAATAGAACAAAATATCATAAAATATTTTTTAAATAACTATAATGAATTATAAAAACCGCAGGCAGCGGCGGCGGCTTACACGAGGAGGTGCAAAGTCAGCGCAATTGATGAGTATGTTTAAACAGTTCACACAAAAAAGAAAACACTCGTTGATGTTGAAAGATGAAAGACACTTGAATCTTCATCGAAATGACGCTGTAAAAAGACATTGTAGTGCTTCGGTTGAGAAACTGCCTATTGTGGAGTATAGTATCAAAATAAACTATGAAGGAGTCCCATTTATCAAAGATATCGAAGATGAAGATACGAGAAAGTTTAACCATGAACGGCTGGATGATATAAGCATTATGCGCGACAAGAAACCAATTTTTCATTTCAATTCAACCAATCACATCCTGTATCGAAATATACACAAAAATATCGGAGAAAACACCACTCTAATTGAGTTTGAAAACCTATTTGATAACGAATGGATAATACGCCAGTTTGATTATATTGCCCAACTCAATAAACGCGATGTGTTTACGATTCATTCATACACAAGAACCGGTGATGAAATTGCCAACAGGTTTCTTAGAAAACAATTGACGCATTCTAAAATTATGAATTACTTAAAAGATATTGAGTCTAATCCTACTACGTACAGGCCCTACTTTGCACTATTTTTCCAAGCGTTTGATGAGCTTAAGTCATATAATCCCGAACAGTTATTGGAAGCCGTTTCACGGGACGTAACCCCCGAAAAGTTAGATGAGATACAAAAGTTGTTTTCCATTGACACTTCCGGTACTTCTTTAGCCCAGTTGTATATTATTTTTCTTCGACTGCTTACATGCTTTACAGTTGATTTTTGGTTGAATGTTATTCAAATCTATGTAAAAGACATTGACCGTATTATAAAAAATTCACCGCCGATAACTAAAAAAATGTACGTGTATCGTAGTGTAGACACAAGGGACTATTTTTTGGATGGTATGAAACACCATATAAAGTCATTGAATGGCTTCGAATCAACCTCGGTGAGCGCGAAAGCAACATTTGATTTTATAGGACGAAAATGCTGTTTTCAAAGAATTACCCTTTTACCGGGAGTGAAAGCGCTACTTATTTCATGTGTTTCAGCATTTCCAACTGAATCAGAAATATTACTCGGTCATAATACAAATTATTACATTATGGAGCCAACTACCAAAATAAATAAATCACAGAATGGGTGTGGCCTTAATGTTGAAGCGGTTGAAACATTTGACATTGTCATGATTGGGAATGACTATGAATCTACTATGGGTTCTGGTTCTGTATAGCATGTATAGCATAGCACCTAAAATTAAAAATGAATAAAAAACAAATAAAACGAATAAAATGAATAATAAAAAAAATTGATTTAAAGACGCGACACGTATAATGGGTAGAAAGTAGTAGTACAACAACAACAACACCCAAAGCATATATCAATCAACAATGTCAACTTCAAGCCAGAACATTTTGTCTCCCGCTGGATTTAACCCTGCAACCTGCGTCAAATATGCTAAGCCCAAAGTGAACCCATCGGGCGGAAAGAGCATCGGAATTCTGAATGCCAACAGTGGAACGGTGCTCCAAATTTCTTCGCCAATGATGCTCACATGGGGGGTCAACCAGTTTGTAGACGAGAAGACAGGTAAGATTTCATACGATATGTCGTTACAGTTTCCAGATGAGGACAGATACGATGACGCGACTCGCAAGTTCTTCAACAACATTCGCGACTTTGAGCAGAAAGTCAAGGACGATGCAATTGCCAACTCGAAGGAATGGTTCGGCAAGCCCAAGATGTCGGCAGAGACAACGGACGCTCTGTTCACTCCAATGCTCAAGTACCCAAAGGACAAGGTGTCCCTTGAAACCGACTACAGTCGCGCTCCAACCTTCAAAATCAAGCTTCCATGCTGGGAGGGAGTTTGGAAGAACATCGACTTGTACGACATGGACCGTCGTCTCATGTTTCCAGTTCCGACCAATCCGTCCCTTGCACCAGGCGACTTCATTCAGAAGGGCTCGCAAATTGCGGTCGGAATCCAATGCGGTGGCATTTGGTTTGCCGGTGGAAAGTTTGGCGTAACTTGGAACTTGATTCAAGGAATCGTGAAGCCCAAGTTGTCTTACCGCGGAACATGCGGAATCGAGTTGCCTGGTGAACCAGCTCCAGTCACTGCGCATGCGCCTGTACCTGCACATGCACAAGCACAAGCACCAGTGGCGGCACATCACGATGATGCCAATGAACAAGATGATGACGATGATGAGGAAGACCAAACTCCGATTCGACGCACTGCAAGCCACTCGGCTCCGGCTCCCGTGTCAGCGCCCGCACCTGCTGTAGCACAGGAAGAGCCAGCTTCAAAGAAGAAGATTGTCAGAAAGTTGCCAGCAGCTGCCACCTCCAACTAAAAATGTCAAACAACTAAAAACCAATAAACCAATTTGCAAAATGTAATAAACTCAAACTAAAATACAAGAATAATGTAACGTCGAGTGAATAAGCGACGTGATATTATTTTTTTTGTATCATATTTTAATCAAACATTCAATCATGGATATTCATGCGTTGGACAAAGCTTTAGAAAATGAAGGAAATGCATCTATCATGCAACCACGCATTTCTGAAATTAAAAAAAAGAAAAATGACATTCTTCAAAAGTTACAGCTGAAAGGAACGGTTTTAAAAACAATGCATGCCACATTGATTGGCTACAAGTACATTGAAGATAGTAGTGATTTACAAATTGGACGCTATATTCGATGGATTTCATTAAAGTATCCGGACCGCATTACATTAACCAACGGGGCATACGTTTGCAACATCAATATTGACTACGTCCCGGTCCCGGCTATAAATGAATATGAAAATGAATATGAAAATGAATATGACAATCACGATGATGAGGATGATGAGGATGATGATAATGATGAAGAAGAAGAACTCACGTGTAAGTCGTGTCTCAGGTGTAAAGTTGTACGTAATGGAAAGGTATCTTTTTTCAACTTGAACTTTGACGAAAACCTTATCTTTCAAAAAATAACAGAACAGGAATGGATTATCTTAGATGCGCTAGAATACCTCAAGTCGTAAAACCGCATAAACGTATAAACGTAATAAACATAAACGTATATTTATTGTTACAATGATGTCGTCTTCCGTTTATTTTATTCCTTATAAAACGTTGATTATTGTAGAATCGCCGTCCAAATGCAAAACAATTGAACACATGCTTGGTCCGACCTACATGTGCGTAGCAACCTGCGGTCACATTCGAGACCTGGCAATACAGCCCGATATGTCAAACGTTTCCGAAATGTTTTCGTCGGAACGTATACCTTACACAAAGTCTTCCAAAAAAATGGCTCATATTCGCACAATTCAAAATGCACTTTCAAAATGCAACGGCACCGTCATTTTGGCAACGGACGCCGATAGAGAGGGGGAGTCCATTGCTTGGCACGTGTGTCAAGTGTTTGGTCTACCGGTTGAAACCACCCCGCGCATCGTGTTCAAAGAAATTACGCAAACCGCGATTCGAAGCGCGCTGTATGCGCCGGTAAGAATCAACATGAACCTTGTGCGCGCCCAACAAACCCGCCAAGTGTTGGATTTTATTATCGGCTACGGCATTACGCCGCTCCTTTGGACGTGGCTAAAAACCGGCGCAAATATGAGTACGAGCACGAGTACGAGTACAAACAAGAACAATAAGAAACTGGTTCAGTCTGCCGGACGGTGTCAAAGCCCGGCGCTTCGCATTATGCAAGAAGCCTACAATGAAATGCGCGATGCCGAATCAAATCCGGATGTTCAATACAAGTGCGTTGGTTATTTTACAAAATTTAATATTCCGTTTACAATGACTGCGCGTCTCAAAACAGGAGACGACGTGGATGCGTTTTTACGGTTTTATACCGAGTCAGATACGCGACAAACAATTGCAGCCGCTCACCGGTTTGAGCTTTCACAACCTTCACTGGTGTGTTACAAACCACCACCGCCTTTAAAGTCGACCACGTTACAACAACTCGGCAGCACTTACCTACGCCTCACTCCAACCGAAACAATGGATGCAGCGCAACACTTGTACGAATCCGGATACATTACGTACCATCGAACTGACTCCACCTGTCTCAGCCAAGAATTCAAAACGGTTGCGGGCGACTTTATCAAATTAAATTGGAATACTTCGTTTACACGTCAGCCCGCGTTTTCGACTGCATCCACTGTGGTTGAGTCCACGCGTGCGACCGTGTCTGACCACGCGCATGAAGCCATACGCCCGGTAAACATTACAACTATCCAGTTACCAGAAGACCGTTTTGAAAAAAGTGAACGGGTGCTATATTCGTTGATTTGGATGCGTGCCGTGTGCAGCTGTATGTGTGACGCGACATATGAAAAAATTACTGCAACCGTTTGTGTTTCAGGTTCAGGCAACTACACGTATGCATATACATACAACTATAACGCATACCAGCAAAAAATGGCTGGGTGGCGCGCATGCACTGCGCGATATGGTACAAAGCTACAACCCAAACTAAACTGTGACAGTGATGATGTGGATACAGGCGACGATACCCCCAACCCACAACAATCATCCGACCATTTTTCTTATTTGCAGTCAATTGTACCAGGGTCGTCGCTTCCTTATAATAGTATCGAGTGTTATCCCGTGTTAGTAAACGCATTTGTTCCGTACACGTATACAAAACTGTTGAACCGGTTAGAAAAAATGGGAATCGGTCGCCCTTCAACATTTGCGAGCATTATTCACACCTTAAAAAAGAGAGATTATATTTGTGAAACATCAACACCAATATCGACACCCACTTCTGTCGATTTCAGTGAGGACGACAATAGTACATACGCGTACACGTATAACAAATATAAAATAACTACACAAGGAACGATAACCAACGCTGTTACAGCGAAGTCATTGGATAAAAAAAACAGCAATCCAATTCGGCAGCGTGGTAACCAAATCCAGATAACACAGCATGGACAAGCCGTAATAGATGCGCTGTTTCCAACGTGCGAACCCTTGTTGGCGTATCAATACACGAGAGAAATGGAAGAAACACTGGATAACATTGCGCGAGGAAACACGTACTGGGTCGACGTGTGCAAAACATGTATGACACAAGTAGAAAAATTAAAACAAGAAACGGGTATAGTAAAAGTAACAACAGAACCAAATAGTTCCGGAATTAGACGGCAAATTAACGAGCACGCCTCCATTCGCGACGGGAAGTTCGGTAGCACATACATTTACTTTCGAACTCCTGCAATGAAAAAACCAAAATTTATTGCGTTGAAAGGGTTTCCGTACAATTACATGGAATGCGACGCGAACCTGTTACTTGACTGGATAGATAGTAACCAATTATAAGGAATCATAACAACAAAGGATGAAATATTGAAAAATGGATATAAAAATGACTTCATACATACTGTTGTACTGTTGTATTATGCGCATCTTGGTTGATATTCGAGAACGGGCACTCTTTGACGAGTTAAAGTACACTCCGCCCAAAACTCTTCGAGAGTATACCTTGGAAGCCGCATCTCGAAAATGCGGAATACATCTCGACGGGATAGATGAAGAAGCCGAGCCAGAACCAAAACTAGAACCAGATACTGCGACACCGACAGCGACTGCAACGGCAACGGCAACGGCAACGGCAACTGAGTGTCCCGAACCCGTGGTGTGTAAACATGAGTCCCATACGCTGTTAAAAAAACGACTTGTGATTGGCGATGTCGCGCTTCGTGGTCAACTTAAAACTGAAGTTGAGAATGACGCTGATGTCATTTTATTTGAACGAAAAACGCTTGCAGACCTTGCAGCCAGTATTCGTGACGGCCGTTACAAAGAACAATCCTTTCGAATGAATCAGTATTGTGAGCTTTCAAACCACAATGTCATTTACGTTATTGAAGGCGATATGGCAAAGTTTAATCCAAGTAAAGGTGGCAGTTCCAATCCGGTTACTAAAAAGGCGCTTTACAGTGCCATGTTCAGCATGATGTACTTGAAAGGGTTTTCGGTGTTTCGAACGGCCAATGTGCGAGAAACGGCGGACCTTATATTGTATTTTGCCGACAAGTATGACGCAGTTCCAGAACAAACCCGCGTTCCGTATTACGCTAATAAATCTACTATTAAGTTGGAAAAGGCAGACACAACAATGACAACTCCAGAAACCTACAGCAGTATATTTAAACACAAGGAACGGTCTTCCCAAATCACACCAGACAACATTGGAGAAATCATGATAAGCGCCATTCCGTTTGTGAGTTCTAAGACTGCAGCAGCAGTTATGAGCGAATACAAAACGGTTTCGAATTTAGTCGATGCCATGAAAAAAGACAGAACTTGTTTGAACCACATTTGTACCGGAAGTCGGAAAATAAGCAAATTGTGCGTGGATAACTTGTTCAAATACTTAATTTAATTTCAAAAGTAATAATATAAAATACTAAAATAGTACAATAGTAAAAAGTAAAAAAGTAAAATATACAAAGATAAATGTTATCCAACTTGTTGATTATTACCGTCATTCTTATCATTGGACTAATTGGGTTCAATATGACCAAACACTCATTGACCGTACTTGAGGGAATGGTGGATAAGGAAAAGAGCAAGAACGAGGGCGGGATTGTTGACATTGTCACCATTGCAAAAAATCAGTCGGAAATCACAAAAACGGCAGTTACAAATTTGAACATAAAAGAACACCGAGCGCACTACAACTCCATTCACGATGAACTCGAAAAGTGGACGTCTGCGAAAATGATAGACCAAGTAAAGGTGTTGTCTCACAAGTTACAAAGTAACGCTGATATGGCAGAAGTTTCAAAAATGATAAACGAAATCAATTCAATGAAAACATTCAAAACGGCTCTAGACGATTGTTCAAAGTTCATAGACACAAACTGAAATAAAAATACAATACTACACACGTAAAAATAAAATTATATAAATATATGTTATGTATTTACATAATCATAATCGGTATTCAAACCAGCCATGTTCATCACGTCAAATTTGTTAAACGTGACTGAACAGCCTCCATCGTTTTCGTACAAGTTATATAACTGCAGGGTGTGTGCGTTTCATACGAACAATAAAAAGGATTTTGAAAAACATTGTCAAACGAATAAACATGTGCGCAGGTCTCAACAACCACAACAACCACAACCTTCGTGTTTGTTTCGTCATGCCAAAGCCAGTACCAATGTAATCGATGTAATCGATACAACTGATGCCGATGACAATGTCGATTACGATAAACCGCCTACATTTACGTACTTGAATCAGTATCCCCAGTCTCATATCCCCCAACCCAGTGACGCATATTTATGTTTATGCGGGAAACGGTATAAGAATGTGCACGGGCTGCGGTACCATAAAAAAAAGTGCAATATTATTACACCGGAACTGGTAATGAACGTTGTGAACGACAACCAAGAACTGCGCAACGTAATCATGGCCCAAAATAAGCTGATTATGGAGCACACCCAAGCGTTTCAGCAACAAATCACCGACCTGATTCCCAAGCTGAACAGCGTAAATGTGAACCATCAAGTTGTCGCGTCAACCACCAACAACACCACAATTCATCACACCCACAATACTCAAAACACATTCAACTTGAACATATTTTTGAATGAAAAATGCAAAGACGCGTGGAACATGAGCGACTTTATCGATTCGCTCAAAGTTACTATCGACGACTTGATGGTAACGCGGGAGCGCGGTATCGGTGAAAGCATCGGTCGCATTTTGGTTCAAGGGTTGAGTACGCTCGATGTATACAAACGCCCCATTCATTGTACGGACTTGAAACGCGATACCATGTACGTGAAAGATAAGGAAGTGTGGGAACGCGACGAACAAAACATGAAAATCAAGCACGCAATCGACCAGCTGACTTACAAACAAATTATTTCAGTGGATGACTGGAGACACACGAAGCCGAACTTGATGTACGATGATAACTTGCAAACGGAGTACAACACGGTGTTGTTGAAAGTGCTTACCGACCCGGGAGAAAAGGAAGCTCGAAAAATTATAAAAAGCATTTCAAAAGAGACTGCGTTGGATAAAGAAAAAGTATTGTGAATAAAAAATTGATGTGTTTTATCATTTTAATATGAGTATATAGTATGGACAAATTTATACAACACGACAATGGAAACAGAGGCACATGGAGTGAATGTTGGAGACACTATCAACTTTTGGGTTCATGCGTCAGATGAAAACTACACAGGTATTGTGGAAGAAATACTTAGACTGAATGGTTCACTAAGCATGTTGATTTTGTGCAATGATGATTATCGTATTGTTTCATTGTCAAACGTGTATGGATTATCTGTGATTCGCCAACAACAGCAACAACAACAACAACAATACGAGAACGAGGAAGAGGTGAGTCAATATGCTGAAAGCAATGAAGTTGTCCTTGTTGAAGAAGACCAGTCGTCTATGTTGAGACGAGCTATTTCGGTTATCAAGAGCATACTTCCTCCTCACCCTCAACCGATTATTGTGGAAGACAATGAAAAGGAAGAAGAAAAAGAAGAAGAAGTTACATGTCCGATATGTTTGGACTCAATTGATATGAATCAAAACGCAATGTCAACAGAGTGTGGCCACAAGTTCCACTTTTCATGTATCATGAAAAACATGGCGGCAAATTCAGCCGCTCAAAACGCGTGTCCGCTTTGCAGAGAACCTGTAATTCAGGGGTTCAGTGTTATGAATGACGATGAAAGCGTTAACTATATATTCCAACGCTTGAGCCAAGAAACACAGGCTATCATGGACCAGTTCGAACGACGGCGAGTTATTTGTAACATGTTACAAAATGAACTAACACGTACTGAACAAATGCAACGCAGGGTACTTGACGCTCGGCATGTTCTTCATCAAACAGCATTTCAAACTATCACTCAACATGCACAAGATGCTCATTTGAGTGAAACAATTACAAATCTGATTGCATCGGCTGCAAACAACAACATCCGAGAAAACTATGATGAACTGTGTGAGTTCTATCATGACGAAATTCGAAACATGTGTTTCAATCTCGGTATGCGAATACTTTGCGGACATCGCGAAGAACCAGTCCAGGCTGCTGGGCACCAGGTTCAATCACAAGAACATCCTATCATAGTTGACTGACTGACTGACACGACACAATGACACATTAGCATTGAATAAAAAATAAATAAATAAAAATAAAAAAAAACATTTTTTATTTTTTGGACATTTTGGACATTTTTGGACATTTTTGGACATTTTTGGACATTTTTTGGACATCGAAAAAAAGCGCTAGGTTCTCCAAGACACGGATTTGGGGTTTTTTTTAAAAAAGGCCTTACCATCGATTTTTGGAAAAAACCTTTTTTTTTACAACTTTTTTATTAGCCCTAGGTTCTCCAAGACACGGATTTGGGGTTTTTTTTTTGAAAACCTTACTTATTTTTTTTTTCAAAAAAAAACACGGGCAGGGCAACTTTTGAGGTACTGTTATGATAAACCATGCAAAAAACGCGTTTTTTGCATTTTTTTGTCACACTGAAAAATATTTTTATCTCAAGGGCGTTTTTTTGAAATTTTTATTAATTTTCGCATTACTTGTCGTCACATTTTTTTTAACTGCAAAAATAAAATTATTTTTTTTTGTCATTTTTTGTGTCAGTCACAATTTTGTTAAGCGTTTGACTTATTTTATTTGCATGAATGGTCTCAAAATATTTTTAGAAAAAAATGAAATTTTCAAAAAACAAAAAAAAACCCACTTTTTGGGGTTTTTCACCCAAAATGTCCATTTTTGGGTGCAGGTGGTCCGGTTTTTTGGCTTTTTTCAAAAAAACATGAAAAAAGTGATTTTCCTAGAAAACGCTCTCATTTTCGAAAAAAAGTTTTTCGATTTGTTACGATAAAAAAAATTTTTTTTTTCCAAAACTTTTTTGGGGATCTTGATTTTGGACATTTTTTTCGAAAAAAAAATGTCCATTTTTGACTTTCGCAAAAACTTTTCTGAAAAACTGGTTTTTTTGGATTTTTGGATTTTTGGATTTTTTACAAATTTCAAAACTTTTTAAAATTTTTGGATTTTCGTTTTTGTTTTTATTTTTTTGGAAATTTTCAAATGGTTTACAAATTTACAAAAATAATTCGTTCAGTTCAATATAATTCAATGCAAACACTTATACCAGCCAACACGGTTGCATCAAGCGGATTTCGTATATTTATTTTGGGAATACCTATCGGGTCCGGGCACTTGTATACTTGCGCCTTTTTGGTAACCACAAGGTCCGAAGACGGTACATGAATGGATGCGCTTTCGTCATTGGCGAATGGGATGAAAATGGTTACCGAGCCAGTTTCAAGCAACTTTTGGATGGATGTGCGCACGCTAATCGTAATATGGTTGTTTTCGTCAATGTACATATACTCCGGGACATCGCAAATGTTGCACCGGACCACTAAGTCGGATGCATCATCTAGCCGATAGTATATTTCGTTATGCCATAATGGAACTGTAAAATGCTTTGACTCGTATTCCAAGTCATATATTTTTTTATGAAACACGTCGCTAAGGGTTGGATTCAGTAAAACCACATTGTCTGACCGCATCTTTTCGGAAACAATTTGAAACATTCGTTCCAGCGTTTCGGTTGGTAAGTGGAGTACGTCCGCATACTCGTGCATAAACTCATACACGGAAACTGCGGTTGCTTTATCCAACGTTTTTAAAAGTTTGTCATAATTGGATGAAATAATGTGAACAAGTGCGGTCTCGATATCTGACGCGTGTATTCCAGCATTGTCCTTGAACATGGACCGAATGAAAAAAATAAATAATTCATGATATGAATTAGATAGACCCGAAGTGGACGGAGAAGTAGAAGGTAACGGGTTTGTTGTTTTCGTTTTCGACAGTAAGTAAGTGTACGCTTCATTTATTTTTTGAAACCGAACAGTTGATTCGGGTGAATTTTCGTTTTTATCGGGATGATGTTTGAGAGATTCAACGCGATATGCCTTGGTAATAGCGGTTACATCATCATCATGTAACCTATGGTTAGTATCCAAGCCTAAAAGGCGCAAGGCTTCTTTTTTGTTCATGTTCGGCATGTTCGGTCGTATATTTATTTTTATTTATAACCATAAGCGACCTCTGTTTATTACGTATCGCTATTGTTTATTTTACACTTGCTGCAGCGCTGTGTACGTGGTTAATCAACATGAACATGTACCGTTCTAAATGGTAGATAGGTCGATAATTATTGTTGAACGTGTGCAAAAAAGAATACGTGTTTGTCATTATGTCGCTTAAGACGTTGGTTCCAATTGGAATATTATTGTCGTGCAAATAATGAACCAGCTTTACAAGTATGTACCATATACAGTTATGAATATCCAGGTCGCAAATCAGTATGTCGTATAGCGCATCTCTGAATTCCAGTAGCTGTATTGTTTCTGGTTTTATAATGTATTTGAAAATGCGCACACAGGTTGTGGTGTACGCCAAACGAAACGCACTGTTACTTTCAAGGTCGCCGTTTGGGTTATCTATTGGACGATTTAGTTTTAAACTCTTTATGTTTGAAATTTTAGGTAAGTCCGAAGGCGTGATTGAATGAATAAACTGAATCTGCTCTTCAGAAAGTGCAGGTGTAGATAAGAGAATACAGTCCTTGTATTGCGTTAAACTGGGGCGTTTCATGTGAATGACTTCGCACGATTGAATAATATTAGTTGTTATAAAACTCAAGTTGTTTGTGAGTAACACAAAGGATATGCGTATTTTCGGATTACTGCATCGAAAGTAGCTGTAAAACACGTCTAATAACTCACTGTGAATGTTGTGAAAATTTTTACACATAATCACGCCGGATGCGTGAGGTCGCGTGGAAACGACGTCAATAATTTGTGAATAAATTTCGTTCCAAAGTATTTTAGAGTTGCATCCAAGAATGGCCATGTTCACTTCAAAGTGAATGTCGCTAACTTTGATGTATATCGGCACATTTTCGTACTTTATCAACATGCGTTTTTCATATTTTAGTTCACTTGGACTGTATTTTTTTATTAGCATCAGCGACTGCGTGTATTTGCCCGTTCCAGGCGGACCATAAAAAATAGTGTTGGGTAAATGACTCGGTGGTGCTGGATATTTTTCAACTATTTTTTCTAGTGACGGATGCAAGTTATATTTTTTACAGGACTGGATATATTCATCGAAATGGGATTCTAAAAATTTCATTTGTTAGTTAATACTTTTGCACTTTTGCACAAGTATATGAACTTCATTTTATTTAGATTTAAACACTTAATACATAAATAAAACAGTCGTCGCAAAATAGTGTCTCAAAAATGTCAGTGGCCATTAACAATAACGGTAGTAGCAATAACGGTAGTAGCAATAACGACGCAGTGTTTATAATTCCAGATATGCATGCACTGCGTTATAGTATGTCAAACATCTATTTTAAAGAACGTAGTTATCGAAAACTAAATGTGAATGACACTGAAAGCGAATACGCCTCAACTCAAATCATGTATATAAATAACGAACTCATTATGAACGGGCTAACATTTTTAATAAGTAGCAGCGAAGAACTTAATGCGTACGCAGTTCGCATAGAACGAGACTTATTGAACCTGTATGCAGAAACATACAGAGTCAATAAACGATTGCATTGTAGCATAGATGCTGACATTTCAAAACTAAACATACGCATGATGGGGTTGGAGTTGGGGTTGGGGCTGTATATTGTTGGGATTTGGGAAACTACGACAGAGTATGGACTAGAATACAAGCTGTTGGAATTTACCCGTCCGTTGTAAAACTGGTCAAAAGCACTTCTATCCATCCCGTCATTACGCCTGTAAACAGTGAGCAAACAATTGTCAACCATGCAATCATTATCATGTTTGGAATGTCAACTTGTTTGCAAAGTATTAGCATTTTTGATAATATAAATAGCAGTCCAATGGTGAGTCCAAGTAGGAAAGTGGAACCAATTGAAAATCCCAAGTACGTGGAGGGTATTTGATTCGTATTTATCTTTTTCCTAAATGTGTAAGTTTGTACAATGGTCCATAGCATAACAATCAATACCATGAGGAACGGAATTGAATAAAAAATTACACTGACAGAGTCTCTTGCAGATTCCAATACGTTTGATACAAATCGACGCGTAAGTATAGAAATAACCGTAACCCATAAACAAATTATCCAAAACAACGACCACCCATACGTTGCAATAATTGCATCGGCTTGTCCATTTATTTTATTAGAATTTGTTCCGGTTGGATTGTCAACGGTTGGAATGGATGGGTCGGGTCCCACTTTATTTGATTGGACCGCCTGTACGATGATTTTTATGGCCATCGCTAAGCCAATAAGTCCCGTAAAAATGGTAATACTTCCTTCAAATTCTGATTTGGAGGTAACTTCAGTTGTCGGTGGGGATGTCGCCATTTTACAATACGATAATACTATACTTACTTTTACTATACTTACTTTTACTATATTTACTTATAAAAATAAATAAAAATAATAAAAATAATTGTAGATTGTGTATTCATTCTATGTTTCGTTTTTTTTCATGTTCGTAAAATTTTTAACTGAGTGTGACATTCTTGTAACGACTGATTCGAACGTTCAAGTTGTCGAATTAAACTCTGTTGACGTTGTTCGAGAACTAAAACTTGGTTTTGTAAGTCTCGTACAAAACCTTCACTCACATAAATTCCATCAAGTAATGAAGCCATAATTAGATGAACTGGTATATATGTGAATAATTCAAAAAAAAAATATTCAATTTATTTTCTTTTTTATTTTTGGTTGTTTTTTGTTTATTCTTAATCTAAAACCCCAGATGAGTTAAGGTCTAGTTCTAGTTCTACTTCAGGTTCAAACATATTGTTTTTGATAAACTGCACTTCAGACGAGAGAGTCATTATCATCGAGTGTAATTCATGAATTGAGTGAAGTATTGTGTCTAGTTGAACTTGCATAGAGTTTGGAACTGGGTTTGAAGCTGGGTTTTGTACCGGGTTTGGTACCCTGTTTGAAACCGTCCCTTGATTCGATGACGGCGGCTCTGGTTGCGACCGTTTAAGTTTGTTGAAAATATTTCCAATTTCTATATCAGTTTCACTGGATTCAAATGAAACAGTCTTTTTAGTTGGGCCTGATGCAGATGATGCAGTATCAACGGGTTGCGAGGATTGAGAGGATTGAGAGGGTTGAGCGGGTTGAGAAGGAGGAATATCAAATTGAATAATTTCAAGTTCTCGTTCCCTGGCAGCAAGTGCTTCTTTGATTAACTGGTCCATGTTGTCTCCAATTGGTGCGTCGTCATTCACATTTTTATCTGAAAAGTCAATTTCGGGCGGTTTTTTTAGTACGAGAAACGCATTCATGTCATTTTCAAGTACTTTCACTTTTGACGTAATGTCTTTGATGCGCGCTTCTTGAATGTCAGCAGATGTATATGGTGGTGTAGCGTTAGCCACAGCACCCGTAATATGCATTTTGTAATTGGCCACTTCTTTAATAACGCGTTGAATCACGTCCTTATTCAAGTTAGACAGCGTTGCTAAAGAGGTGTTTTGCGGATGCGCGTACGTGTTGATTGTAGTATGTATTGCAGTCTCAAACAAAGTTATTACCGGCTGCATTGATTTTTCATTAAGACCTGAAAACACTTGCTCTTCACTCAATAGAGACCACAGCAGTGCTTTATTTTCATTGCTGTTTACTTCTTGAATAATGGTTTGCCACGAGGACGCGGACGTCATTTTGGTTTGATATAAAGTAGACTATATGTGCAAGTTTTAAATCTTTTACTTCCAATAACAACAATCACGAAAATGAAATTTGAATAAAACCGTTTAAAGATTATACCAGTTAGCTATACTATACAAAGGTAGATATCTATATAACATAACAACAATGAGCACCTCTCCAGAATCAAGTTCAGCAAGTTCAGATTCATCTTCAAAATACAGCGGCCGTGTAAAGTGGTTTAACAACAAGTACGGGTACGGCTTTATTACCGTGCTTAAAACCGACGATGCCACAAGCGTACCGGTAAACACGGATGTATTCGTGCATCACAGTGAAATAAGTGTGTCAAATGACCAGTACCGGTACTTGGTTCAAGGCGAGTACGTGGCATTTGATGTCGTGAAAACTACAAACGGCAATCATGAGTACCAGTGCGCAAAAGTGAAGGGCATGTACGGCGGCCAGCTCATTTGTGAGACGCGACACGAGGCGCGGTCTCAATACAATAAATCCCAGACCCAGACCCAGCCTCAGCAACAGCAACAGCTCCATGAGTCAACTCACGAAGAAAACGCTGCATCGGATACTAAAAGTGGAAGTCGTCGGTTTGACAGTGTTAGAAGTTCTTCGGATGACCGATTGAGAGGAAGTAGTAGAGGGGGTAGAGGCGGCAGGGGTGGTCCTTCCGGTGCCGGAAGAGGCCGATTTTAGGCGTTGTTTTTAAACGTTAACATAATACAACAACATAAAACATAAATATATCTTATAGTTATAATTATAAATAATTATAAGAATTATCATAACCTTTTAATCATGGAACAAAAGGCAGCTTCTACGTATGCAAGCAAGTTTTCAACAAGTCAGTTGAACTTCAACTTGAATAATTCGCACCAACTTATTCCTAGGGAGCAAACGTTTGTGCTTGATAGGAAGTTGATTACGATTCATTCGGAAGACAGAGACATTCGTCAATGGCCGAACGCAAACATGTTTGAAGTGCAGCTGCCAACCACGTATACTAGCGTTTCCACTATTCAGCTAGTGGAATGCAACATTACAACCACGACTTTCACATTTAGCCGGGAGTACCAGAACACAAAGTTTTCATTCAAAGTGTTTCCGGAACAGTTTACCAACCCAAACGCAATAGAAGATTTGGCGTATTATTACATGAACAACGGTCCTCCGCCATCCACGGGTCGAGGAAACATTTACAAAGCCGAAATTTCTGAAGGGTTTTACCGTCCAGAGCAACTGGCAAACGAACTCGAATATCAAATGAACCGTAGTGTTGCAAATTACCTCATTACACGGGACGAGTACGTTGACCCGACTGACCCGACTCCCCCCGCACCTTTGTCCAGCATATTCCGAACGGTGAGCAAGGACGTTTTGTACCCGTATTTCCGTGTCAAGTACGACCCAGTCACGCAACAAATTTGGTTTGCAAATACGCGCGACGGTTTTGAGCTGTTGTTTTCGACACAAGAAGATTATGTTGACAATTCCCCGCTTGACCCTTTGGTTCGAAATGCAAAATGCGACCAGCCGCTGGTGTGGAACTACGGCATGAACTGGGGGCTACCTTTTTATTTGGGGTTTGCTAAAGCGACGTATCGGGCCACGTCCGTCATTGAAAACGAGCTTCATTTTGGTTCATTGCGACCCACCTTATGGATATCGGGAGAAACGGCGAGGGGCGGTAAACTGTTTTATGTGAAGGCCCCCAACATTTTGGACATTTATGGCAACACTGCAATATACATGGAAGTCGAAAAAATGAACTCGTGCGATGAAATTGCGCCATACCGCAGTTCCACAAACGGTCTTCGTACGGACTATAATGGCACCGTGAACTCATACTTCGCTAAAATTCCGTTGACACTGAATGCTGAAGGCACCGGATTTTCAGCGTCCAACAGTTACATGTACTTGTACAACATTTCGCAGTTCAATCCCGTGGTGGATAAGCTGCGCCGGCTCAAAATAACGATGCGGTACCATGACGGTCGACTGGTGGACTTTAAAGATACCAACTTTAATTTTACCATTTCTCTAGGCCAGATTCACGATGAGATTGCGCGTAACCTTGTGCTGCGCATTCCGCCCAAGTTTTGATACAAAGGAAAGGAAAAGGAAAATTAATTAAAATACATAAAGTATAGTCGTTGTTTTTATTTGACTTTATTTTACTTTATGCCAGTTATACTTGAAGTTGTTTTTGGAATTTTAGGAGTAGCCATCGGAGGAACCTGCTATGCAAATCGTAAAAAATAATTCTTCCCGGTATAATATACATACATAATACATAATATACACGTATTACACTTCAATCATGAACAGCTGTTATTTAGCAGGAACGGTAGGGGTTGGTCTTTTAGGAGCCACCTTTTACACAATGACGGCGCAGCCCGTTGCAAGTGACTACATATCCAAACTAAAACAAGAGTCGCTGGATGCGTACGGTAGAATCGTCAAAGAACGAAGCACGATTTACTTTCAAGGCCTTATTTTGGGGCTCGTTACATCCTACATTGTTCTGTTTCGCATTTCGCCCACGAAGCAAATTACCAACATGTTTCATCGGGTTACACTGTCGCTCGCAATTGTAATCCTAGTTTCGTCAGCATATTACTGCATTTCTCCAAAAAGCGACTACATGTTGAACCACGTTACGAACGGCGAAGAAGCCAAGGCGTGGCTTGAAATGTATAGAGCCATGAAACATCGGTACGTTGCTGGATTCATTCTAGGGTCTTGCGTTGCAATTCCGCTTGTTTACAGTTTTTGTTAACTTAACTACGCCCTAGGAATTTTCACGCCCAGTACCGACTGAATCTTGTTAACATGGGCGGCGTTGTACACGCAGGTGCCGCGCTCAATTTCGGAAATAATGGACACGTCCATGTTACACTTTTGGGCCAGCTCTTTTTGGGTCAGTTTTTTTTCACATCGCGAAACGCGCACCGCGTCCGAAGTTGCTTTGGCGATGTACTTTGTTTTTTTAGTGTCGTCAGAAACGGGCTTGGAGATTGAAGCAACCACTGCAGATGCTGACCCCGATGATGAGGATACCTGCTGCACCTGCACTGATGCAGCAGCAGTCTGCGCAGACGGCGCGGACCTCCGTTTGGTCATACTGACTGGTGTCCAGTCCTGACAGTCTGGAACTTGCGGTTCCGGAGTGCTGTATCTATTTTTCGACATGATATACCAAAGTATTATAATATGTGTTTATCGTTTTATATGGTTTGGGTTTATGGTTTTTATGTATAAATAACAACATAAAATAAATAATAAGTAAAAAAATGAAATAAAACAAAAAGCAAAAATAGTAATAGTAGAAGTAGTATATTCACAAACACATTCACATATTCAACAATGGACCCCGAGACCTGCATGGACCAGGACATGTGGGTTATAAAACGAGACGAGTCTTTGCAGGCGGTGTCTTTTGATAAAATCTTGAATCGTATTAAAAATATTGGGGTGCTCGACCCAAAAAAATCGAAGCTGAATGGCGTAAATTATACGCTACTTGGGATGAAGGTCATTGACCAGCTGCACGACCGCATTCGCACCACCAAAATTGATGAGCTCACTGCTGAACAATGTGCTACTATGGCAACCACGCACCCAGATTACTTGACACTGGCCGGAAGAATCATCGTGTCCAACCATCAAAAACTCACAAGCTCCAATTTTAAACACATCATCCATTTGTTGTACAACTACACCGATTCCAACGGAATATGCACGCACTTGGTGTCCGATGAATTGTACCAGTTTGTAAGTGAACACGGGGATGCACTGAATGCAATGATTCAATATGAACGCGACTTTGAAATCGACTACTTTGGTTTCAAAACGCTTGAACGAGCCTACCTCATGAAGGGGTCCGGTGGCATCATTCTGGAACGTCCGCAGCACATGTGGATGCGCGTGGCTCTGGGAATACACGTACCGAAATCTACGCTGGACGAGTACTGCGACAGGTCCATGTCCAGTGAAGAAAGTGTTCGCGAGTGTTTGAATCGGATTCAAGAGACGTACTACATGCTGTCGATGAAGTACTTTACTCACGCCACGCCTACCCTGTTCAACGCAGGGACTCCGCGATGCCAGCTGAGTTCGTGCTACTTGGTGGCCATGGAACAGGACAGCATTGAGGGTATTTTCGACACGTTGAAAGAGTGCGCAATTATTTCCAAGTACGCCGGCGGTATTGGTCTGCACGTGCACAATATCCGGTCCACGGGAAGTTTCATTCGCGGTACGGCCGGCGTGTCGAACGGACTTGTGCCCATGCTGCGCGTGTTCAACAATACGGCGCGCTACATTGACCAGGGAGGAAAACGAAACGGCAGCTTTGCAGTCTATGTTGAGCCGTGGCATCCTGACATTGAAGGTTTTCTGGATATGAAAAAAAACCACGGGGACGAAGAAAGTAAAGCGCGCGACCTGTTTTATGCGCTGTGGATTCCGGATTTGTTCATGCAACGCGTCATGGCAAACGAAACATGGTGCCTGTTTTGCCCCGACGAATGTCCTGGCTTATACGAGACTCATGGCGACGCTTTCGCAGAACTTTACATGCGGTATGAAGCAGCTGGCAAACAAAAAAAACGCGTGCAAGCGCGAGACATTTGGTTGAAAGTGCTGGACAGTCAAATGGAAACGGGGACGCCATACTTGTTGTACAAGGACGCCGCAAATGCAAAATCGAACCAGCAAAACCTGGGAACTATTTGCAGCAGCAACTTGTGTGCCGAAATCATTGAGTATTCGGACAAGAATGAAACCGCGGTGTGCAACCTTGCCAGTATTGCGCTAAATCGGTTTGTTTGCTGTAATGGGAATGGTACTGCCCCATTTTTTGATTATGAGTACTTGCGCAAAGCGGTAGCAACGGTTACGCGGAATTTGAACCGAGTAATTGACATCAACTTTTATCCCACCGCGAAAACCAAAACGAGCAACTTGAAACATCGACCAATCGGTATCGGAGTACAAGGCCTTGCCGACGTATTTTTGATGATGAATGTTGCTTTTTACAGCGACAAAGCGTGTGAACTGAATCGGCTTATTTTTGAAACCATGTATTACGCTGCCCTTGAAACATCCATGCAAATTGCACGAGAACGCTACGAAGAAATGGCGCGTGTACATGTTGACGGTTTTATGAACAATTTACCTGAAACTGTCGGCGCATACGACAGTTTTGAAGGGTCACCTGCTTCCAAGGGCATCCTGCAGTTTGATATGTGGAACGTGACTCCAACTCCGGGCCGATATGACTGGGACGGTTTGAAAAAAGACATTTGCAGATACGGTATTCGCAATTCGCTGCTTGTGGCGCTAATGCCAACTGCGAGCACGTCGCAAATTCTAGGAAACAATGAATGTTTTGAACCGATTACTAGTAATATTTACACGCGCCGGACGCTTGCAGGCGAATTCATCATGGTGAACCGGTACCTGATGGCGGACCTGGTCGAGCTTGGCGCGTGGAATGAGCAAGTAAAGCAGTCTATTGTGAAAAACAAAGGCAGTGTGCAACACTTGACTATTCCCGGATTCGACGAGCACCTGAAAAACAAGTACCGCACGGTTTGGGAAATTCCGATGAAGCATTTAATCGACATGTCGGTGGACAGGGCCCCATTTGTGTGCCAAAGCCAGAGCTTGAACTTGTGGGTGGAGGACCCCAACTACAACTTGTTGACATCCATGCATTTTTATGCGTGGAAAAAAGGGTTGAAGACGGGAATATATTACTTAAGGAGAAAAGCAAAACATCAGGCGCAGCAGTTCACAGTTGCGGCTGATACATCAAGCACAAGTACAAATACGGGCACAAGTACGAATATGAATACAACTACAAATACGAGCACAAGTGTTACGGATACGACTGATACGACAGAGTGTGAATTATGTTCTGCGTAGTCGCATATTTTAATATACACATACATTATAGCTTTTAAAGAATTTAATAAATTAAACATTATTATGTTTTTTGGACTTTCGCGTAAACTGCGTGGTTTAAACCGCCGTTATGGTCGTAAGCGTAGTAGTCACAAGCGTAATAGTCGCAAGCATAAACATGCGAACACTTTAAAAAACTATAAAAAAAATGATAAAAAACAAAATATTCGATTCAAAATAGAAGAAATTGACGAAACACCCGCCACACACAATACAAGGCCACCCACAATAAAAACCGTACGTACAGAATCTTTAACCCCAATTGTATTCAGTGAATCGAGAAATCAGTCGCAAACGCCGCAAGTACATAGCCGAAAAAGAGCGCAGTCACGAACACCGACTCCGTATCCTAGACGTGAACGCTATACAAATAAACACGACACATACGCAGAGACAAACCAACACCATTCCTCTCGACAGTTAAATACAAGTGGTGATGTAATATTATTTTTTATGAATATGTTGACAACTGTGAAATTGTACCATTGGAAAACAATGAATTACGCAACTCATAAAGCGACGGATGAATTGTATGAAGACTTGAACAAGTACGTTGATGAATTTGTTGAAGTAATGATTGGACATAAAGGCGGAGTTCGAGCCACGCTTCCAAGAACCAATGTAAAAATATACGATTGTGCGTCAAAAGAAGAATTTAGTCGAAAAATAGAAGAATATAAACAGGTACTGATAGGATTTACGTCGAGGTTTGACGGTAAAAAAAATAGCGACTTGCTGAACATACGCGATGAAATACTTGGTGCGCTAAATAAAAGTTTGTATGTAATGTCATTCAAATAATTTTTTTATAATATGTATATATTACTCCCTCATTCCCTCGACCATGGTTCGAACAAAACGAATAAAGCATCAAAAACGCAAAGTTTACCGGCGTAAAACGCGTGGTGGACATATACCACCGTATTTAAAAGATAAAAAATTACCAAATCCACATTTACCACCGCATTTAAAAGATAAAAAATTACCGCCGTTACCAGAAGTGCTAAATCCAAGTCCTGAACATTCACCTATTCATGTTTCGCCACACCCGCCATCACCTTTGTTTAGACGTCCTTCTCAGTCACCTCCAAAAAGTAGACCTACTTCTAATACTTTTACACGGCGTGCAAAAAAACCGGGCAACCTTCGAACCACACAAGCAGCTAAATTTAACGCTGAACTTAGAAAAATAAACAGTATACTTGCTTCTTCTGCTACATCAAAACCTCACTATGACCAGGCGGAACTTGATAAAATGCTTGAAGAATACAAAGAATAAGAAGAAGTAAATGATTCATCCGCCGCACGTTGAACACCCTGACCGGGTTGACTGTGCGATATAGTGCAAATTACGAATTCCATCAAAAACGGTTGGAGCTCTCGTTTTCGTGTTCAAATTCAAATTCAAATTTACAGTTTTTACAGTTGACACATTTGGTCCGTTTCGTACAGAATATGTGAACAGCATTTGTTTAGCTTGTGTTATGTTTTATATGCGTATGCGTATAACATAACTCATTATTATTTTAGTTGTTTTTATTTTCATTTTTACTTTGAATAAATATCTTTTCATTAAATATAAGCTAAGCAGATATTAATTAAACCATGAATAGAATACCATTGAATAGAATACCATATAATGGAACACCATATTGGGTATTAGGCAAAATCCAAGCACCTGGGGACATGCGGGGTATGAACCTTATTATAAAGAATATTATAACCAAAAAACCAGAAAAATTAGAAGAAGACTTGATTGGATTTGTGAATGAACATTCTAAAATATTCAATCCTGAAGACATGGAAAGAATGCGAAGAGCAATTATTCGTGCATTTGCAATGTTTAGTATGCCATTTATAAGCACTGAATATAACAGGTCTAAACCTGGACTTAGTTGTATTGCTCAGTTCATATTACAAACGATTTACAAAATAAGAGAAATATACACGTCGCAAGAAGTTAAGGATGCATTGACTAATTTTGATGTTTGTGTAGAATTTATAGATAAATTTTTAACTGCATTGTGTGAGACTGAAGAGTCATACACACAATCAGGATTCTTGGGCTCAAATAAATGGCAATGTGAACAAATCGAATATGCAGTGTACCGAGATTGGCCTCATGATTATCCAAACATTTTCAGAGGATTTGAAATGCAAATCAACCGATATCATTCACGAGTTTTGAAATTGTGGGCCGATGTATTGATTCATGAAGGAAAAATAACACCAAAAGCAATCGCCAAAATGCAGGGTGCTATATTGGGAGCTGACGGATATGAGAAAAAAATGCGCAATTTGCTTGCAGAATGTGGGGGCGGATATTCATTTAAACCCAATTTAGGTGAACCCATGTTGTTAAAATGGTTAACATTATTTCATGTTGAAATCACAAAAGACCCTAACATGCAAAACCTGACAAAGAAATACTCTAATGGAGGAAGAGCAAGCACACTTGATGGAATCGTGTTTGGAATCATATCCCAATTTGTTTTAACACATAATGTTCATGGAGTTTCTAGCATTCCTCAAAGCAATAAACACGAGTCTGAATTGAATATGCTGCAATTGTCATGTGATGTTGTTGAAAGGAATTCAGGACAACATTCACCAGTGTGCGCATATTTATCATCTGAACTATTAGACCAATGGGTGCAAAGTGATGGTGTTGGACGATTTCCAACAACAGATGAGTTCATAAAATTTTTGAACACTCGAATGACTGAAAAGCTTCCTCCTCCTCCTCCTCCATCTCCTCCTCCGTCTCCTCCTTCAGCTCCTCCATTAGAAATGGATGACCATCCGTTGGAATTTAGAGAAACATTACAATCCGAAATATCTAAACTTAAAAATGAAAATGCGGCATTGAATGAAATGCTCGACAGTCATATGAAACTAGCAAAACAGTCAAGAAGTCCTAAGGGTGGTTCAAAACGTTTGAAGAAGTCCACTTCTACTAGAAGTAGAAAATACAAGCACAAGTACCGACGTACCCGCGTAAGGCGGTAAGGCGGTAGTAATAATTAATAATTATATTTCAGCGATTCAAAATGTAAAAACACTTTCTATATAAAATAAAATAAGTATTATAAAAATTAAAGTTAATACATAACATATAAACTAAGTATAACAGACAGCCATGACTTCATCTATTCAGCACGAGCAACTTTTGATGGACGAATTTCGTCGAAATGTCGTAACATTTTACAAAACGAAAAAAGAATTTGAAGATGGTATAAATCAAATTTTAGAACGCAGAAAAGCCCGAGGGCGAATTCTTGATAAAACCCAGCGTAAACAAATTCGTATGGGTAAATGCACAATATGCGGAAATCCGGGTATGACGTTTTCAAGTACCAAAGACGAACTTCGTATCGAATGTAATACCAACCCCAACTGTGAAGCCAACCAAGTGATTCGCCGACCCGTGTTTGAAAACATTGAAACCCGAATGAACGACGCAAAAAAAGAAGTGGATATGGTAAAAGAAGAAATCATTCATTTGAAGCTGAATTTATTGTTTGGATACGCTTCCAATGACGACACTATCAGTGCATTCAATAAACTCGAGTCACGTATGAAAAAAGCATTTGATGCATACGACAAACTGCGAATGAAGTACTATGACATCATTTCAAATGACGATAAGTTAAAACAGATACAAGGCGTAAACGATGCAATTTCAGATGCAATCAATGCAATCAAAACCAACCTATCATCTTCGTCTGGAGCAATTCAAGTAACTGATAATGTGGTTCAAGACACAGTAAAAACTGTCTATATTGACAGACTGACTAAGTTACTTGAAATGCAAGAAAAATTAAAATATTCAGCGAGTGAAGTTGTCCCGGATGAGGATTATGGTATAAATAATAACATTTGGCGAAAACGCGTTAACCGCGTACCAATTTCGTTAAGCGATATGGTAGTACCTCTTTCATAGTAGGTCGTTATTTTTTATTCCAACATTGAAACGGATTACACGAATATGAGCACTTTACTTTTGTCAGTGGCATAACACTTATGGAAACCAGTTTGAATCCCGTGTCGAGTAGTCCAACAGCAACGGTTTCTTCTTCTCCATTCAAACACAACACAAGAACACATTTGATAACAAAGTAAAGAAAAAACATAACCGCCTCGCTGGATATAGATAGTGTACTGTTGTGCGATGACTCATTGAACATCGTAATAATATTAAAAATAAGGTTCAAAAAATGGGTAGCATCGCTGATATCTATTTTTCCGTCAGCCATTATCTCCTGAAACGACTTTTGTAAAATGGTAGTAAGTGTGGTACGAGACGCGTCTACTGCAACGTAGTTTCTAATTTTACTCATTTCGGATTCAGGTATTTTAGACTGTATTTCATCATATATTTTACGTATCTCATTTATAACCATATTAGGATGATTTAATATGTCGGTCAACTTGGCTCGGAGTCCAGGTATGTGTAACACCAGGTTAAATGTTATATCCTTGACAGAGTTTAAAAGTGCATCTGCATATGTATTCAATGCTGCGTCTGTATGCGTGTTTGTGGTAGTGTTTGTGGTAGTGTTTGTGGTAGTGTTTGTAGTTGCTATAACAACTGTCCCCAGTTTATCTGGATTGGCAGCGGTTAATAGGTTTGGAACGCTCTTTGGAACGCTCGGAATGGCGGACATGTTAATTTATACGTATATACATATACATCTATTTATACACGTTTTCTTGTATGTTTGTATTTATTTATTTATTTATTTATTTATTGATTTTTTTATTTATTCATTCAAAAACGAATGGTTCCGCCAACCATTCCGCCAAAGCTTGGTCTTCCGGACCATCCGCCGCTGACTTGGCCTTCAGCAAAGACGCTTCGGTTTGGACCGCCAACAGTAACACGGCCAGAGCCGCTGTACCCTTCGTTATTGGCACCAAATGAACCGGAAAACCCAGCAGGGGAGGTGCGTGGGTTAGGGTTAGGAATACGAATTGTTTGCATTTGAGAGAGAGAAAGAGAGGAGAGGGGGGTCAAAGGTTTTATACAATATGTACTATTTTTTTTTTATATTCTTTTAATATTTATTCTTAATACTTGTTAATATTTGTTAATATATAGACAAATAAATAAAAAACGAAACCCGATGTTTGAATACATTTCGTTTCCAGTATTTTTAATAAGCCTTGCGGTCGGGTTGTTTTATGTTTACGTAATTGCTCCTGCACCGCATGTTATCGTGGTGTACCCAACCCCTGAAAATAGCAAAGAGTTTCAATTCAAGGATGGAACAAATAATTGTTTTGATTATGACCCGGTTGAAATTGAATGCCCAAGTAATAATGCGTTTATTAAAGAAATTCCGATTCAACGAAAGACTGTGTAAACATCAAAATCAAAGAAGTCAAAATCAAATTCAAAAACGTTTAAATACTATATACATATATTAGGGGTATATGGTATATTTAAATTTTTAAATCAATGACAACCGTATTAAGTATTGATGTAGGTATAAAAAATCTCTCGTTTTGTTTATTACGAATTGCCGGAGAAGTTGAAATTTTGAAATGGGACACGATTAACTTGAATGAACCGGTTCCCGCAAAAACGCAACCGCCCCAGCACGTATGCACTACAAAACCTGGATGTAAATTGAAACCGTGTTATGCATACCGTAGTATCGCCGGTACGCAGTATACATGCAAACGACATTATAAAACTGCCCCAGACATTGCATTGCGACAAGTGTTCGATGAAAAACCAACCTACATTTCAAAGATAATCAAAACATTCACTATGGAAAAACTGAGAGATTTTTGTACATCCATATCCGGTGGCGGCAGTAGTGACACAATAGACACAATAGACCCAATAGATAAAATAAATTCAAAACCAGCACTACGAGAAAAGGCAATTGAAATATTGAAAACAAGGTACATCTACCCGATTGAAATATACGACAAATGTATTTGTTTAATGGACCTTGCTGAGTCTGTCGAACCCGTTGTTTCGGAAACCAAACCTAAACCAACCAATACTAGCGCAAGTACCGTATCTCTCGTTTTGGTCGGGTATAACTTGATGAAATGCTTCGACGATTTGTTTTATACGAACTCGGATACTAAAATTGATACGGTAATTATTGAAAATCAGATAAGTCCAATTGCGAATCGCATGAAAACGGTGCAAGGAATGATTACGCAGTATTTTTTAATGCGCGGAGTGGACAAGAATAATATAATTTACTATTCGTCTGTTCAAAAGTTGAAAGTTGCGCCATATCATTTTGTTTTTCATCCGGAAACTGAATCAGAAACCAGTGACAATGTGGACGATATTCAAACATATGACGAGCGTAAAAAAGCGGGAGTTGCGTGCGTTCGTAAAATACTTTCAATAACAAAAATTTCTAGTACTAGTCTATCTGCTGACTCGTGTCTATCTCCAAAATCTTCGAATCCTTCAAAGTCTCCAAATTCTCCAAAGTCTCCAAAGTCTCCAAGGCTTTTTACAGTTCTCCCGGGTTTTTGGTTGGAACGATTTGAAAAACATAGTAAAAAGGATGACATGGCAGATTCTTTTTTACAAGGTCTTTCGTACTTGATTAAAAATTATCAAACTCAAAAAAATACAAAAATATAAAAATTGATACCCGAACCCGAATGTATCATTTAATGTTAAACGTAGACAACTGTGAAATGGAAATAGAATCGACCTTAGAAATGGGTTTTCCTGTTTTGTCTGATTTGGAATCAGGTTCAGGCTCGCAATTCTTGGATTCAGGCTCGCAATGCTTGGATTCAGGCTCGCAATGCTTGGATTCAGGCTCGCAATGCTTGGACCCATGGGAGCATATTTTAAAGTGTTATCACATAACGAATATGAACAGTGATGTAGTGTTGACGTCAAAACAAATTAAAGAATGTAAAACAACGTGGACCGGTCCGATAACGCAGCAATTTGAACCAAGGTTGCTTGCATATCAAATCACCGCAGATACTCGTCCTGAAATATTTCAAAGGTACGGAATTTCAATTATTCCAGTTCGGAACGGGCAGTATGTGCTAACAAAAAATAAAATATATCAGTCACTTGACTATACGCCAGTTGAAGTGACCAGTTTAACCATTGATACCACATCGCTATTGCTTTTAATCGGTGACAGCGAGTCTTCTCTAATTGATAGACTTCGCTACAGTGGAGTATTTGAACGTGAAGAGTTCTTGAATGAACCAATTACGCACGGGTCGCTTTTGAACGGCCGGCATCGATGCAGCTTTGACATGCAGCTGGGCGAAACAAACTACGAAATAAAAGGCGTTCAGTACGAAATCGATTCGTGTTTTGAGTCAGAGCACAGAATACTTATTATTGAATGTAAAAACACAAGCTCGCCATTTGATTCATTCAATATTCGTCAACTGTATTTTCCGTATCGCCAGATTCTTGAAAAAACGTTCGGGAAAAAAGAAATTATATGTTTATTCATTCACAACTGCATGAATGTAGTTCATATTTGGAAATATTGTTTTGAAGTTCCCACAAAAATGGACAGTATTATTCTTTCAGGACATTACATGTACAACTTTCAGTCGCCGTCGTTGTTGGTGCCATCACAATCACAATCGCCGTTCTCACCATTGTCCACGTTATCCCCGTTGTCGCCATTATCGTTGCCAATGTCACCGTAATCCGTGCAGTAGTTTGTAATAAGAACTTCAGTTGTTTGCGACCCCGGGTCTTTTGAATGAATTGCTCGTTTACAGTTTATTTTTTGTGTGAAATAAGCGGGAGAAGGAAATGCAGAAGTCACCATGTCAACATTTGCGTTGCTCATAAGAAACTTTATACGTGTTTCTAACGTAAATCCCCTGCAGAGTTGAAATAACTGTTTGTGACTGTCAATATCAAACCCCGAGTAATTGTATGATACAAATGAAGTTTTATTTTCAGGAGCGTACGGCGGGTCGACATAAATAAAGTCTCCAGTGGATGTCGAAGAAAGCGCAGTTTGAAACGAACAGCATGTAAATATCACCGGTTGTATGAGCTGAGAAATGGTACGGATATGCAGTTCGTCAACTGCAAAGGATTGTTTGTAATGCCCAAATGGTACATTGAATCCGTTCGGGCCTTCACGGTACACCCCTCGAAAACATGTTTTATTCATAAAGAGTAGCATGGCGGATGCTCTCGGGGTTGCGCGTTGTTCTTTATCAAGGAAGTTGAACTGCGACCGTATCCAATAGTAATACGATTCTCGTGATGTCTTGGCTTCTTGAATTGTTGTCGGTGTCCGGTTTATAGTGCCTTTCTCCGGAGACGTATTGTATTCGTTTACAATTGCGTTTAATTCAGAAATCATTGCATCCGGAGCAGATTGCACATTTATGTAGAACCATATAAGGTCTTGATTCAGGTCACTCGCATATATCCTTCCGGAAACATGGATGTTTGAAGAAGATAGCATTGCCAAAAGAACGCTCCCGCCTCCAACAAATGGTTCATGATAGTTGTGTATTTCATTAGGAAACAAGCCAACAACCTGACTCATAATTTGTGTTTTTCCCCCGAGCCATTTCAAAAGTGGTTTTATATATGGTTCCTTCGCCTTTGCTGCTGTCTTAGACATTCAGTATAAAACATAATACAATACATATATAGAAAAAGAACAATGGACCTTCAATTTTATCGTAAAAATTTAATTATAAAGTCTAAAGTCTAAAGTCTTAAGTCTAAAGTCTAAAGTGAAGTAAACTATTTAAACGTAACCGTTGAACATAATAAAGGTATTAAACGAAACTCGTATATACAACAAACCCCAATATCAAGAAAGTCGGTTACAATGCAAGACGATAAAAGTAACCCTGCTACCACTCCCACTCCCACTTCCACTTCCAGTGTTGTAACTGAATTTTCAGTATGGGAAGACCTAGATGAAATGAAAACGCAACTGCTTCGTGGCATTTATGCGTACAATTTTGAAAAACCCAGTTATATCCAGCAAAGGTCAATTATTCCAGTGTTGAGAGGCAGAGATGTCATTGCTCAGGCACAGTCAGGTACCGGTAAAACGGGCGCATTTGGTGTGGCTACTCTGCAACGAGTGGATACCGATGCTAAAAAAGATGTGCAAGCGCTTATACTGGCACCGACACGCGAGCTTGCAAAACAAATTATGGAGGTAGTTACCGGTCTTGGAAGCCAAATGCCGAATTTGAAAGTCCAACTTTTGATTGGCGGAACGTCGACAGACGAAGACGCAAAGTTTTTGAAGAACGAGCAGCCGCAAGTGGTAGTTGGATGTCCTGGTCGAGTGTACGATATGATTCGACGAAAGCATATCAATCCCAAACAAATCAAATTGTTGGTGCTGGATGAAGCCGACGAAATGTTATCGGAGGGCTTCAAGGACCAGATTTACAATATTTTTCAGTACTTGCACAACGACGTACAAGTGTGTTTGTTCAGCGCCACCATGCCGGTCGAGCTGCATAACTTGACTGAAAAATTTATGAGAAATCCAGTAAAAATATTAGTGCAAGCGGAACAGCTCACGCTGGAGGGAATTTGTCAGCATTACATTGCTCTAGACGATGACGAAACGAAATTTGCAACGCTGCAGGACTTGTACAAGACATTGTCCATGTCGCAGTCCATTATTTATTGCAACAGCGTGAAACGCGTGTCGGATTTGACGGAAGCCATGGTACTCAAAGGGTACCCCGCATGCTGCATTCATAGCGGTATGGATAAAAGTGCTCGGGATGACGCGTACGCCAACTTCAAGTGTGGTAAGTATCGTGTACTGATTTCATCGGACGTGACCGCGCGAGGAATTGACATTCAGCAAGTGAGCATTGTCATCAACTTTGATTTGCCGCGAAGTGTTCACACTTATTTGCACCGAATTGGTCGGTCTGGAAGGTGGGGACGTAAGGGAACCGGTATTAGTTTCATTACACCAAGAGATACAAAACAACTCAAAGATATTGAGTCGTTTTATGGAACGGTCATTACAGAGTTACCGTCAACATTCAAAACGGAATAGTACAGTATCAACAGTATCAATCAAACTTTAACAAGCGGGTCACATTGTTTTCCGTTGCATGTAATGTTATTGCTATAAAGTTGAGCAAATCCGCACGTGTTGCAAGTAAATACTTTAAATCGATTATCTAAAATTTGAAATCCTAATAGGGTTTTTAATTTTGTTCCCATAGTGAGTGTTTTTACGGTAAATGTTCCTTTACCGCATTTGGTGCATGATAGCGTATGGTCGTTGCTTTCATTTGTAGAGTATCGTATTTTCGGACTTACGATTGCGTTTCTTCCTCCACTCTTGCTTGTTTTTGAACGTTTTGAACATTTTGAACGTTTCAATCGTGCTGAACGTTTGTATGCCATTCGGTTTATACATAATTGAAATAAAATAATTAAAAGCTAAATCGAAAAAAAAAATAAAAATTAACAACTAAACATACAAATCAAATAAAAAATAAAAATAAAAATAAACAGTAATTATAAATCAAATTTAGTCAAATTTAAAAAACATGGCTCAAGAACGAGGACTTGAAATGGTAGCGCATTCTGCGATTATCGGCGTGGTTCTTTACTTTATTATGACGCAGCTGTTGAAGCAGCCTCAGCGTGTAGCGGAAGATAGGTCGGTTGCAATTGCTGGAGTGGTTTTAGTGTACATGGTTGTATTTGGACACGGTTTGCCTACAAACGTATCCCCATCATTCAAGTTATCTTAATTACTTTTTTTTTATTACAACATGTTGTGTGTCGTAATAAAATAAATCAAAAGAAAACAAAAGAAAGGTAATCAATGAAATACGTAAAAAGGTTTCAAATAAGTTTGAAGTTGTTTGGTAGGAGTGAGGTAATACCAATGATGCGTCCGGACCGTACACTAGTAAGCGTAGCAGTAGAAAAGTTAGTAGAAGCATTAACAGTGGC